TTTTTTTTGTGCTATTTATATCAAAGAGTTACTATAAAATTTTGTTACTATTAATTAGTTGTATTCTAACTAACTTAAAAAAATATTTTATGGGATTTTTCAGTATCTTTAAAAAATCAAATGATTATAACGAAAAAGTTATAATTGGATTCTTATCATTCATGGTAATGGTAGCAGCAATTACAGTAGACCTTATAACAGGTTACATGGGTAAACCATTAGAACTAAACGAATACATCTTTGATTCATTTATGTATATCTGTCTTGGTTCATTCCTTCCAGACGTCTTAGAGAAGTTTGCAGGATTTAAAAATGGCAAAAAAGAAAACAATAACGAAGAATAAAAATTAGATTATGAGTTTAAAAAGTTTACAAGAAAAGATTGGAGTAACAGCAGATGGTGCTTTTGGTCCAGGGACAATGAAAAAAGCAATGGAGTTTTATAAATTAACTCCAGTAAGAGCAGCACACTTCTTTGCTCAAACAGCACACGAAACAGGAGGGTTTAAAGCATTTGCAGAGAACTTAAACTATTCAGCAGACGGACTAAAAGGTATCTTTGGAAAATACTTTCCAGGTACATTAGCAGAATCGTATGCTAGAAATCCTGAAAAGATTGCTAATAGAGTATATGGAGCAAGAATGGGTAACGGAGCAGAGGCTACAGGAGATGGATTCAAATTCAGAGGAAGAGGAGCTCTTCAATTAACTGGAAAAGAAAACTACAAAGCATTCTCAGACTATTTGAAAAAACCTGAAATCATGACTAATCCAGATTTAGTAGCAACTACGTTCTCATTCGAATCAGCGATGTTCTTTTTTGATAAAAACAAATTGTGGTCAATTTGTGATCAAGGAGTTAATGATGCCTCAATTTTAGCTCTTACAAAAAGAATTAACGGTGGTACTCATGGTTTGGCTGACCGTTCAGAAAAAACTAAAAAGTATTACGAATACGTTAAATAAATTTGTTATGGCTAATTTTGATTTAAAAACTTTTTTAATTGAGAATAAATTAACAGTCAATTCTAGACTACTATCAGAAGAGGTAGAGGAAACTGGATGGGAGAATTACCCTGACGATGCACTGCTTAATAAGTATAGAGATTATGAAAGAAGGAAGTACGATCTAGGAGCACAAGCGGCTAAAGATTTTATTTATTTAAAAAAAGAATTAGCTAAAAGAGATCTTAACATATCAGAAAATAATTAAGTATAAGATGAAAACATCACTTTTAATTACATTATCATTGACAACAGCATTCGCATTTATAGGTTCGTATTTTATGCACCTAACAGCAGATAACATCGAGCAGTTCCTAGCAGTAGGGTTGGTCGTATTCGCTGATGGTTTCTTTGGCATATGGGCAGGAGTTAAAAGAGAAGGTTTTCAAACTTGTAAAGCCTTAAGCGTATTAAAAACATTTGGTTTTTGGACAATAATGCTAGCAGCTATCTTATCAATAGAAAAAGGATTTACTGGAACATCATGGTTAAGTGAAACTATTATGGCTCCGTTCCTGGTATTCCAGTTAATCTCTATTCTAAAGAATGCCTCAATGGTAGGCATAGTAAAAAATGAACTAGTAACTCAAATACTAGACAGACTAGATAAACATAAAGGAGACAGAGATGTTACAGAATAAACAAAACATTTTACTTATTATTGTAGTTGTATTAATTGGTTACAGTATTTTCAATACAAACAGCATCAGAACAGATGTGAAAGGGTATAAGGCTGAGATAGAACAACTACAAACCAAAGTAGATTCAGCTAAAGTAGTAAACCAACAAATTGATACTAAAATTGATTCAGTAAAAGAGAATGTAATTTCTATCACGAAAGAAATACATCACATAGATAATACCATAACAATTGTAAAAAAACAAACAGATGAAAAAATTAATACTGTTGATAAGTTTTCTAATGCTGAGCTTGAATTCTTTTTCACAAACAGATACAACGAAGGTAACACTACCAACTAAAGTAGTAAGACTAGCAGCTAAAGATTTAGTTCGCTACGATGGATGTAAAGAAGAGCTAAAACTTACTCAACTAAAAGTTACAAAACTAGAAGAAAGAGAAGTACAGAAAGATACTATCATTAAACTTCTAAATGATAAAGATGATAATAACAAATTTATAATTCATCAACAAGAATTACAAATCGGACAGTATGAACATATGACTGACGATTTACAGAAAGAACTAAAAGGTCAGAGGAATAAGACATTTTGGTACAAAGTACTTTCTTTTGCAAGTTTAGCAACCTCATTATTCCTTATAAAGTAAATCAATCAAGGCTTGTTTTTTCAAGCCTTTTTTCTTATATTATAGTTATATAAAAATGTTATTATGAATGATAGAGAAGGAACCTTTACCATTGATGAAGGAAAGTCGAAGAAAGAATTAGTAAATCACCCAAACCATTACGGAGGAAAAGATAATCCCTACGAAGCAATTAAAGTTATTGAAGCTTGGGAGTTAGGTTTCTGTTTAGGGAATACAGTAAAGTATATTTCAAGAGCCGGAAAGAAAGATGATATAGTACAGGAGCTTGAAAAAGCTTTATGGTATTTAAAAAGAGAAATCAAAAACTTAAAAGATGGCAAAGAAAATTCTTAAACAGGTAAGCCTGGTAAGAGACTTCTGTAAGCCAGTTATAGATTACAACATCAGCAAATCAATATCGTATAGTCAAACTCTAGCATATAATACTTGTCCGCATCAATGGGCATTGAAGTATGTTAAGGGATTGCAAGAGTATAAGCCTTCCATTCATACAGTTTTTGGTACAGCAGTACACGAAGTTATGCAGGAATGGTTAACAGAACTTTACGAAGGAACTGTAAAGAAGTCAAATGAAATGGATTTAAGTACCCTACTGTTGGAGAAGATGCAAACAATTTATGCTCATGAAAAAGATAAGTACGGAAAACATTTCTCTACCTCTCAAGAGTTATCTGAGTTTCATAATGATGGGGTTGAAATCTTAGAGTACGTTCGTAAGAAACGCTCTGTTTACTTCGGAACCAAGTACTATAAGCTTGTTGGAGTAGAAATTCCCTTAGTACATAAAATAGCCGAGAATGTTTTCTTTAAAGGATATATTGATATTGTTCTCTACGATGAGCAGGATAACAAGTATATCATTCTAGATATTAAAACATCAACCTCAGGATGGAATGATTGGGCTAAAAAGGATGATAAGAAGCTAGCACAATTACTTTTATATAAAGAATTCTTAGCAAGACAGTTTGATATAGATGTCGATAAGGTAGATGTAAAGTATTTTATCGTTAAAAGAAAAGTACCTGCCAATCCAGAATTTCCTGCAATGGGTAGAAGAGTTCAAGAGTTTGTACCACCTTCAGGAAAGATTAAAAGAGGACAAGCAACTACAGCTCTTGCAAAATTTATTGATGATGCTTTTGATTCACATGGAAAATATATTGACAAGGAGTATGATAAGACACCTTCTAAGGTTAATTGTATGTTTTGTGAATTTAAAGGAACAGAACACTGTCATGCAGGTGTTTTAGGATAGGGGTATATTTATATATAAATATAATTATATAAACTATGAACACTAAAAAACTAACATCAGTTAAGGTAGAGGAGGATCTTCTACAAGAATTTAAAGAGCAATGCGTAAGGCATAAATTTTCGCTACAGAAGCTTGTAGACAGAGCAATTTTTTTGTATATTACAGAAGAGGGGTTTAAACAAAGACTTCACACACAAACAAATATTAAATTAAAATAGTTACATGAAAGAAAAATTTCGTTATGTTAAGAAAGAGGATCGTAAGAAGATTCTTTTGTTATGCGATGATATTAGGATGCATTCCGGTATCGCAACTATGGCTAGAGAGATTGTTGTAGGAACAGCACATCACTTCAATTGGCTGAATGTAGGAGCAGCAATTAATCATCCTGAAGTAGGAAAAGGGTTTGATATCTCTCCCGAAGTAAATACTATTGCAGGATTAGATGATTCATGGGTAAGAGTACTACCTAGTAATGGTTACGGAGATGCAATGCTTGTTAGAAATTTAATCGCTCAAGAAAAGCCAGATGCAATTTTTATCTTCACTGATCCAAGATATTGGACTTGGTTATTTGAAATTGAAAGAGAAATTAGAAGTCAAATTCCAATCCACTATTTAAACATTTGGGATGATCTTCCAACACCTCTTTATAATAAATCATACTATGAATCATGTGATTTATTGATGGCTATCTCAAAACAAACTAAAAATATTAATGAAATAGTTTTAGGAGAAACAGCTAAAGATAAAATTATCAAGTATGTTCCTCATGGAATAAATCATGAGCACTTCTTTCCTATTAGACAAGGTCATGAACATTACGATGTACTACAAGAGTTTAAAAAGAATATGTTTGGTGGAAAAGAGATTGACTTTATAGTTTTATTTAATTCAAGAAACATCAGAAGAAAATCACCAGGGGATGTAATTCTTTCTTATAAAATGTTTTGTGATTTAATTGGAGAAGAAAAATCAAAACGATGTGCTCTTGTAATGCATACACAACCTGTAGATGAGAATGGTACAGATCTTTATGCAGTAAGAGAAGCTCTATGTGATGAAAATTACGTAAATGTATTTTTCTCTCAGGATAAATTAGAAACTCCGCAGATGAACTTGCTTTACAATATAGCAGATGTAGGATTACTTATTACTTCAAACGAAGGATGGGGATTATCTTTAACTGAAACTATGATGGCTGGTAGAATGATTATTGCAAACGTTACTGGGGGTATGCAAGATCAAATGAGATTTACAGATAAAGATGGTGAGTGGATTGACTTTAGTTCAGACTTCCCTTCTAATCACAGAGGAACTTATACAGATTGTGGAGAGTGGGCAGTACCGGTATTCCCTTCAAACATATCCTTAGTTGGATCAGTTCCTACACCTTATATCTTTGATGATAGATGTGCCCCGGAAGATGTAGCAAAGGCTATTGAGCAGGTATATAACATGCCTAAAGAAGAGAGAGATGCTAAAGGACTAAAAGCAAGAGAATGGGTAACATCGGATGAATCAGGAATGTCAGCAAGACAAATGTGTGAGAATGTAATAGATGCAATGGATGAATCATTTGAAAAGTTCACACCAAGAGCAAGATTTGAATTATATAAAATAGAAGATAGACCAAAGAAACGTATAACACATAAATTATTATACTAAGTTATGAATAAACCAACAGTAGTAGTAAGTTGTCCAATTGACACTTACTCAGGATATGGAGCAAGAGCAAGAGATTTCGTACAATCAATTATCGATTTAGATAAGTACGATGTAAAAATATTAGGACAAAGATGGGGAGGAACCAGATTTGGATACTTAAAAGATCACAACAACGAATCTTTAGCATCTAGAATTATTCCGCAAATGACACAGCAACCAGATATCTGGATCCAAATTACAGTACCAAATGAATTTCAAAAGGTTGGTAAATATAACATTGGAGTAACAGCAGGAATTGAAACAACACTTTGTGACGGTTCTTGGATTGAAGGTTGTAATAGAATGGACTTAGTTCTAGTATCAGCACAACATGCTAAAAAGGTATTTGAAGAAAGTAAATTCAATTTACAAGATAATCAAACAGGACAAATTACAGGTCACCTAGCATTAACAACAAAAGTTGAAGTTGTATTTGAAGGAGCTGACATAGAGAAATATACACCATTAGCTTTTCCAACTAAAATAGATCTTTCAGATATAGATGAACAGTTTTGCTTTCTAACAGTAGGTCACTGGCTTCCAGGAGAGGTAGGAGAGGATAGAAAGAATATAGGATACACTATTAAAGCATTCTTAGAAACATTTAAGAATAAACCTAAAGGAAAACGTCCAGCACTTATCTTAAAAGTACAAGCAGGAATTGGAACTTCTATTATGGATAGAGAGGAAGTATTAAATAAAATTGATACAATAAGACAGACTGTAAAAGGTGATCTACCAAACATTTACCTACTACATGGCGATATAACTGATGCTGAAGTAAATGAATTATATAATCACGGTAGGGTAAAAGCAATGATTTCTCTTACAAAAGGAGAAGGATTTGGTAGACCTTTACTGGAGTTTAGTTTAGTAAATAAGCCAATTATAGCTTCTTTCTGGTCAGGACATACAGACTTTTTAGATGCTGAATTTGTAAAGTATGTAGGAGGTAAACTTACAAACGTACATCCTTCTGCAGCAGTCGATAAAATGTTATTAAGAGAAAGTCAATGGTTTTCACCGGATCCTATCGAAGTAGGTAGAGCATTTAAAGACATTTACGAAGATTACGATAAATGGAAGACTGCAGCAAAAAGACAAGGACATAAGAGCAGAACTAACTTCTCTTATGAAAAGATGAGAGAGACGGTAGATACCCTGTTAACACAACATATTCCCGAGTTTCCTAAGCAAGTTCAATTAAAATTACCACAATTGAAAAAAATAGAGTTACCTAAATTAAATAAAGTATAATGGAAGAAAAAATGATAGACTGTCCACATTGTGGAGGAAATGCCTGCTACCAGCAGGAAGTAACTAAAGAAGTAACAACACAGTTTTGTTTTGGATGTGGCTTTACAACATCTACTCTAATGGTTGAAGGATCAAAAGTAGTATCAGACTGCTTAGAAACTTCTCCAGAACTTTATAAAGACTTAATGTTTGTTGACGAAAATAAGCAGGTGTGGTTTCCATCCACTATAACTCTTCCTGAGAAAGGAATGGTATTCTTAGATGGAACTTCTAAAGAAAATTGGAAGTGGGCAGCAGTAACAGCTACAAAAATCTTAGAAGAAGAAAAATCTAAGTTCCCAAAAGAGCAAACACACAAAATGAACATGAAAGAAATAAAACACTTTGAACAAAGAGATTTTATGGATTCATTAGATGTAATAGGATTTTTCGATATAGAAGTTGCTTCTGAAGAATAAATTTCATATATTAATATAATGAAAATAAGTTATGCAATAACAGTTTGTAATGAATTGGAGGAAGTGAAAAGACTAGTCAACTTCCTCCTTTCTAACAAACGAAAAGAAGACGAGATAGTAATCTTGTTTGATGAGAAGAACGGAACAGATGAAGTATTTGATTATATAGAATCTCAAGTTCATGACTGTGAAGTCTTCTGTGAAAAGTTTCAAGGGCACTTTGCCGATTGGAAAAACTTACTAACATCACACTGTACAGGAAATTATATCTTCCAAATAGATGCTGATGAAATTCCTCATATCAATTTAATTGAAAACCTACCGGAAATGCTGAAGACTAATGATGTCGATATGCTTAGAATACCTAGAGTAAATACTGTAGAAGGATTAACAGAGGAGCATATTAGGAAGTGGAGATGGAATGTAAATGAAAAAGGATGGGTGAATTGGGCCGATTGGCAAATGAGAATTTACAAGAATGCTCCTCACATAAAATGGGTCAATAAAGTACATGAAGTATTACAAGGATTTAAGATTCATGGGATGCTTCCACCGGAAGAGGAATGGGCCTTATATCATCCAAAGACAATCGACAGACAAGAAAGACAAAATAACTACTATGACACACTCTAGTCCGTTAACACATTGTATATCAACATATAACAACTTGCCGTACCTAAAACTGGCAATAGAGTCTGTAAGAAAGAATTCATATTATAAGGATGCTCCTTTTATTATACATGCTGAAAATTGTACAGATGGAACAAATGCATGGTTAGTAGAGAATGCTGAGAGGTATAATCTACAATACTATGTGGATGTTCATAACGAATCTCCAAAAGGTATTGGAGGTGGAATGAATTTCTGTGCTGAAAAAGTAGAAACAGAATACATAAACTTTCTTCATTCAGACTTCTATGTTACTAAGGATTGGGATATAGAATTACTAAAGATACATCAAGCACATTCAGAAGAAAAATTATGGGTTAATTCCTATAGAGTAGAACCTAATATGTTTGACTCTCCTCAAAGGTACGGTACCTTACTAATAGGTAAAGATATTTTTGGAGGCTACCATGATAACTTCTTAGCTCAAGCATTTGAGAATTGGGTTGAAGAGTTGAAAGGAATGAATGACTACTTTGAAATCCCTAAAGGAGAAGGAGTATCAGGATTAGTAAAAAAATCTGTATGGGATGAAGTTGGAGGTAATGATCCAAGATTTGCTCCAACCTCTTGGGATGATATGGATTTGTTTTTAAGAATGTTACAACACGGAGTTCGATTTATATTACCGTTTAGTTCGATTGTATGGCACTTTGGAGCAAGAGGTTCTCATAGATTAGAAGAAAATGAAGGACAGTCCTCTCAAAGACAAAAACAGGCAGAGCAAAAAAATATCTCTAAATGGTTGGAGAAATGGAAAAAAATGCCTATCTTTGATGAATACGGAATGATAAAACAGTTTTAGTTTGAAAAAAAATATATTAATATTTGCATCTGATGAACGAGCTACTTTAGAACTAGTAAATGTAGTAAAAGAGTTAGCAAAGCAAGAAGAAATAAACTACTTCTTTCTATATAGTAATGCGGTAAGTACACAGCATCCTAAGTATAATCTAGATGCATTTAACTACGACAGTAATATTGAATCTACTGTTCCTAAATATTCATTTCCATCATTAGGATGTGCATTACCTTTCATACCAGACCTAGTACTTATTACTAGAGAAAACTGGTTACCGGAGAAAGAAATACTATTAGAGTGTAAACAGGCAGGGAGTATTATAGTTAATCTAGAAAATTCAAGCTGGTTATACAACAACATTAAAACAAAATTAGAACTATTAAGTAGAAAATCTTTTCCAACTAACTTAATAGACGTATATCTAGACCACAGTAAGTGGGTATTAGAAACAAAAGAATTAGCTGATTGGCCTACATATAAGTCAAAAGTAATAGGAGTTCCTAAATTTGATAACTTAAAAGATATCGAACCTGTACATAAGGATAAGCCTATCATTATTGTATATGGATCAATGGAAGTAAATATTCGACCAAGTATTATAAATAAGTTAGACTCAATCGAAAAAAATCTTACTGATAAATTTCAAATTTACTATAGACCACACCCAAAAGAGTTTGAAGATTTCTCTTCTGATTTTGAGAATAATTACCTAAAGGAATACCCCACTGTTACGGTAATACATAACGAGCAGGATTTACCTGCAATAGTAAAAGCATCTGATATCAATATAGGAATATACTCCTCAGTAATGTTCTATGCACTTTTACTTGATAAAAAAATAGTATATATTGATTCAGATATCTCAGGAGTATCTTCTGATCTAAATATAGAAAGTTTTAAAGGTCATGAATATAATTTCTGGGCACCTATTATTAACGTTAGTTCTTTTGAAGAATTTGTAGATAAAATAGGGGTGGACTTTATAGAAGCATCTAAACAAAGAAATACATATTTAGAAAATAAAATACAAAAATGCTTAATAAAGTATACAGATAATTTTAGTTGGATAGAGAATAATATATTATCTAATAATAAAGAACTGCTTTCATTCTACGATGAATTTGCAGATTTTAAAGCATCACAAAGAGTAGTACAATTAATAAAAACAATCATAAATAATGAAAGAGAATTTTTACAGTAATAAAACAATACTTATTACAGGAGGAACTGGGTCTTTAGGTAGAGCCTTAATTCAAAGATTAAAACAGTTTAACTGTAAACTTATAGTATACAGTAGAGATGAAGGTAAACAAGCTCTTTATTTTGGACAAGATAAAAGTATTGTAAGAGTTATTGGCGATATAAGAGACTATCCTCAATTAGTTAAAACTTTAAATATACATAAGCCGGACTATATTATTCATGCAGCTGCTCTAAAGAGAATAGATGACATGGAATACTATCCAGAAGAGTGTGTTAAAACAAATATACAGGGATCAATCAATGTAGCTAATGCAGCAATGGAGGCTGGTGTTGAAAAATGTATACTAGTATCTACAGATAAAGCATGTATACCGATTAATGTATACGGAGCTTCTAAATTTACAGCAGAAAGAATTTTCACAAATTCAGATTATAATTCCCCTAGGACAGTCTTTAGTTCAGTAAGATATGGAAATGTAATTGCAAGTAGAGGATCTTTTTTACCTCTATGGTTAGAACTCTTAGAGGAAGGTAAAGACATAAATGTAACTTCTTTAGATTGTACTAGATTTTTATTTACACTAGAAGATGCAGTAAATACGGTACTATCTTCATTAGCTAATAGTATAGGAGGAGAAGTTTTTATTCCATACTTTGATTCTTTCGACATGGATACAACAATAAAAGCATTATCAGAAATAACAGGTAAGGATGTAAATTATAACATAGTCGGAATGAGACCAGGAGAAAAGTTTCACGAAGATATGATAGCAAAGACTGAATTACCTTTTACATACTATTCAAAAATGCTTGATAGGTTTTCAACAGAACACTGTAAAGAACTTCTCTGTGTAATACCTCAATATACTCACAAAGAGTATCCATTAAATAAATACGAAGGACAAGAATTTAACTCAGGAATATTTTTAAATAGTAATATAGAATACCTAAAAGAATTAATAGTAAAAGGATTAGAAGATGCAAATTAGAAAACAGATAAACGAACAGGAGTTATGGGATAATGCTATTAGACTAATGCCTAGAGGAACTCAAACAATGAGTAAATGTCCTGATCAATTTGTAGATGGAGTCTACCCTAAGTTTGTTAAATCAGCTAAAGGAGCTTATATAAAAACTATAAACGGTAAAAAGTATTTAGATTTTATGTGTGCATTAGGTCCTATTATACTAGGATATAATCACAGAAAAACTAATAGGGCTATAAGAAATCAATTAAAAAAAGGTATTATATTCTCGCTACCTACAGTACTAGAGCAGGAGTTAGCACAGTTAATCAGCGACTGTGTACCTTCTGCTGAACAGGTTAGGTTCTGTAAGAACGGAAGTGATGCAGATTTAGCTGCTGTTAGAATTGCTAGAGCCTATACAAGTAAAGAAAAGATTATTAAACCTATTGGAGGATACCATGGGTGGGGGGACTGGCATGCAATCTCTATGAGACCGTATGGAGTACCTTCTTGCTTAAAAGAACTAATTGATGAATTTGAATATAACAATTTAGATAGTCTTGAACAGTTATTACTAAAAGGAGATGTTGCTGGGGTAATAATTGAACCACAAGCATTAACAAGACCAGCACCAGGATTTTTAGAAGGCGTAAGGGAGTTATGTACAAAGTATAATGCAGTATTAATCTTTGATGAAGTTGTTACAGGCTTTAGATGGAGCTTAGGAGGTGCACAAGAATACTTTGGAGTTACTCCAGACTTAACATGTATGGGTAAAGCTATAGCAAATGGAATGCCTTTAGGAGTGATTGCAGGTAAGAAAGAGTACATGAAAGAATTAGATCATGCATTTTATTCTATGACTTTTGGAGGAGAGTGTTTATCTATCGCAGCAGCAATAGCAACTATTAAAGAATTACAAACAAAGGATTATTCATATCTTTGGGATTTAGGTAATATGTTAGACAATGGAATTAAGGTAGCTGCAGAAATAAACGGATTAAAAGTTAACTTTGCTGGAGATGCTCTTCGCCATAATTTATCTTTTGATAACTCCTACAAAGATGCTTCTGGAATGAAAGCTTTATTTTACCAGGAGATGGTAAAGCAAGGTATATTATTTCCAAATGTAATTTATATTCAATTTTCACATACAAAAAAAGATATTGAAAAAACTATAAAAGCAGCTAAAAATGCTTTTAAGATAGTTAAAGATAATTTAGAAAATCTAGATGCTGTTTTGGAAGGTAAGAGGAGTACAGAAATTTTTAGAAAAAATAGTTAATGAAACATACAACAGTAAATAACTATAGCTATCCTGCATTTTTCAACCACTATTATAGTAATGATGAAGAATGGTTAAATCGATACGAAGCACCGCTATTAGATTACGTAAAAGATAACTTACCTGAATATGTAGATACTGTAATAAACTTTGGATGTGCAAATGGAAGAGATTTTCTCCCTTTTCAAGATAAATATAACTGTCTTGGATTTGATTTAGCTAAACCAGAGGACATTAAATGGGCTTGTAGTCAAAATAATTTACACTACTTCCAGTGCAGTATTGAAGATTATTTAGACTTAGTTGACCATAATGAAACTAATTTAGGAACATCACTTGTATATACCCAAGGAACCTTGATGTACTTAACTCCGGAAAATCAAAATAGGTTTATTAAACACTTAATAGAAAAAGAATGTAAGAATATCGTTATACACGAATACCCGCCAGACTACTTAGGCCCTCACGGTAAGTTTAGTCCTAGTGAAGACTTACTAAAGCTGTTTAAAAGACAGCACTTTAGAGAAATAGTAGATGGGCAACCAACAGGATTTTTATACCTAAATAAATAATATGAAAGATATTAAAGATACAGTTTTTATTATACAAGCCCGAACACAATCAACTCGAGTACCGAATAAAATGCTTAAACCATTTGCTGATTCAAACTTATTTGAAATAGCTATTCAGAAGGTATTAAAATCAGCTATCATACCAAAAGAGAACTTTTACCTTTCGATAATGGACCAAGAGCTTATTGACATTGCTGAAAAGTACGGGGTTAATTATTTTGTAAGAAGTGAAGAGTCTACACAGGAACCTGTAACATTACAAAAAGCTTTAGAATGGTATAGCCATTTACCGTTTCTAAACTTTGTTATCATAAATGCTTGTAATCCTTTACTCAAGGTTGAAACAATTGATAACTTTGTTAAAAAGTTTTTAGAAGTTGAATCAAACGGATTGTTTGGAGTATTTGAAAAAAAGACATTTTTATTTGGAAATGATGGTAGAATGTTAAATCAATTTAATGGCGAGGATAAATACCTAGCAACACTAGAAACCAAATTTGTTGAGACTTGTTACGAAGCAGCACATTCCCTTTATGCAGGAACTACAGAAGATATAGGTAACGGTATTTACATGGGAACATTTAAGGAAAGTAACAATCCAAGTTTCTTTGTAATGGATGAAATTGAATGCTTTGACATCGATTGGCCATGGCAATTTGAAGTAGCAGAAAAACTTTATAAGACATTATGAAAGCAATCATAATAGGTGGTGGATCAATAGGGCAGAGACATTCTAGAAATCTTAATGAATTAGGAATTACTACCCGTATTGTAGATGTTGATGAAATTGATAACATAGATATTATATTAACAGAAGGATTTAATATAGGCCTTATTTGTACACCTAACATTTTTCATATTGAGCATTGTAAAAAACTTGCAGAAAATAATGTACATATCTTCTGTGAAAAACCTTTCTATACAGATTATAAAGGAGTTGAAGAATTATTAGAAATTATATCTGCAAATAGTATTACGACTATGGTAGGATGTAATCTAAGATTTACTCCTGAGGTAGAGGCAATAAGCCAAGGTACTAAATATATAAGTGTATATTTTGGATATAACCTTAAACAGTGGAGACCTGGGACTGATCATTTAAAATCCTATAGTGCTAACAAACATTTAGGAGGAGGCATACTATTAGATGCAATTCATGAATTAGATTATCTTTATTATAAGTTTGGAGATATCAAAAATATTTCTTATATTAAGAATAAGATAACAGATAATACAAATGATACAGAAGATCTTGTAGTAGGTAGAGTAGAGTTTGAAAATGGTACTATAGCTGATTTTCATTTGAATTATCTCTCTGAAACATATCAACGTTACTATGATATATTAGAATCAGATTCTCTGAAGAGAGTAGATTTTATTATTAATAATGAAATGTACGTTAAGGAATTAACCTATTTTGTAGATTGTATAAAAAATAATAAACGTTGTATGAATAGCTTCGAAGAAGCTGCTTATCTGTTAAAAAAATTAATATAGTATGAAAAGGTATATTGATAGTAGTTGGAAAGGTATAGCTAAAGGTCATACAGCATTTTGTATACTGGGAGGTCCGTCCGTGAAGCAAGTCACAGATATACAGAACATAATTCAGAATAACTTTACAATTACAGTAAATCATAATATAAAACTTTTTCCAAATGCTGACCTATATCTTACAGCAGATAATTCAATAGCTAGAGAATACTTAGAGGATAAGTCATTCTTCTTACATAAATTCAGAGGAGGTAAATTAAATAAGTATTCATCAAACTTTCAATACGATGAAGAGCCTATGTGGATAGACGGTAAGAGAGAAGTATTATTGCAGAATAAAGATTTAATAAAAATTGTAGCTTGTAATGAATTTCCAAGTTACAATTATTCAATGACTACAGGGCAGTTATACAAAGGGTATGGTGAAGAGTACTGTAACTATATCGATAACTTACACCTTTGTCTAGAATATAGAAATGAATTAGGAGAGTCTTGGCCAGTACTAAGTCCGGAGATAGAGGAGACAATTAGTAGGTATGGTACAAATCCATCAAAGCTCTATCCTGGAGGTAATATAGCAGGTACTCTATTTCAACTTCTTTACTATATGGATTTCGATAACGTAATAGTAGTAGGGTATGGAGATAAAGGAGAGTCAGCTGGATATACACCAGGAACTCAATTTGAATGGAGTAGTGAAGAGATTCATGCTATAGTTGTTCACAGTATGAAATGGGGAGATAGATTAAAATCTCTGCATGGATCAGAACTTTGTAAAGAATATGTTGACTTTAAAACAGCTTCGTATGACGAATTCGAAACAACACCTAATAAGAAAAATCAATTAGTACAAAAATTATTACAGATATGAGTACATTTATAATAGCAGAAGCAGGAGCTAATCACAATAGAGAGTTTAAAAAAGCTATAGAGTTAATCGATGTAGCAAATCAAGCAGGAGCCGATGCTATAAAGTTTCAGACTTACTCTTCGGAAACTTTATATAGTAAATTTACACCAGACTTTGCAGGATATACTAATATTAATAAATTAATAAAAGATATTGAATTACCTAGAGAGTGGCAAAAAGACTTAAAGCAGTACTGTGATGAGATTGGTATTGAGTTTATGTCAACTCCTTTTGATGAAAAAGCAGTTGATGAGTTAGTTGGATTAGGAGTTAAGAGATTAAAGATAGCAGGATTCGAATCAACAGACTTTAGATTTGTTGACATGGTAGCTTCTTCAAAGTTACCACTTATTATTTCATTAGGTATAGGTTTCCAAATGCGATGGATAGGTAAGCTTTTTGATATTACAAATAAGTACGGTAATGATTTAACATTATTACACTGTAACAATGCCTACCCAACTCCATTAGAAGACATAGACTTAAATGTTATTAAAGCTCTTTCTCTAGATAGTAGGTATAAGACAGGACTTTCAGATCATACAGTATCAACACTAACACCAGCTCTAGCAGTAGCTGCAGGAGCTACGGTTATTGAAAAACATTTTACATTAGATAAAACATTACCAGGACCTGATCATCCGTTTGCATTAGAACCTAATCAGTTAGTTGAAATGGTACAATTTGTCAGACAAGCAGAACTTTGTCTTATCCCACAGAGAGGTGAATACAGTAAGTCAGAAGAAGCTTTTAAACAAGCAAGAAGATCTGTAGTAGCTAAGTCTGCAATCAAAAAAGGAGAAATATTAACAATTGATAACATTACAACAAAGAGGCCTTTCCTTGATAATTCAATACCTGCTAATAAATTTGAAAATATGTTAGGGAGTATTTCAAATAAGGACTATAACGAAGATGAATTTATATGTATAAAGTAGAAAAAGCATTAAGAAGAGCAACAATGGAGGATTGGAAAATTCTACTTGACTGGAGAAATGAACCATTAACAAGGCAGAATTCGTTTCAATCGGAAATAATTAATGAAGATGATCATAAAGAATGGCTTAGTAAAAGCCTTGCAAATCCGGATAGAGAAATTTATATACTTGAAGGAGATAATGGACCTTTAGGTACCATTAGAAGTGATAAGGTTAGAAACGGCAGTAAAGACTGTAAACTCTCTTGGTCAACCTCGCCAGAGTTTAGAGGAAAAGGGTACGGTACATTAATGTTAAAAATGTTCTTACAATTTAGAAAAGGAAAATATTTAGCATGTATTAAAGCAGATAACTTAGCTTCAATTTCAATGGTAGAAAAAAATCATTTTACATTAATTACTAGTGATTCTTCAGACCAACATGTTTACTATAGAGATAATACTATTTCAGATTTTGAAATTATTGATGAGATAGAGAAAGTAAGAAGTCGTAATAATGTTAATTGGATGGATATCTTACGTATCGGTTTTACGTATGCTCCTGAAGAGACTAGAGAGGTATTTAAAAAAATAACAAGTGATGATAATTTAATTAACGAGCTATCAAAACAATTAGCGAATAATGGATAATAGAATACAAATACTATTACATATCTTTCCTAGAGAAATTGATGATCTAGATAATGTAGTAACTCAATTAAAAGTTTGTTCAAAATATATTGAAAATCTTTCAGTTGATATGAATATCACTTTAAATCTAAACCCAGAAATAATAAACTGGGAGGAAAGTTTAGTACCTAAACAGTTTATTATAGATAAGTTTAACCATATAGTTACTAAGCTTGATTGGACCAATAAAAATATTACTAACATCGTAGAGGATACCTCAGTATATGGATACCTTGAACTAAGAGCAAAACTTACACAAGATCATCCAGACTATACCGGATACATTTTCTTAGACCCAGATATGATATTAGATGATAGAGTTTTTTATTTTCTAGAACACTCTCTTAAACAAATACCATCCGGAAGCTTTATAGTATCACCGCAGATGTATAGATTTTGGGATAGTAGCTGGGATGTAATAAGCTATGACAAATCTAATAGCCCTGGATTTGATGTGAATACTTTTGATCCGTATGATGTTAAGGTACTAAATAACAGTAATATTGAATTAATTACTAACTACAATGTAAAATTTGCTGGTGGGTGGTTTACTTATTTGAGTAAAGAACTTTTAGAACAAGTACCTTTCCCAGAAGGAGTAAAGGGTTACGGACCAGAGGATACATTTATTTCAATATTTGCTAGAAAGAAAGGATTTCCTCAGTACATAATAAAAGGAGTTGTAGTACAGGAAAATAGAAAGTATCTTAATAATTACATATATACTCCGTATATAAAATACTATTCAGAAAAACTAAAAGAAATTTCAGAGGCAACTAAAGAACTTTTTAATAAAGCAATCAATACACTATAATGGAAAAAATAACATTCTGCATACCCAGTAAATCCAACTTAAGATATTTAAAGACATGTATACCTTCGATTAGAAAGAATGCATTTAGACCGGATCATGATATTATCATCTTTGTCGATTCAGATGAAGACGGTACTATTGAATGGTTAGAAGAAGTTAAAGATGAATATAATTTAACTTACTATGTTAATCCTGATTTAGGTAATACTTTATTTGGAATTGGTAAAGCCTATGACTACTGTATTGAAAAGTCGACTACAGATATATTTATGATCTTTCATGCAGATATGATGTTAGGTAAAGATGCAGATGTTAAAGCTTTCAATCAGTTGAAACCTAAGACAGTAGTTTGTGCAACTCGTATTGAACCGCCACTTCATCCAAATAATGGAGAGAAGATTTTATTTGATTTTGGAATGTGGCCTGAAGAGTTTAAAGAGAACGAATTTAATAAGTATGTTGAAGAACATCTTCAAGATGAAAAAATTACTAATGGTATTTTTGCTCCTTGGATGATGTACAGACAAGAGTTTTTAGAGATTGGAGGCCATGATGCTATTATGCATTCATGTAGAGAGGACTCGGATGTATTTAATAGAATGAAACTAAAAGGATTTACTTTTATACAACCTTGGAATTCACTAGTATATCACTTAACGGGAAGAGGAGCAGGAAGTTTTGGAGGTGATGAGGTAAGACATATACAGTGGCAGAAAGATATGAATAACTCAACTAAAGAGTTTATCCGTAAGTGGGGTTCAAATGTAAACCATACAGCTTTAATGGAGCCGATTATATCTCCAAAATATAACATAGCATATGTAGTTAAAAATTGTAACTTACAACTACTAGAAGTTTTAGAGCCTTGGTGTGATAGAATATATGTTAATGAACGATTTGAGGTAATTGGCAGGATGTGGGACTATATTGAACTAGAGCAGGAGAATACTTCATTTGATCTATCAAAAAGAGTTCTTACTATAGAAAATAATGATCCAATATTAGAGAATGATATCGTTGTAGAGTTTGATGCTCATAAATTTACAAATGCAGACTTTGCTTTCTTGCAAAGGTTTCCTGAGGTAGTAAAAGATAATGGGGACATAGGGGAGTTTGAATTTGATATATTTAAAATAACAATCACCTCAATGACCGAGTATCAGGAAGACTTGGTAGTATGTAAAAATTAAACTATTTATAACAAAACATAATATGTCAATACTAAACGAAATCAAACAGGTACTATCTGAAATAACAACAGTCAACTTCAAAGGACAAAAATTTATACTAAAGGTAGACGTAAATGAAGATCCAAACAAAAAAGGAATTAAAGTACAGTTCCTACCAGCCACTACAATGGCAATATCAAAGCAACAACAAGACGATATGGCTATGGAGTTAGCAGCTAAACTAAATCAAGGATTAACAGCACTAGGATTAACTGTTGAGAGAGACAGAGAATTAAAGGATAAGACGATTATAGGTTTCTTTATCTATATCGAATATCTAGACAAAATTATTATAAATGCTTTATCACAAGCAGCAAAAGAACCAGACACTCAAAATTAATTATTATGGCAAAGTTTTGTTTTTACAGTAAACAGGATCCTACACAGGAGGCTATTGGAGCTTGTGAAGCTCTATCAACGCAAGAAGCTATTAAGTTTTTTGCATTATCAAAAATGTTACCGGTTGATCAATTTCAGATACTATTTGGAGTAAAACAATTTACATATGAAGAAAGCAATCAGGGGAATAATAGGCAACTTCTTACAGACTAATTTAAGAATATCAGAAAAAAGTATACCATCCGATATTATGGAGAAGAAACTATTCATAGAGTCAATACTATTATTAAAAGAAATTGACGATAGGAGAGACTTTATGGAGTCCGAATTAGGAGTCGATATGTCTATCTATGAAGAGAAGTTTCTACAGATAATTGAAAATCTTTTTAAAATTCACTATAGCAAAGAGCAACTAGCTTTAATACAATTTTATCTTTATCAAGTACCTTTAATAGAAAACTACGATGGTAAGATTGACCTTGAAGACGGTAAAGCTGTAATAACAGTTCAGTTCGAAACACCAGAGGATGTCTATAAAATTGTAAATTCTTTAAAAAAACCTGAAGTAAAGTTTGGCAGAAAGAAATAAAGTTCTTATCTTTAGGAAGTAATAATAAAAACAAATAAGTTATGGAGTTAGAGAAAATTAAATGTAGTAGATGTAGTTCCGAGATGCCTAAGTTAAGATTAGACAGTTACGGATATGACTTCTGTATCAATTGTTCTGATGTAAAACCTAAAGTAGGCCGTATTAGAGTAGTAGGGGAAGGAGATTATACTGCAACAGAACTTGACGTACTAGATCAAGACGTAGCAATCAAGCTTCAAGAGTTAGAAAATATCTCTAGAGGAGTTAGAAATGTTCCATTAGAGATCTTAAACTTTGATGAAGACGAATTAGTAGACGATAGTAGAGCAATCTCAGAAGCAGCCGAAAAGATCTTAGAAGGAGAATTAGAAGTCATAGATGAAGAAGAAGACTTAGAAGATCTAGAGGACGTTGAAGATGTAGAGCTTGAAGACGAAGACGACGAATAGATGCCAGCAGCTAAATTTATATCGAAAGATGATTGCTTAAGAGCAATGGCTAATACAAGGAGTAACCGAGGAGCAGCTCGGTTTCTTCGATGTAGCTTTGTGCACTATAAGAAGTATGCTAGAACTTATGTAAACGATGAAGGAATAACTCTATGGGAGGTTCATAAGAATCCAGCCGGAATAGGCATTCCTAAATATCTTCCTAACAAAGGCAAGCAAGCACCTCTTAAGGAATTGATTGAAGGAAAGATATCAGTTGCTTCTTTTGAACCAGCCAAAATCAAACAGAGATTAATCTTTGAAGGTTACCTGAAAGAGGAATGTAGTCGATGTGGCTTTCATGAAGAGAGAGTAACAGATCATAAGATACCTTTAATACTTCAATTCAAGGATAAGAATAAAGTTAACTATGAGCTTTCTAATATTGAGCTTATGTGTTACAATTGTTCTTTCCTGTACTCGGTATCACCTATTACCGACAGACAAGTCATTGCAATGGAAGACTCTGTTGATAAACAGGTAAGAGATTTTGATTGGGAGGTAGATGATGCAATGAAAGAGCATTTAGAATCATTAGGACTCTGGCAAGAAGACTACAATCCAGCAGATCCAAAAAATTATATCTCAGAAAATTATAAAGGTAATGAAAAAGACGACTAAACCTTCTAGAGAAAGAATTTTAGCCAATAAGCTTGTAAAGCAATCTGAAATGAATGAGAAGCTGAGAGAGAAAACAATTAGCAATTCTTTTTGGAAATTATTTAAGAAATAGTTGCTAGAACGAATCTTTGTTCGTATATTTAGGTATTAACAATTAAAACATCTAGATTATGTTACTAAAAAATTTAAAAAAGGCTCTAAAAGGAAGTGGATTAGTTGTATTAGATTGGAGAAAAAATCATTACACTATTACTAAAAAAGGTTTTCAAGGAGGAGGTAGTTGTCCTAGTTTAGCACAGGTAGACAAGGAAACAGGTATTGTAAGCTGTATTACAGATGCTGAAGGAAGATATGAAATTTTATATACTTTACAAAGTTTATTATAGAAAAGTTGCCTCTTCGGAGGCAATTTCTTATATTTAGGCATAGTAATCAATTAAATTAATCAGTTATGTTTTTATTTATCATTCTTTATTTCGGAATAAATTTCTTGTCAGCAGTTGGATACGGAGGTATCTTTCGTATTAATTCAGATAGAAAGCTTTTTTGGTATTTCTGGCTTACAGCTTTAATTCCTATCGTATTATTTTTTACAGCTATAAATATAATGGCTGAGCTTATTACAACAGTATTTATTTATCAAGTAGTAGGAATACTTTTATACTTAGGTGAATGTTTTAAATATAAAAAAGAGCAAGAAACAGAGAGAGAAAGTTGGTAGATTGAATCTTTATTCTTATATTTAGGCATGGAAAAAACAGGACATACAGCAAAAAAATCATATGACTTTAATACTTCAGGAGTATTAGAAGTATGTATCAAAGGTAATTGGTATAGAACTACATCAAATGAATTCAGATCATTCGACGGTAGTAGGAGAATAACTGAGCCGGTTAAACAGCCAGGACTAGGAGAGAGCTTTGATGATGTAGAATTTAAAACTTATGACTATAATGGTCCAGTTTATATTCTTCAAACAAATCTAGAGGTAACTAGAATGGATACAGAGACAATTGTAACTAATCCAAAAATGCCTACATATAAAAAAATCATTAGTAAATAGTAATCACATATGAAAAAACTACAAATAGAATCTATAGCGGAGTTAGAGACTATCTTTAAAGAGAAGTCGGTAGATATGACAACTAATATAAAGAATAGTATTCAAGAAGCTTTTACTAAGAAAAAAAAGACAGCTATACTATTTGAAATAGAAGTTGATGGAATGGATACTTCCTTCGAGATATCTATAACAGTTAAAGAATGGATAGTAGCTTTAGAGAATTGTTTAAAACATTTCGAAGAATGGGAGATGGGAGATGATGCTATTGATACTTATTTATTGATTAAGGAACTAAAAGAGAAAGCACTATGAATAAAATGATATCAGTATTTACTTGTGAGCATACTGGAATTGTTACCACATATACCTATAGGGGGAGTAATATATCAACAGGTATAGAAAAAGCTGAGTTTGAATATCCTAAAGGATATATAGAGCAGTTTAGTAAAGAACAAAAGAGATCTAGTAACTTACCTAAGACAAAACAAATGTTCTTAAATCCTAAGACAGGTAAAGAAGTAAGTTACTATAGAGCTAAAACTTTAGGGTTAGTAAAATAAATTAAAAAAAGTTTGTGAATTAGTTGCTAGTATGAATTATTATTCATATATTTAGGTAAGTTAATCAATTAAAACAATCAGTTATGTTATCAAAATTCAACACAGGTTTAGATTCTTACCTTACAAAAGATCAAGTTAGAGCTTTAGCACCAGTAGCATTCGCTACAGAGCCAACTAGTAACAAAGTGAGTGACAAGTACTTACATGTTAACACAGAAACAATCATCGACGACTTAGCACAGTTAGGATGGTTACCGGTAACAGCCTCTCAAAGAAAGGCTAGAAAGTCTGATAAGACTACAATCTTCTCCAAGCACATGGTATCATTTCAAAATCCAGATCTTATGATTAAAGGTAAGAATGGTGATGATGCTTTCCCAAGAATCATTCTAACGAACTCTCATGATGGATTTAATTCATTCCAGTTCAGAGTTGGTATCTACAGATTAGTCTGTTCAAATGGACTTGTAGTAGCTGACGAAGAATTCTCAGCATTTAGAATCCGTCACAAAGGATATACCTTTGAAGAATTAAGAGGTGTAGTATCTCAAGCAGTAGCTGATCTTCCAAATAAGGTACAGATCTTAAATCAAATGCAGTTAAGAGAATTAACTCCTGTAGAGCAAAGACAATTAGCTATCGATGCTATGCAATTGAGAACAAATAGAATCGATGCTGAATGGGATGAAGAAACAATCCAAGACGTTTTAACTCCTACAAGAGATGCTGATAAAGGAAATGACCTTTGGAAAGTATTTAATGTAATCCAAGAGAAGATTACCCAAGGAGGATACTCAGCAGCATTGAATGGTGCTAAAGTAAGAAAGGTTAGAAAGATTAAATCATTCGAGAAAGATCTAGAAGTTAATCAAAAGCTATTCAAGTTAGCAACAGCATTAATCAACTAATGGATAGAGCTAAATACATAGAGATGAGAAAACTAGGCCAGTATGATCTGGCCTGGTTCTACCAATACTACCTGGAGCATAAGGATACCAATAGAGATACTTATCCCTTTGAAGTCTTTCAACAAGCATTCAATATGTACTTTCAATTTGCTGGAAAGTTTATTATAGAGTACCTAGACAAGAAAATGGAAGTAACAAAAATAGAAAATGAACAAGGAAACTTATTATACATAAATTAAACATGGACGGAAAAGTAAAAACACCAAAGGAATTGATGGCAGACTTGAATGGAAATTATATTCAAGTAATTAAAAAAAATGGAAAGACTCATGACAGGTTATTTAAAGATCCTCAGAGAGCAATCAGAGCAGTTGGAGGAGTAGATAATGTAAAATACCTAAGAGAGGTATTAAAAGAACAAGTCAATTCGAAGTACACAGAAGTAGATTCATTAACAGGAACACCAGAAAACGAATTATAGTTATGGAAAGATTAGGAGCAGTATTATCAGCAATAGTATTACTTGCAATAGCAGCAATTATACTAGCATGGCCAACACAATTACTTTGGAACAATGCTTTAGTAGGAGCAGTGAATGGAATCAATCCAATAGGATTTTGGCAAGCATTAGGAATTAATCTTTTGTTTGGAATATTATTTAAGAATTCAAATAGCAAGTAAGATGAAAGTAGTAATTAAAATTTTAGCAATATTCTTGTTAGTAGCAGGATTAGCACAGCTAATAGATTTATCATTCTATTTGATGAATCAATCAGACACATATGTATTCTATTTAGGAATTGTATCATTAGCAGCAACATTTGTTGCATTTGGATTCTTAGGATTATATGCAACTAAGTTAATAACACCGGAAGACATTAAATCAACTAAAAAAGAAGAATTATGATATTTTTAATAGTTTTAGTAGCATTTGCAGCATTTGCTTGGGTAATAGCTGAATTATTTTTATTCTGTGAAGAAGGAACACCTCCTAAAGATTCAGATGTATTGGAAATGCTTGAGAAGTATAGTAATCAGTATAATAGCATTAGAGAGAATTATAGTAATAGCTATTACATTCAAGCTAGATCAAATTACCAGGTTAAAGAGATTCATAAAACCAAGTATAGTTTATTATTTCCTTATTACATTAGCGGTGTAGGAGTTATTCCAGTATGGTATAAATCAGCATCTCAAATAGAAACTTTATTTAAGGAATTGATAAAAGGTTCTGAGTTTGAAAATAAAAAGAGAAAAAAATTAGGATTAGATTAAAAAAGTTCGTATATTAATAAAAACAAAAATAAATTTAAAAATCAAGTTATGAAGAAAATTTTAGTTATCGTAGCAGTAGTAGTAGGTATTTTCGCAATGTTTAGTTCATGCGATGTAATCAATGCCGGACACGTAGGAGTAAAAGTTGATATGTATGGCTCAGGTAAAGGAGTACAGAACGTAACAGCATGTACAGGATGGGTATTTTATAACCCTATCACAACAAAGGTTTATGAGTTTCCAACTTATATCCAGCATAAGGAGTATAAGAAGACAGAAGATGGAGATAATTCATTCACTGTAAATACTAAGGATGGTTCTGAGTTTAGAGTATCGCCAATACTAAATTACTCTGTTAATCCAGACAAAGCACCTTCAATCTTTGCAAAATATAGAAGAACGTTACCAGAGTTAGAGGAAGGATTCTTAAAGACAGCAATATATGATGCATTCAGATTAGCAACAAATAAGTATACAGCAGAGGAATTAATATCTAATAGAGCAGTATTTGAAGTAGAAGTAAGACGATTGTTATCAAATCAAATTACTAAAGAAGGATTTCTCGTTAATCAATTTACATCTAATCTAGAATACCCAGCTTCATTTAAGAATGCCATTAACGCTAAGAATAATGCAGTACAAGCCGCGTTAACAGCCGAGAATCAGGTACAAACGGCAACAGCACAAGCTAAGATTAAAGTAGCAACTGCCCAAGGTAATGCCGAAGCATTATTGACAAATGCAAGAGCTGAGGCTGAGTCAAATAAATTAAGACAGTCTACATTAACAGCAATGCTATTGCAACAACAATGGATTGAGAAGTGGGATGGTGCTTTACCAAAGACACAATTGGCATCAGGATCTAATACGATGTACGGCTTAAAGTAAAAATAAATTGAAAATAATTGTAAAAAGGCTTGCTTTGGTAGGCCTTTTTTCATATATTTAGGTATAGAAATTAAAAAGAGAAAGATTATGCCAAAAATATTTAAAGTAGGAGGATGTGTTAGAGATGGACTTCTAGGAGTAAAGACAAAAGATATCGACTTCACATTTGTATTAGAGGACCTAAACAAAACAGTTGAAGAAGGATTCAAAGAGATGGAACAATGGATGATAGATCAAGGATTTATAATCTTTCAATCAGTTCCAGAGATGTTTACAATCAGAGCTAAATTTCCAAGTGATCATAAATTTGCTAAATTGGATGCTGACTTTGTAATGGCTAGAAAAGAAGTCGGATACGTAGAAGGAACAAGACGTCCAATACTAGAATTAGGAACATTGGAAGATGATTTAGTTCGTAGAGACTTCACAGTCAATGCAATGGCTGAAGATGAGGATGGAAATCTAATTGATTTATTTGATGGTATGTGGGCTTTAGAAAATAAGATGCTTCTCACACCTCTTGATCCAGCACAGACATTCTTAGATGATCCTTTAAGAATGCTAAGAGCACTTAGATTTTCAATCACTAAAGGATTTATAATAGCTCCTAAGGTTTGGGCAGCGATGTTTATTCCAACTCTAATTAATAAATTGGAGGAGGTAGTAAGCGGAGAGAGAATAAGAGAGGAAGTTATAAAGATGATGAAAGCAGATACTGTAGCAACTCTACGACTATTGGCTGAAATTGATAAAATAGAGCCTAGATTTGTAGAGGCTATATTTGGAAAAGAGATGTGGTTAAAACCAACATTCGAAAACTAGGTAGTAATACAGTTGCTCTAAAACTCAGTACTATTTATAATAAATAATAGAACCACAAAATACATAAATGGAGAATACATTTGATTTAAGAAAATTTTTAGTTGAAAATAAATTAACATATAATTCTAGACTTGTAGAAGGACAACAACTTACTCCTGAAGAGCAAAAAGCAGTAGATTATGTATTAGGTTTAGATGAAGGAGTAGTAGGTGATATAGTAAGTAGAGCTAAAGAAATAGCTAGAAAAGGATTACTAAAAGGAGCAGTACTTGCTACCTTACTAGCAACTCCAAATATAGCTCAAGCTCAAAAAACACAAATTCAGCAAATAGCTTCTACAACAACAACAACAGCACCTACTCAAAAAGCAACTCCAGCAGCTGCTACATATGCTGCATCACCTAAGACAGTAGTGCCGGGAACAATTAAAACAGTTAACTTTACTCAAACTTTTGCAAGTGGAGAAGTATATTTAACAAACAAAGATGCATTAGCAAAAGAAATGGGTGAGTTACAAGCCTTTCTAAAAGGAAAAGATGCTTCTAAATTCAGAGTTGTAATTGTAGCAGGTGAATCTCAAGTAACTAATCCAAAAGGGTACGAAACTAAAGGTTCATTAGCACAAGCAAGAGCCAAAGCAGTTGAAAATGAAATAAAAGGTTTAAAGTTTAGTAATATCGATATTAAGACTGAAATAGGAACCACTGCTTATAAACCAGGTAATAATATAGACGATCCTAAATATCAAGCAGAACAATTTGTTACTATAAACATTATAGCAAATAATGATATTTGTAGTATGCCAGATGTTGATAGAAATGAAGGGCAGGGAGTAGCTACAAATAACTATGTAACCTACGATGATTACATCAGTGGTGTAGGAGAATTAGTATTAGATACTGGTACAATACCTGATAGAATGGTTGTATTGGACGCAAATGGTAATATAAAACAGGATACAGGTTACATAACTACCAAAACAAGTAAATATAAAGATTGGAAATACACACCAGCACATGTTTTAGCATTGACAAACGCTTACATAGCCGGAAATGTATCGATGAAAGGTATTGATCCAAAAACTGTAATAACTGTAACTGATTACGATGATTTAGTAAAACAGATATCAAATACCGCTAAACCGGGAGTTATAGGAGATGAAATAGGGCCGGCATTAAATCAAATGAAAAAAATGATTTTGAATGGGCAGAAAGAATTTGTTATCTACAATTTAGGAACTTCCGTAGCTAAATTGAAATTTGATCAAAATAAAGGAGAAGTTCAAGCTAAAGTATATTCACCTGTAGGTAAGACAGGTTACAATATAAAAGGTAGTTGTAAGTAAAAATAATTTAAAAATAATTAAGAAAAGAGTTGCTAGTTCAACTCTTTTTTATTATCTTTAAGTATTATTAAAAACAAATAAGAGTTATGAAAAAATTATTAGTACTGCTGTTATTAAGCACAGCAATGTTCTCACAAACAACTACGGTAAAAGGAATTACTTTATCTTATGATAAAGTCAGTCAAACAATGACATTAAGTATTCCACAAAACTCTATGAAGGTTCATAGTAAAGATGAACAGGTAAGAGTTGTAATCAATAAAGAGTATAGTTTAAAGAAGTACATAGGAGGTCTTCCAGTACTAACATCAGCCAATTACTTTACACACGAAGGATACTTCTACTCTAATATGTCTTACTTTCAAACTAGTCGACCTAGTAACAGTATAGTAGTAAAGAATAATCTAATCTTTAAGTTTACAGATGTAGAAAAAGGAGAATATGTTTTAGAGGTAAGTGATTTATGTGATTGGAAATGGGAGAGTAACGTAAATAGTAATTCATTAATAGTAAAATAGTCAACAAAAGAGTTGCTAGTGCAGCTCTTTTTTCGTATCTTTAAGTATTAGAAACAAACAAATAAAGGTTATGGGAACAATTCTAAAAACATGGGTAGGTAATGAAGTTACGATGGAGCTTTATGCTACAAAGAAAGCAGCAGAGGCTGCAGGAAAGAAATTCATAAGAGTACTGAGAGCTAGCAACAAGGAATGGGGTAGTGCAGGATGGGAAACAAAAAACACAAAAGATATATAGTATGATACACGCAATAGTAGGATCAATAGCATTAGGATGTGTCCTTGGAGGATTTATAATAGGCTTTGGATTGATCATTGAAAGTATAAAAAAGACTAATAAAAAGGGAGGGCGTTAATCTAATATTGTCACGCGCAAATTCTCCCAACCCCGGAGAGGTTGTTGGAGGTAAAATCTAGAAAAATGGAGATGAAAAAGTTTTTAGAAATTTATTTAGGATTCTTTACAGCACTACCATTGGCCTTTTGTATATTAGTATACTTAATAGGATGTTTTATATCATGGAGTATTCTCGAAGTAAACATACAATGGCCAATTGTTAGAGTGTATATGGTGATAGCTTTTATAGTATCAATATTTTTAGCAGCAGACGATCAGTTATGAAAAAGTTAATAGGAAGATTGTATTGGGAATTATCCAATCGAATAGGGTATATAATCACTGTTAGAGACTATTATGATCCACAAACATTCACATTAAAGAAAAAGAATAGCCATTTAATATTATATAAGATCGTAAGTGAAACAGATAATGCAGGATGGAGAAAGCTAGAGGAAGTATACAGAATTCAAATCAAAAAGATATGAGTGATCAACCAGTAATGCATAGAGCATCATTTGAATTTTACCAGGAAGGTAATACAGATGGAACAACAGACGAGACAGAGGAGTTAAAAATTGAATGTATGGGTATAGGAGATCTTACAGAAGGATGTTACTATGTCTTGAGAACACAAACAGGATGGTCAATAGATAGTCCAGAAGAACTAAAACAATTGGTTGAAAGAGTAGATAAAATGATGAAGTTATGATAATTGAAAATCATGAATATATCTTAGATGACACCAAACGAGTAAATGTTGTTTGGAAGAAATACGATAAAGCTAATATTTTAGAAGTTGGTATCGAATACCCAACAGCAATAGTTGATATTGAAAGATTAACAGGTGTACCATTAAACGAAGAAGAACTTATCAATTTAGGTTTTGAGATTGTAAGATTTAGAGAACCTAAAATGCATGTCGGAATAGATAGATTTTGGAAATTAGATTATGCTGTTATGCAAATTAACAAAGGCTCAGGACGTACAGATACCTTTTGTCTCAGATTTAATGATAAAAAGGTTGTTTTAGATAACTTTTACGGTGTTAGATTTGAATACGTTCATGAAATTAAACTATTATTAACTCTTATAAATAAGGTATGATGATTATTATTTGGTTGATACTTTTACTAGGAGTAACAAGACATATAGGCTTAAGAGGAGGAAGACAAATTCCAATGCCTCCAAAAAACAAACCTAAAAACAAAAAGGTATGAAGCTAGCAGTAATAGCACACGATGGTAAGAAAGCAGACATGGTAGCTTTCATAATGAAAAGACTTGAGTTTTTTAGTAGAGTAGATATAATTGCTACAGGTACTACAGGAAGACATATTGAACATGCAGGACTACAAGTTCAATGTTTAAAATCAGGACCATTAGGAGGAGATGCACAAATTGCTTCTATGATAGCAGATGGGCAAGTTGATGGTGTTATATTTTTTATTGACCCACTAGATGTTCACCCACACCAGGTGGATGTAAATATGCTATTGAGAATTTGTAATGTATACAATATTCCATTGGCTACCAATTATAAGACAGCAGTTTATGTTATAAATGGATTACAAACAAAATTGAATAAAAAGATATGACCGTAAGAGAACTAATACAAAGTCTAAGTAAGATAGAAGACCAAGACATAAGAGTAATGGTAAGAGGCTATGAAGGAGGAGTAGATGATATAGTAATAGGAAATGGTATAGATAATAATACTATAGTAATTCCAGCAATACAGTATGTAGCCTTAGATGTAAATACGGAATGGTATTACGGTACACATGAAATAGTATATAATATGTACGGGGGTATTAATAGCAATTACCATATAGTAAAAGCAATAGTTCTATAGGCTAGATACCCGTTTGTAACCCGTTCCGATACCCAATTCGTTACCCATTCCATACCCGTTTCTGTCCCCGTTTTATACCCGTTTATACATACGTACGTACCTGGAGAGATACATGGAGAGACATAGAGAGAACTACTGAGAAACATAGTAAAAGGTTAATGACTTTGGCTAAACATAAAGAGTAGTAAAGACCTAGGAAGAGTATAAAGACATATAGTACTTGGTATGAAAAGGTACTGTATATGATATACGATGTGTAGTAAAAGGAATAGGCTAGGGTAGAATTAGTATAGGAAAAATGAGGGGGATGTGCCTCCCTAATAACTTTTCTCTATAATAGGGGTTGTCTATGACTCTATAGACCCGTTCTAGCTACCCATTTGTAACCCGTCCCTATAGACGACAGGGAGAGAGTGTAAGGAGAAACCCGGTTTTGGTACCCATTTGTAACCCGTTGATAGACCCGTTCTAGTGACCCGTCCGGCTACCCGTTAGAGACCCGTTCTGTAACCCGGGAAAAAACCCAAAAAAGAGTTGCTAGACTGAAATAAAGTTCTTATCTTTAGGTATCAATAAGAAAGATATGGAAAAACTGATAGAATTAAACGAGGTAGTTGGAAAGGATTGTTCCTGTAATGGATCCCCTACCCTAAGAGCTAAACTGGTTAGTGTGGGTGAGGAATGGTGTATCCTAGAAATCACTCCAAGGGTATACTCCAGGGATGAATCCAAGGACGTATTTATTGGTAACAGAGTTAGGGTTAGTACATCCTATGCCTATAACCTTTATTATGCCTAATATGAAAACAATCCAGGTCACTCTCCAGGAGAGGTGGGCAGCCTCCAGGCACAAGGTCCACAAGTCAAAAAAATCCTACACCAGGAAAAACAAGCACAAAGAAAAAGGGCCCTCCAGGCCCTCTCTTTTTTTCAAAAAAATTTGAGTATAAGGTACCGGCCCGTCTACTCTTCCGACTCTCTTTCAAAGCCAGGCCCCTTATATATCTCCCTCTAACGTACCTAAAGATACGAACTATTCTCCATATAGGCAACTTTTTTACAAACTTTTTTTATTTTTTTTTTAGACAGCAGAACATGGTGTACCGGACCGTCTACTCTTCCGACAGTATTGCAGTGCCAGGCCCCCTATCTCTTTGATAGTACCTAAAGATACGGAGAATAATTCATACTACAAACTTTTTTAGTAACTTTTTTTTAATTTATAATGAGTATAAATAACGAAATAAAGTTGGAGCCTATTATCTTATTTCCTATCTTTAGGTATCAATAATTAAAACATAGAAAATATGATCAACACAATTCAAAGTTTAAACGTAGTAAATATGATTGGAGATAGAAAAGGTATCTTCCAGGCCATTACAAAAGTACCAGCAGGCTTTATGTCAGCATATGAGATAGGATCTGAATTACCTTCTCTTAATAGATGGAAGAAAGGAGCTCTTCAAACAATTCAATTCCAGCCTGAAGGATCTAATGCATGGCTTACAGTATTTGCTAGAAAAGGTACTAAGGTACTTATAATGGATCTTCAGATAGCTGAGCAATTGGAAGTAGGAACAGTTAATCAATTGTTTTCTAATACAAATCTTTATGATCAGAATCAATATCAATCAATGAAAGCTAAAACATGGGCTGATAAAGTTTTTGTTATTAATAAACATAACTTAGAAAAAAGTTGCTAGTTCCCTTTCTTTTACTTATCTTTAGGTATTAATAATTAAAACATCAATAAAAATGAAACATCCAAATTATCCAAAAGCAACAAATCAGTATTTAGGTAGTACAACTACTAAACCTTTAAATCAATCTTCCAAAGAAGCTCTAGATCAAAATCTATTAGAATTTAGAATTAGGTTAAATGGAATTATTGCTAGAAAAGAAAAGGAAAAATTAGAGAAAAAAAGTTGGTAAAAAAGTTGCCTCTTCGGAGGCAATTTCTTATCTTTAGGTATCAAAATAAATTAATAACTAAAAACTTAAAATTATGTCTAGATTAGAATTGATTGCTCAAGTAAAAAGTTTAAATGTTCAAACTGCAAAACCAGCTCACATGATGAAGACTGAAGATCTTCAAGCATTAGTTGAGAAGTACATTAAGGGTGCAGAGGTAAAAGAGATTACAATGAAATCCAGAATCTTAGAATTTTCTAAGGAAGGAAAAACTACAAAAGAAATTAAAGTACTTTTGGAGGAAGAAGGTTGGGCTTCAAAAATGAAGTGTGGAAAAATCCGTCCAATCTACATCAATTTAGTTGTAAAAAATAACTAAAAAAAGTTAGGAGATTAGTTGCTAGTCTCCTTTCTTTTACTTATCTTTAGGTATTAGTAATCAAAATATATAATCATGCAAAAAGGAACAGTTACAGGAGAAGTAAAAAGAATCTTAAAAGATTTAGGGGTTCATTATGATGCTGTATTCTCTGACAAATATGGAGAGGATAGAGTAGGAGCTAAATTTTGTCAAGTTTATTTAACTGACGAACAAAGACAAGTTGTAAAAGAAAAAATGGAACAACAAGGATTTACATTTCACTTTATTAAAGAAAATGTAAATAGTTATTCTTTTTGGAATGGAACAAGGTTTTGTTTTAGTAAAAATTAATTAAAAATAAATGAAGAAAGAGTTGCTAGTTCAATTCTTTCTTCGTATATTTAGGTATTAATAATTAAAACATATACTATTATGATCGTAGAAAATCTTTTAAAGGAAACTTCAAACAAAAAAATCTTCTCTGTAACTTTTATTAAAAAGGATGGAAGTCTTAGAAAAATGAATGCTATGAGAGGGGTTAGAAAAGGAGTAAAGGGAGTTGGACATTCTTTTGATCCATCTGAGAAAAATTTATTAACTGTATATGATATGCAGAAATTAGATTTCAGATTTGTTAATCTAAATGAAATTATTTCGTTTAAAGCTAACAGAAAAAGTTTCAAAAAATAATTGTTAAAAAAGTTGGTACCTGAAGATATATTTCGTATCTTTAGGTATCAATAATTAAAACATATAACATTATGAAAAATTCATTACAGTCCTTAGTAGGAAAAGAAGTACAGATCTACCCAGGAGATTCTCAAAAGAAAAAAGGAATCTTATTAGAGATCTCAGAGCAAGGTTTTTTATTTAAAATTACCTTCTATTCAGGAAATGATAGTCAGTATGAAGTAGGTAAGTTACATTTTATAAGTAAAAATAATTTACTTTCTTTTAAAGAAATTTAAAAAATAGTTGCTCGTTTAAATTATAGTTCGTATATTTAGGTATCAATAATTAAAACAATATAAACTATGGGTTATTCAAGTATGTTATTAGGTAAAGGTTTTAACCAACCTTATCGTTCTGTAAATGAAATTGTCGAATTTTTAATCGATAATCCATTTCGAACAGAATCTGAAATTCAAGAACAAGTTTTTAGCTATTACAGAACTTCAACTTGGGAATCAAACAAGAAATATGCCGACATGTTAAGACGAGGTCTTGACAAAGGTCTGTATAAGAGAATTCTATGGAAAACTAAATCCGATAGTAGAAGTCTATACCGTTATTATGTTCCAACTTCTGTTAAAAATAATTTAAAATAAAGTTGCTCGTTTAAATTATAATTCGTATATTTAGGTATCAATAATTAAAACATATAAAAACATGAGTTTATTATCTACTGCAAAACAAATTTTAATTGACGGGGCTATTGAATTGTATGAAATGAGAAGATCTGATTTAGATTTAGATGTTCTTTCATATCAAAATCATTATTCAAATTTAGGAGCTATTATTTTTCAAATCGATAAATATGAATCTCTCGGAGATATCATAAACGATATGGAAAAGGATAATCTTCAGGAATTGGGATATTTCGGAGGAGATGATTTTTTACTTGATGAATTCTTGAAAAAAGTTAGGGAAAATGTTTAAAAAAAAGTTGCCTCTTCGGAGGCAATTTCTTATCTTTAGGTATCGATAATTAAAACATATAAAAGATGAAAGTATTTTTATACAATGCAAAGACGGGAGAGTCTAAACTTTCCGGAGCAGATCAAAATGGTAAAGTTTATCAAGGTTATTTAGCCGAAGGATTTGAACCCTTAGCTCTTATTCATGGGTTTAGTGTTACTACTTATCCTTATACCAATGAAATGAATAAGGCTTGGTTTGAAGAAAAAAGTTGTGATTTTATTAAAAAATAGTTGCTAGTTTAAATTATAATTCGTATATTTAGGTATTAATAATTAAAACATATAAAATCATGAAAAGTCAAGCAGTACAATTATTAGAGAATACAAATTATCTAGAAACAGTAATCGAAGAATGTAAAGGACAAGAGTCAGAAGAGCAGTTATATACTATCTTTGAGTATCTAAATGATCTAGACAATTATCAATTAGGAAATTCCTATTCAGCATTGATGAAGCATGCAAAGACAGTTCAAAATTATATTAAAAAGAATTGTTAAAAAAGTTGGTACCTAAGTATAAAGTTCGTATATTTAGGTATCAATAATTAAAACATATAAAATCATGGCTAAAAAAACTTATCAGGACACGGACGGAACGTCATTTAACGGAGTAACAATTCGAGCAACAGTTGAGCAATTAACAAATGCTTTTGGAGATCCAACTATGGATTCAAATTGGGGAGATGATAAAGTGAATTTCGAATGGGAGATGGAAACTGATGAAGGGGAAGTATTTACAATTTACGATTGGAAGGAAGGTCGTCCTTTGAGATTGGATGAATACATTACATGGCATATTGGGGCAAGGAGTAAATCTGTTGCAAATGATGCTGAGAGAGAAATATTGAAAAAACTTTAAAAAAGGGTTGGCCCTTCGGGGCCTTTTTCTTATCTTTAGGTATCAATAATTAAAAACAGCAAATAATATGAAACGTAATTTCACACCAAAAAGAATTTTCAGAGATCATTTTATTATGATACATTCATTCAAAATATTAGGAGTTTATATTCCTTTATTGATTACTTATTTTAACTTTGGTAAGCGTTACTATTTTAACTTAAAAAAATAATGTTATGGAAAATCAAGAAAGATTTTACGAGTGGATGTTAGCGATGGGGAATATTCATTTGGCTAGTAATGAAAAAATGGCTAAAGCATATGAAGCAATTGCTAAGAGTGATGCTAAAATAAATAAAAAATAATTGTTAAAATAGTTGCTAGTTTAAATTAATGTTCGTATATTTAGGTATCAATAATTAAAACATATAACATTATGACAAGATTAAATTTATTAGAGGATCAAAAAGCAATCCTTACAGCTCAAAAAGAAGTATTAGAAAACAAAAGAGGAGACATCTATGTAAGAGAGCAAAAAGCAATCTCAGATGCTTTGCTTCCTTTCTTCTCAGATTTTCCTAAAGAAGTAGAAGTTGAAGTAGTAAGAGGGTCTGTTTACTTTAAAATGGATCATCCAGAAGTAAAGTACAAGAAAGAATTATTCAATCTTTATTTAAGAGAGGATTATGATTTCGAGAATAGTAAGAAGTCTTATAAGGGAGTTGATTTATCTTACTATACAACTTCAACAAGAGGAGTTGATGAGTGGGAGTTAAGAAGATTAAGAATGCTAGGAGATTTAGCAGATATTGTTTTGAAAGAACAAGACAATATAGTTGATGCTGCAAATAATGCTGTTGAATCTTTCAAAGCAGAATATGCTGAGGTGTATAAGGAAATGCAAGAAATTGGAAGTGAGATTAGAGGAGTTGATCAATTGATTGCTTTCTTAGAAAAAGAAAAAATTGAATGGGATTTGAAAGATGAAGGAGTAGAGTTTAATACAGGAATGGGTATTCAATTAAAGTATAATTATACTCCAGTTGTAGTATGGGTTAAATTAACTGATGTTTCTAAATCAGGAAAGAAAGGTACTGCAGTCTTTAAATGGGCTCATGGAGGAAGTGAATCTAGAGAAGAAAATATAAATGTTAGTTCCATAATTGATCAAGTTCATGGAAGACGTAAAAGCATTATTCAGCAAACTTTAGCTGAATAGTTTTTAATTATTGATCGAAGAAAGGGCTCCGTTATAGGGGCCTTTTTGGGTTAAAATAGTTTGTAAAATAGTTGCTAGTTACAATCTTTATTCGTATATTTAGGTATCAATAATTAAAACATATAACATTATGCAAATAGAAGATTTAAGAGGACAAGAGTTTATTCATTTCAAAGATGATTCAATTATCTACATTGTAGGTAAAAGTAAAGATGGTAGATGTATTATTCATTGGAAGGGTGAAGCAGATACAGCCGTCTATAGAGATGAGCAAGTAGTTGATTTTTTCGAAAGAGAAATTTGGATCCTATACTAGCCTCAGAAACATTGCTAAAAATAGTTAATAAAAAAGTTGCTAGTTACAAAGTTAGTTCGTATATTTAGGTATCAATAATTAAAACATATAAAAAATGAAAAATTTAGTAGAAGTTAATTTAAGGGATGTTAAAGAAGAAGTTACTTATTTAGTTCATGTAAGTGAATATGAACGATATGGAGATAATGAAACTTATTTGTTAAAAGGAAATGGAAAGGAAGTTTTAGAGTATATAAAGGATAGGGTTGGATTTGATGATGATGAAGATGAAGATTTATTTACTTGGTTTGATGAGAGTAATGGGGATGGGGATGATTTAATTAGTATTTTTGAAGTGTAAAATTAATTAAAAAAAGATTGGGAATTAGTTGTTAGTTCCCTTTCTTTTTACTATCTTTAGGTATCAATAATTAAAACATATACATCATGTCAAAAGAAAAAACATTTATTATCGAATCAGCTAGATCAGGAGGATTTATGTCTTCAAGACCAACAAGGTATTCTTATGCAGAAGGTACTCTAGAATATCTTATAGGGTATCATAGTTATACTTTAGAGTGTGGTGCTTCATGGCAGCATGAAAGAGGGAATAAGAAGGTAAATTGTAATCCAAAGACAGCAGCAGGCTTAGTTAAGAGCTTAAACATTGCTACAAACAACTCTGCTGCTAATGGATATTCAGGAACTTCCTATCAATTAGTTACAGAAAAAAGATCAGAATAAAGTTGCTCAATTGAATTAAATTTCTTATCTTTAGGTATCAATAATTAAAAATAGTAAATCATTATGAAAAAATTATCACTACAACAAACAGCAAACATCCTTAAAGTAGTAGTAATTATTGCTTGGATAGTATTAATGAACTCTTTAACTTCATGTGGATCAGCTTGTAGCAGAACACATCGTTATTGGAACACACATAGATGTGTATAAAAAAAAGTTTAAAAAAAAGTTGCTAGTTACAATTATAGTTCGTATATTTAGGTATCAAAATTAATTAATCAATAATTAAAAACAAAAAAATCATGACAAAAAATCAAACAGTGGACTTATTAAAAAGTCAAATGCCAGGATTCTATTCTGTAGAACAAGTTATTAATCTTATTGAAAAGATTGAAGAAGGATCAAGTAGAAAAATTACTACTGATGATATTGAAAGAGCAATTGATAAAACAATCAGTTGGATTGAAAACAATGAAAGAGATATAGTTGATTTAGATTCAGCTGAATTTGAATTAAGTTACAATAATCATTTAGAGTGTGTTGGAGTTCCAATTAATACAGATGGAATTAGAGAAGCTTTAGAAAATAACTTCATGGATTTTGGAGAAGCAGAAGAAGTAGAAGAAGAAAAAGCTGAAAATGAATTGTAAAGAAAGTTGCCTCTTCGGAGGCTTTTTCTTATCTTTAGGTATCATTAATAATTAAAACATCTACATCATGAAAGAGTTTTTCCAAGCACAGTTTAAAATGTTGGACAGAGGATTAGTAGCAACTCCAAACACAAGAGAAGATCTTGAAGCGTTTGCTAAAGCCAATAATGGTTCAATGGACATCTTACTAATGCAAATGGCTATCAACTATGGTTACAAGATAGCATTAGAGAATGTTCAAGAGGAGTTGGAGAAGGAGGTAGCATAATGGCAGAGTATGATTTAAGAGGTAGCTGGACAAAGAAGCCCAAAGAGGCTTCTAAGTCCTTCTCTCCAATGATTGGAATGGTCTATGAGGGTAAGGATAAGTTCTTTGGTAAGATGGTGCTAGGTATCTTAATCGAGATGTTTGATCAGAACGATGAAGCAGTCCTAAGATGTAGAGGAGGAGTATTAGTCTCAGTCGATAAAAAAAGTTTAAAAATAGTTGCCTAATTGAATAAAGGTTCGTATATTTAGGTATCAATAATTAAAACATATAACATTATGACAAGAGAACAATTTTTAAACGGGACAACATTTAGAGTAGGCTTTTTATCCTACAAAGGAGCAGAGACTTATTCGTACAATGCAAAAGACAACTACATGTCTAAACAAGTAAGGTCTTCTATAGATGAGAAGATAATCTTAGATGATTATGTTTGTAATGTAACAAAGGTAGGTAGATTAGGATTTGAAGGTTTTGTTCACGTAATGAAAAAGAAAGTAGTTGTTAAGTATAAGTTTGAAGACTTAGTAGAATTTAAAGAGGGGGTTTAAGCCCCCTTCTTTTTTAATAGGCAACTTGTCTAGGAACTTTTTTTTTCTTATCTTTAGGCCGAGGTCAAGGTGATGTCAAGGTGACAGAAAGTTGACAGTTAATTTCCCTCACGGTGACCGGTATCGGGTTTCGCTGGTTTGTATGAGAAATCTATTTCTGACGATTTTTGAGGTATAGTAATATATATTTATATACTGATCAACCATACCTCTTATCAACGTATTTTTTTATATAAGTATTCAACCCCAATCCCCTCTGTGCTAGTCTTTTCATCATCTCTACATGATTTCTACCCGCCCTTGCATATGTGTATTTATACACCATTCCATTTGTCTTAAACTGTACAGATATAAAGTCCAGTCCTATTACAAAGGCATAGACAGATGATCTTCGACTTATATTTTTATATACTTCCATATTAATAAATAATTGCCAGACTACTTTTTGTGATATTTATCAGAAAAACCGTAATTTTTTTTCCGGCAAATTTTTACTATATTAAGGTTATATATTTATATAAAAAAGTAATATGAAAGTTCTTGATAGCGGATCATTGTTCTCTATATTTGAACAAGCAGATGAGGAGGTCTTTAAAGAGGGTGGAGTAGATACTGTTCTTGATAATGACTTTATACTACTAGGTACCGTTATAAAAGGGGTAGAGAATTACTACATTATTGATCAGCTATATTCTTTCAGGTATGGAGAACAGTATCTCTCCACAAGGGAATCTATAAAGTTAAAGTACTTTACCGGACTCTTAAGATATATGGAGAGAATTGATGAGATACAGTCAGATACGCTTTTAGCACTTAAAGAAGAGTTAGGTATTCAATCTATAAATTATGCATTACAGGAACTACTATCTTTTTTTGAAGAAGTAGAACAGTACGAGCATTGTGCTAGAATTTTCAAATATATTGAACTTTTTTCACTAAAAGAGTTGGTAGTTCGCTAAATATTTCTTATATTTAGGTATATAAATTTTTAAAACTAAGACTATATGTTATCATATATTTGGCATTCAAACTTTTTAGCATGGTATTTCAGTCTTGGCTTTCTTATAGCCATACTATCAGACACTAGCATTCGTAAACTTAATTCAAGTAAACCATTTACCTCTGGCGAGATGTGGGCTTGTATACTAGTCTGGCCTATAGTCTTAATTATTTTTCTAAAAGGTTTTTTTGGAGATCAAGATTAATTTAAAAAAAATAGGTTATGTATAAAGACAAAATAAGTCTATCGGAGGCCATGTCCTACGAATTATTAGGGGATATTACAATTGTTGATGCTTCACCAGAATCACTTCCACCTTTCGGAGAAAACGGAAAGAGATGGAAAGAGGCTTTTATTAGACTTCAATCCAAACATAGACATATATCTCCAGATAAACTCCTTACCTTTCTATCGGCCAAATACCTTGTAGAGATTCCTGAAGGATTAGTAAATGAAGAAACAAATACATATTCCTGGAGATTCCTACATGGGGTGGAGAATAAGCAAATAAAGCAAAAGACTATAGATAATATTGAATATGTATATGTTATGGTGAATCCCGGGTATCCCTCCTTGTGAAGATAGGAATGACCATTAAGGATGTTCATAGGAGAGCTACATCAATAAACGCTACTGCGACAGTTGAGGAGTGGGTTCCAAAGTTTGCTCTTCCTTTGGAAAAAGCTACGGCTTTTTATGTCGAACAGGCCGTACATACTTTTTTTGCTTCCAAGAGGGTTGATTCTGATTTAGGCAATTCTAGAGAGTTTTTTACCCTCGATCCTTTAACAGCTTTTGATAAAATTCGAGAGGTAGGAGCAGTATTTCAAGTGGGAGATCCTATAGTTTACTAAAATTATCTTAAAAAAACTGTAGAGGCTTGGTGGGATTAGTTGAAAATCTGCGGCGATCGTTCGCGTTTTTCCTCCCCCTTACTCACAAGAGTTGCCTTTCTGCAAAAAATTTCATAACTTCTTCCTATATAAAAAATATTAACAAAAAGGTTAATAAAAATAAAAGATTTAAAAATTAATAAAAATAAACAAAAATGAGAAACAAAGAATTGTTTGAAAGAAAATTAGAGGCTTTTGAAACAGAAGTTAGACTAGTAGGGTACCATGTACGTAGAAATGAATCCGATGCTGCTTTTGATAAAGTAGCGGAAATATTAGAAAAAATTGGGGATTTAAGAACTTTGTTAAATACCGAATCTCAAGACTAATGAATCTTTCGGCAGAACAAATAGAGAAAAATTGGAATAAGTATCTTAAAATTGTAGATACTTTTATAACAGGTGAGCGTAAAGAGAAGTTAAAATCTCTTTATCTCGACCTAGCTGATGAAATGGTTATGGCTCCTGCTTCCTCTAAACCTTCTTTTCATAATGCATTTGCTGGAGGATATGTTGACCATATTAACCGTGTGGTACACTGTGCTCTAAAGACTAAGGCTTTATGGGAGGAAATGGGAGCAGATATTGACTTTACTGATGAAGAATTAGTATTTGCTGCTCTTAATCATGACTTAGGTAAAATTGGAGCAAAAGGATCACCAGGATATCTTCCACAGACTGATGCCTGGAGGAAAGATAAGCTAGGAGAACTTTATACTATTAATAGAGACCTTTCTTTTATGCTTATCCAAGACCGTTCACTATTTACTCTTCAGCAGTATGGAATCTCCATGTCGGAGAAAGAGTATTTAGCGATTAAATTACACGACGGACTATATGATGATGTTAACAAACCTTATTATATATCCTTCAATCCAGACTCTAAATTTAGAACAAATATCGTATATATTTTACATCAAGCTGATTTTTTAGCTTCTAAAATAGAATATGATAGATGGAAAAATGAAGGAGGAACTACTCAACCGCAAGTACAGAAGACAAAATCTACAACCGGTAAGACGGTTAACGCTTCGGAAGGATTAATGAATTTAGTAAAAAATATATAACATGATAGCATTTTTAGTTATTTTTATAATAGCAGCCATAGTATTCGGCTACACTACTTGGAACTTACACCATAAGGTTGTTAGGCAAGAAGATATAATAGAATACCAAGTAGATTATTTAAGAAAGGTTTCGTTGATTATTAGTGAATCAAAAGTATATGTTGAACAATTAGACGAAAAGGGAACTTTTAGATCCGACGATGAAGTTGGAACCTTCTTTAACTTTATGAAAGAAATACAAGAAGAAATAAATGCCTACCGTCTCCCAGATGATTATGGCAAAGGAAACAAGTAACACGAACTATTTTACACAGGAAACAGAGGATGCTATTGTTGAATACAATACAACCTCTGACCCTGTTTTACGTAATAAGCTCTTTAAAGAAAAGATATATCAACCTCTTTATAAGCTATCAGAAAATATTATACATACTTTTAAGTTTTACTATACTGATGTTGAGGACATAGAAGATTTAAAATTAGAAGTAATATCGATGTTAGTGGAAGAAAAACTTCATAGGTTTAATCCTGCTGTAGGTGCAAAAGCTTATTCATACTTTGGAACAATTATTAAAAGATGGTTAATCAATTATAATAACCGTAACTATAAGAAGTTAAAGCAAGTTGGGTCTTTCGATGAAATGCATGACTCTTATGAAACAGACTTAGATACTCAAAATTCAAGACAAATACCTTTAGCAATGGTAGTGAATAAATTTGTAGAATTATCATACGATAATCTTTCGGAAAATTTTAGTAAAGTACAAGAACAGAATGTTGCAGATGCAATACTAACTCTTTTTAAAACTAGACATGATTTAGAAATTTTTAAGAAAAAAGCATTATACATTTATATTAGAGAGATGACAGATTGTGAAACACCTGTCTTAACTAAGGTAGTATCGAGACTTAAGGAAGAGTTTTATAAAGTATATAGTACGTATCAAAATGCAGGGTATACAATCCAATAATGGATATGTAGCTATTTATATAATAAATAGAGTATGGGATTAGACACAACGATTTTTGGGAACAAAACAGTTTCTGATGTACTGAAAGAGATTTACGATAATTCAAGAAGCAAATCTAAACAAGTTAACGCTCTTATTGGGGAATTAAAACCTCTTGTTGAAAATGTAGGAGATGCAACCCTTGTTGTTCCTATGATAAAGGAATACTTAGAGGTAGGGGTAAAGAATGATGAACATCTTATTAAGATGGTAGCACTTGTTCAAAGATTTGACAATGGAAGTAAAGATTCTGCAGACTTCTTCGACCCAGAAGAACTTGCAAAATTAATGGAGCAGAGCCAGGAGATAGGTAAAGATTTAGATAAAAAAGAAGAGTAATGTCAAGTTTAGGTACTAGTTATAATATGACGAGTAAGGTGTATAGTTCACCTGTTCGTTTTAAAAATACCGTAGCAGCTGGGTCTAAGTTTGGCAGAGTTGTTGATATACTATTGGACGATAATAGGGAGTGGAATAACGAAGCTACAAAAGAAAAGTATCCAATCGGTACAGTAAAGTATACTCAATTAAATACAGATCCGACAGCCGCTAATGCTATTAGTTATGCACTACCTTCAAATACAGGAACTTCATTTATACCAAATGTAAATGAACTTATAGAACTAGTACATAAACCAACACCCGATCTTCAATTTCTACCTAGTATGGAGATTCTATATTACTCTGGGCCGGTTAATATCTGGGGATCACCTACTAACAATTCACTTCCAGCAAGCTCTTATGACGGACAAAATCCACAAGCTAATGATGTACTTGAGTTAACTGATATTAATCCATTATATCCATTTCCTGGAGATATTCTTACAGAAGGACGACAAGGTCAATCAATAAGAATTGGAGGATATAAATCTGCTATGAATCCACTAGTAGATGTTAGTAACAATGGACAGCCGTATATTATAATAAGTAATGGACAGATAAAAACAGATAACGGAGTAGACCATATTGTAGAAGATATTAATAAAGATCCTAACTCTATATATTTCCTCTCTAATCATAAAGTACCGTTAATAGCAGCAAATAGTAAAAGAGATGCTTATACACAAGTACCTCTTACATCAGATAAGTATAAGGGAAACCAGGTTGTAGTAAATGGAGGGAGACTTTATTTCAATGCAAAAGAAGAAAGCGTACTTATCTCAGCAAAAGAATCAATAGGGCTAAACGCTAATACTTTAAATTTTGATGGAAAAGAATATGCATGTCTAGATGCAACTAAAATATACTTAGGAGCTAAATCAAGAACATCGCCAGAAGGTATAGCCGAGCCAGCAGTATTAGGAAATCAATTAGATAACTTTCTTAGTGTAATGTTAGACGCTTTACAAAATATAGGAGAAGCAATGAAAGTAGCAGAAGCACAGACAGGAGGTCCTATAGCATCTTTGAATACAGAAGGATATTGTGTAACAGATACTTGTGTTGCACTAAAGACTTTAATGAATCAGATGAAATCTAAAAAAGTATTTATTGAATAATGGCTATAAAATCAAAAATAAGTAAAATAGTATCAAGTCAGATAGGGCCACTACAGGGAAAATTAAGATCTGAAGTTCAAAAGAAAGTTTTACAGCTTTTAAAAGAATTTGCAAATGGATGCCCTAATGTAGAGGCAATGAAGCGTATTATAGCAATTAGAAATAACTTATTAAACGCTATAAATCTTTTTCAGCAAAGAGTAGACGCTATAAAGCCTGTAGTAAACAATCTTACACCAGTTATAAGTACTGCTAAAGTAGCCTTAGAGGTAATAATTAATTTACCAACTCCTACAGCAATTATACCACCACAAACTGGAGGAATAGGTGTTCCTATGTCAGTCTTAAATAGATATAGTAAAACAATAGGTATACTAACAAAAACAATTGATGTACTTGAAGCAGATGTAGAAGCAGTTAATTCAATAACAAAGTCAGTATCAATACCTATAAGTACATTAAGAGATAAGCTACAATCTATTGATTTAAAGATAGCAGAATGTTCAAAAAACAACCCAGGAATAGCTAGCATACTTGCAGCAGCACAGCCAAAAGGGAATACAGGGTCAGAAGGGACACCAGATGCTAGTTACGAATATAAAGGGTATAAGTTAGAAATAGTGCAGGATCCTAATTCACCTAAAATTGCACCAAAAAGGTACGCAATTGCAAAAAATAAAGTAGGACTAGTGGTACTGTACGGAGAATCCTCATTTAGTTCAGATACGAAAGTACTACTAGATGAAATAAAATTTAGAATAGATAATCAATTACCATAACACAACTATTTATTAATATGAAGTTAGATCTATTAAAGAAATTAATTAAAGAAGCTGTAAAAGAAGCAGTTCGAGAAGAGTTAGAAGTAATCCTTTCAGAAGGAGCAAATTCAGATAAAGTACCTACAAAGATGGTATCTGAATATAGAGAAGCAAAACCTGCTGTAACAAAGTACGAAAAATATACCCCTACAGTAGGTAAACCTGCTATAAAAGAGTATGTTTCTACAGGAGATCCACTTGCAGATCTCTTAAATGAAACTAGAGCTGCAATGATATCAGCTCCAGATTCTGGGTATAGGCCGGATGTATCATCAATGGTATCAGCTCCGGGATTAGGAATGCAAACAGCAATGGAAGATCATTTTGCAAGACCAGAAATAGGGGTTGACCTGTCTCAGTTAGATTTTGTAAAAAATGCAGGAGCGATATTTAAAGCATCACAGGAAAAAGATAAACAAAGACTTGGAGCATAATGGCATTTAACGTACAACAAATAAACCCTATAGATTTTCAGCCAAGTGTAGCGGTTGGTGTTGGACTACCTTTTTCTGCTACCAACGTATTTAAGTCTACATTTACAAGTCAAGATGCATTGAAAGCAAATTTAGTTAATTTTCTATTAACGGATACTGGGGAGAGATTTTTAAATCCAAATTTAGGAGCTGGGTTGAGACCTTTACTTTTTGACCAGATGGTAACTAGTAATACAGATGCTATTGAATCAGCAATATCAGTAGGTATTGCAAATTGGTTTCCAGAAATTTCGTTAACAAGTGTATCGACAGATATGGCAGAAGATATTAATACAGTTACAATATACATAACGTATAAGATAAAACAAACAAATGTTCAAGATAAACTTGCAATAAACTTTCAACAATAATGGCTCAAGATAGAGATATAAAATACGTAAATAAGGACTTTAGTGACTATAAAAACCAGTTAATAGAATTTAGTAAAAACTATTTCCCAGATACTTATAACGACTTCTCACCTACATCACCAGGTATGATGTTTATTGAGATGGCTGCTTATGTAGGAGACGTTCTATCTTTTTACCAAGATATGCAACTTCAAGAAACATATCTTCAATATGCTAAGAATCCTGCAAACTTATATACATTAGCCTACATGATGGGTTATCGTCCTAAAGTTACTGCAGCTTCTGAGGTAGATGTAGAACTTACTCAGATAGTAGGAGCATCTGGTGGAAATCCAAACTGGACTCAAGCATTAAAACTGGGGGTTAATACAAGATTATCTTCAACAACAGGAGGTAATACTAAATTTATTATTAATAGACCGGTAGATTTCTCATTTTCTAGTTCATACGATCCTACATATGTTACAGTAGAAACACTATCAGGAGGGCCAAGCCCAACACCTGCTACGTTTATGCTAACAAAAACCGTAAAAGCTACATCAGGAGAATTAAAAACTCAAACAGAGGTTATTACTTCTGTAGAAAAGTATAAGACGATTACTATTGCAGATACAGATATAATAGGAATTGTATCAATAACTGATAGTAGTGGAAATACGTGGTATGAAGTTCCATTTTTAGGACAAGACACTATATTTAAAGATGGTACAAATTCATCTTCAGATAGTGCACAAGTACCGTATCTATTATCACTTCAAAAAGTACCAAGAAGATTTGTAACAAGATTTGATTCTCAAGGTAATTTATCAATTCAATTTGGATCAGGAGTTACAGGACAAGATGATGCAGCTATAACACCAGACCCAACAAATGTAGGTTTCGGATCAGTACAGGGAATTTCTAGGATAGATTACGCATTTGATCCATCTAACTTTCTATATACACAGACATATGGATTAGCTCCTTCTAATACAACTTTATATATTAACTACTTAGTAGGAGGAGGTATTGCATCAAATGTACCAGCTAACTCAATTACAAATATAGATATAGTAAGCATAACAGGAACTGATTTAACTTATCAAACAAGTCTGCAAAGCAATAACCCACAAGCTGCAACAGGAGGAAAATCTGGAGATTCAATAGAAGAACTTCGTCAGAATTCAATGAGAGCTTTTAATGAACAAGGAAGAGCTGTAACACTACAGGATTACACGGTAAGAGCTTTATCACTACCTTCAAAGTATGGATCAATTGCAAAAGTATATGTAGCACAAGATCAACTAACAAATCCAAACTCAGCATTAGATAGTATAATTGATAGTAATCCATTATCATTATCAATGTATACATTAGCTTACGATAATAATACGAATTTAATAAATACATCTACTAATTTACAGAATAATTTAAAACAGTACCTATCACAGTATATGGTGCTTACTGATGCATTAAACATAAAAGATGCTTTTATAATTAATATCGGTGTAAATTTTGATATTATAGTACAACCTAATTATGTAGGAAGAGATGTACTTACGACTTGTGTAAGTAGCTTAAGAGATTATTTTAATATAGTTAACTGGAGTATAAATCAACCTATAAATACATCAAATTTATATACCCTATTAGATCAAGTAAAAGGTGTACAGACAGTGCAAAAGATAGAAGTAGTTAATTTAACAGGAGGTAACTATTCACAATATGAATACGATATTAAAGGAGCTACAAGAAATAACGTGGTATATCCTTCATACGATCCTATGATCTTTGAAGTAAAATTTCCAGATACAGATATTAAAGGCAGAATAACAACACTATAACATGGCAGTATACAGAATATTTCCTGAAAAGGATACGTTTATATCATCAGAAATTCCAACAGGAAATGCTGGTAGAGATGAAATACTTGAAATAGGTGGGTATAGGGATACCGCAAATACAGGTCAAACACATCGACTATTAGTACAATACAGTGATGCTGATATGCAAGATGTGATTGCAAATAAAATCGGATCATCAAACTATAGTGCTAGTCTGCATATTTACCTAGCAGATGCCTACCAGGTACCTGTAACTTATACGATATATGGGTATCCAATCTATGGAGCATGGGATAACGGAGTAGGTAAGTTTAACGATACACCGGTTAATACCTCAGGAGTTTCTTGGCAATATAGAAAAGCAGGTTTAGCAAGTCCGTGGACAACAACAGGATTTGCAGCAAATACTACCGGTTCCTACCTACCAGGATCAACAGCAGGAGGAGGTAACTGGTATACAAGTGTATCAGGTATCAGTCAAGAGTATACACAATCACATGCATTTAATTCAGTTAATGATATATCATTAGATGTAACAAAAGGAGTTAAACTATTTAATGCAGGAACTATTACTAATAGTGGCTTTATATTAAAACTATCAAGCAGTTTAGAATATAATACAACATCGTCAGTTATCTTCAAATATTACGGAGTAGATACTAATACAATATACCCACCCTGCTTAGAGTTTAAATGGGATGATAGTTCCTATAATATAGGATCTCTAGCAGTACTTTCAAATAGTATATCAACAATAGATATAATAAATAATAAAGGAGAATATGCAGACGCAGGAAAGCAGAGATTTAGAATTTCAGCAAAACCTAAATACCCAGTTAAAACTTTTTCAATAACATCTCCATATCTTACAAATTACGCTCTACCTACAACATCTTACTGGGGATTAAGAGATGAAAATACAGAAGAAATGGTAGTACCTTTCGATACCGACTTTACTAAAATAAGTTGTGATTCAACAGGACCTTATTTTGATGTGTATATGGACGGGTTGGAGCCTGAAAGATATTATCGTATATTAGTAAAGACGACTTTAGATGGAAGCACTACAGTAGTAGATAATCGAAACATATTTAAAGTAGTAAGAAATGGCTAATGATATAAGGATAGAGAAGACAGTATTTAATAATACTGAATTTATAAAAGTAGTAGATACAGCCTTTAGCACTTATATGCAACCTACAACAGGGTCTGCAGTAGATAATGTAGATGACTTCTTTAGAATGTATGAAGATCTATACTATGTTATAGATATAATGGGCGCTACAAATTCACATGAGTACTTAGTAAAAAAAAGTTCGGAATTACTAAACTTTGATGCTACTACGCAAAATATACAACCGCTATTAGACGAAATAGCACAGTTAAGACAAGAAAATTTAGGATTAAATCAACAGCTACTAGACCTACAGACTCAAGTATAAAAATGGCAGAAATAACTTACGTACTTAATCAAGAGACACCGGAAAATATACCAGGTTTTGAACAATATCAAGATTCTGATAAATATTTAATTCCTTCCTACCAGCTAAATAACTTATTTGATTCAACTAAGAATTATGTACAGTTACATATAGTTGATTTTGCAGATAATTTACTGAGTAGTAAGTATAACTATAGACAATATACACTATCCTTAAATGCTGCATCAGCAGGAAAAGAAGGAGCCTCTATCATAACTATAGATCCTATTAAAGATAGTCTATACTACGGGTACAATACCGGAGGTATTAAACTACTATACCACTTCTTAAGTGATCTATATACAGATACCTTTGAGACTTTAGAATTTTACATAGACAGTATTTCTGCAGATAGGACAGAACTAAGCCTTCTTACACACAATCTAACACCAGAACAAATTGTTAGCTATACAGAAGCTATAAAAACTAAACTAAAATCACAATCATACTTTAGTGAATTTAGGTTAGATTTAAAGAATAATAATTTAATAATAGGGGTTAATATAGATACTCTAGATACTGTAAACGGAAAATCAGTAATAGTAAAACTATATGAACCTCTACCTGAAAATTTTAAAGTAAAAAATACTTTAAATATAGTTGAATCTATATCAGATTCGGTAGCTTATGAGGTAGATTACCAGGCAAAAGATGTAGCAGAACCGACAGTAGTTTTAAGATCTCCAAATTTTAATATAGATATACAAGACCATAGTGTAGTCCCTTCACAATACTTTACCTACGATGATCTACTAGGTTACCAAGTAGGTAATACTAATAGTGAGATATACTCTATGATAAATGAAAAAGGAGTAGAACTAAGCGTAGATTACTCAGACTTTAGCAATTTTGTTCATTTTTCATCTGCTCAAGAAAGATTAATTAACTTTAAGTATAAAGTAGACTTACTAACCAGCTATTCTGCAAGTTTAAGCACTACATCAACAGTAACAGGAGGAGCACAGGGTGTTAGTGGAAGTACAGCATACTACCAAGGACTTTACCAAGGTATTATAAATAATTTTGATCATTACGAAAGATTTTTATACTACGAATCAGGGAGTTATTCATGGCCAAAATCTAATTCATCAAAACCGTATATAAACATACCGAGTAAAGACCCGGTAACTCAAATAGCTAATACTACAGTAACTGCTTGGTATACTAACGCACTTACAAATGCAGTAGCTTATGATAGTTCAAATTACAATGCACTAACAGAAACAGTACCTACATATTTAAGAGACGATGCTAATAATGAAAAGTATCTAACTTTTGTATACATGGTAGGTCAGCATTTTGATAATCTATGGATATATGGAAAAGCTGTAACAGATAAATACAATAATGATAATAGGATTAATTATGGTATATCAAAAGACTTAGTAGGAGAAGCTTTAAAGAATTTTGGAGTTAAGCTGTATACCTCTAACAAGTCTATAGAAGACCTATTTACTACCTTTATTGGACAAGCTTATCAATCTGGAAGTGAAAAAATTAATCATTATGTAACAGGTTCATTGACAGGATCGAATACACCTATTCAACCTACCTCTTATGATGATTACCAAAAACAAGTTCAAAAACGTATTTATCACAACCTTCCTTTACTATTAAAATCTAAGGGAACAGAAAGAGGATTAAGAGCTTTAATTAACTGTCTTGGTATACCTTCAGATATCCTTAAGATAAAATTATATGGCGGAAGAAATACAAATGAAAGACCGTTTTTTGGTGACTATGACTATTATACAGGTTCTTTAGATAAGATACGTTTAGACAATACCGGTAGCATAGTACCGGGAAATACCCTATCTAACTACACATCTATCATTAAAAGAGATGATAAATATACAGATGATTTACATATCGTAGAAGTAGGTTTTGCACCTGTAGATAACGTTGATAATTATATTAAATCACATATTACAGGATCTTTCGATATAGACGATTATATTGGAAATCCAGACGACTTAACATCAGGATCCTACTCAGCACTACAATCCTTAGCAACTAATCTACTTACCGGCTCACTAGGAACTGATAGTCACTATAATTTGCAAGATTATGTAAAACTTATTAAATTTTACGATAATACTATTTTTAAAATGGTTAAAGATTTTATTCCTGCTAGAGCATTAGCTGATACAGGTATTATAATAAAACCAAATTTATTAAATAGGTCTAAAGCTAAATCAGTAATAGCATCAGGTTCAAGACCAGAATACAGCGGTTCAATTGATACAGCATTTATAGTAGGAGGAAATGCAGGAATTTTTAACGGAACTCAAAATGGAACAGCAACAGAGTACAGTACTGCATATACAGATACTATTCAAACTCCAACAGGACTGCAATACCCTGATACCCTACACGGACAAGAGCAACCAAAAATTAACGGTGAATTCTTAGGAAGTGAAGTAGTAGTTACAGGCGGTAACTTGACGGTTAATAATCCATATTTGCAAAATATAGCAGATACACTACCATATCAAGTATCTATAATAACAACAGCAGCAGACATTTGCTTACTTACCGCATCAATTGTACCATATATAATATCAGATATAACACTAGGGACACCGGTATATGTAGTAAACGATTTTTTTACTTTTACAGGAGGATGTAACTTTACTATAACAGCACCCAGTATAGGTACGATTCCTATTACCTTTCCACATGCTTTTGGTAATGATGGATTAGGTCAATATGAAAACATAACTATAACAGCAACTAACCCGAATTTACCGGGGTGTAGTGATGCTGTAAGAACTACGTACGGAATATGTTATGTTGGTATTCAAGACCATCCTCAAGCTGTAGTACCAAATTTAGTAGCTCCGTATAATATAACAAATTGGTTTAACACTACAAACATACCTACCAGTAATCTAGAGTATACTATAACTTGGAGTAGCAGTACAGTAACATTAACATATACACAAGCACAAAGTTATACATTTACTCAACCACTGGGAGAAGTATTAACAATTCAAGTTAGAGATACAGGACTAGGGCAGACATGTAAAACATCAATACAAGTACTAACAGCTTCAAATACACTAGGAGTAATAAGTGCAGATACCTGCGATGGATTACAGTTCCAGTATAAATGGGAAGTAACACCAGGAGATAACCCAGATGATCCATACGGATATGGTGGTGTGACTACATACTCTGATGCAACAGTAGGAGCAGTTAATAGCGATAATTACAATATACCATGGCTTCCTCGTATAGTTGCTCCAAATCTAAAAGGAAAAGGAATTGCAGGATTTTTTACACCTTTTAACGACCCAGTAGGTAGTATAGGAGTAGGGTCAACAACAAGATTTACAATATATAACTTAACAAATCTTACACCAAATACAGGGGGATGGAAAATAGAAGTTTTTGATTCTTCTTATAGAGATATAAATCCATACGGACCGCCTGGAAATCTTGACTTAGTTGAGCATAATATAAGCAACTATCCTTTCGGCAATTATGTACTAGTACCGCAGCTAGAAGTATTAAGCCCAACTATAACAGTAAAGCCTCCGTATACAGATAATCAATACCAGTACCCATTAGCAGTAGACCTAGAATCACCATATGCAAATATGGGTCAAATTGTAAACGGCCAATACATACTACTACCAGTAGGTCAAGAAACATTCGTAAGAGCCCATGTTATACAGGCATACTCAACATTTTTTCCAGAAACACCACAACAGGTAACGGTATATGGACAGAAGGAGATGTTAGCCCCGCTAGAAGGACTACCAAGATACCCAGCAACCGGTCCAACAGTGAATAATACATGCCCAGGGTTTATAGATGTATGGTTAAAAGAAGGCTTCCAGTACGGATCAGGCCCAGGACAATTTGGTAGAGAACCTTCACAGATTAGTATATATTCAAAAGGTACCTCACCAGATAGTACTGGAAAGTGGATTAAAGTACCAATACGATACTACTCAGCAGATCAATCACAGACAAGTATTAACCAAGCTATAACCGCTGTAGTAGGGTTTACATACCCACCAGGACCATAATTAATAAGTAAGAAATGACACAGCAAGAATTTAGAGCAATTGCTTCAATATACCCTAATCGAGTAAATATTTGGTGTGGAGATACAGGGCCGCCGTATGCAATCTACGCAATAACAATACCTGTAATTAACAGTGTAGGACAAAACGCATTACCCTATCTACAACTAGCACAACAGTTAGCAATACCGTTAGTAAATAACTTAAAGGTAGTATTAAATATAGTATCTAGAGAGTACGTAAATAATCAGTATTACTATTTCTCAGTAGAGACTGCCTATGTTCAAAGCTTAAGTGATGTAATACAGAACTTATCATACATAGAATTTCTACCAGCGATAGATAGTGCAGAATTTTACGATAGTCCGTACAACGTACTGAACGGATCAATTGAAGAACAGCGAAAATCAAGCTATATCATGCAAAGTGATAGGTATAAGATAGGTACACTGGCAAATCCAACCTATACCGGTCCTCTAAACATAGCACAACTCCTATCAGGTTCTGCATCATTAGCAAACGTAAAAGACAGTAATTATACAGATACAGGGTGGACAAGAGGTAGATACGAAGGAACTAAGACAAGTGCAACGGATTACTATACAGTTCCAGCAATAGGTGGAACAGTATTCGAAGGATCAGAATTTCCTGCAAGTAATACTCCATCGCAGATAAGTTACCTACTGTCAAGTAATCAAATATTCTATAAAAATTTCTTTTTTGCAGGAACAGGAGATACCCCAGGATTTGTATCTAACCTGACAACATACCTACTTACAGGCTCACTCGTAGGAATAACAGCGGAAACAAACCCAATATACATATACCCTCAAGCACAAGATACAACAGGAATACCGGTACCTACAACAGGAACTATTTACAGATTAGATAATGAACTAGTTAAAGTAGTGCAAGCAGGGTACCTAGAAGGAACACCGCCTAGATATATAATGAACGTAATAAGAGGTTACAACAGCGTCTCAGCATCTCACTTCAATCTTATAAATGTATATCAAGTAGAGCCAGTACAGATATATAATATAACAGGTAATAAGCTATCAGGAGTACCTAAGGGTCAAGTATTAGTAAGGCAGACTGGAGTGGTAAATAAGTTAGATTCATTAGGATATATAGTAACCTCTAGTAAAATACCTAGCTGGTAAGATGTAGACAGTAAACTATAGTTTATAACTAAAAATAAAATACATATATTTATTAATAAAAACAAATTAAAATGGGATATTTAAGTAATCAAGTAGTAACAGTTGATGCTATTTTAACTAAAAAAGGAAGAGAGTTGCTTGCAAGAGGTGATGGATCATTTAAGATTACACAATTTGCTTTAGCAGATGATGAAATCGACTATACATTGTATAATCCAGATCATCCAAATGGATCTGCTTATTACGGGGAAGCTATTGAAGCTATGCCTCTACTAGAAGCGTTTCCTGATGAAAATCAAATCATGAAATATAAATTAACAACTCTTCCAAGAGGTACAGCTAAACTACCAGTTCTTGACTTAGGATTCGCAGCTATTAGATTAAAACAAGGAGCATCACTAGCAATTACTCCACAGACTCTAAACTATTTAGGATCTTCTCATACTTTCGAAGCAGGAGGATATGTAGCAACTATTGCAGATGCTAGAGTATTAAATACATACAATGGAGTAGGTGTTAATACACCAGAAGCAACAGCTTTAAATTCTACAACTACTCTAGGAACAAACGTTTCTAAAACAGTAATTGGAACTTCAATCAACCTAACTGCAACAACAGTTAATACTTTATTTGGAGGTAATACATCACTACAAACCACAATTACAGTAATAGGTAGAGATTCAGGAGCTAGGTTAACAATACCAGTAACAATTATTAAAGTAACACAATAATAAAATATGTCATTTAAAAGATTAGATCAGGAAGATATTGCAATATCAGCAGAATCAGTAGTAGCACCAGCTTGGACTGGACAGCTTACTACACTAGGTGGCACAAACTTCTTTACCGCTTCAGGTCAAGTAGGAGTAGGCTCAGGTAACTATTATTACGATATATATCAACTAGCACCGACAGCAGTAGGTTCTGCAGTTCAATTTTCAATAGGGTATGGTAACCTATACGGAAGTGGCTCAACTCCAATTAATTTAGCAGTAAGTGGAGCATCTCCATCTTCTGTTGTATATGGACAGTACAGAACACTTATAAACGGAGATGAGAATACAGATTTTACATTTGGAAATACAACACCAAACTCTATTTTTGTAATATCAGTAAATAGATCTAGGTATAAAGAAAAATTACTACCAGGAAGTTTTAACCTAACACTTTCAGGGTCAGGAGGAGTACTAAATTTAACTGATAACTCTCAAGCATTAACAACAATATCATACGTTGACGCAGGTAGGGTATTTGATATCGTATCAGGTTCAGATGGAATACCATACACAGGGTTAACCACAACAGGTTTTTCATTTGCATCAGGATCTTACGGTAAATTTCTACCAGATGTAGGTACTATAATATTAAATGCAGCTGCATTAAGTGGATCTGTAATAGGAGGAGGAATGGCATTACCGGTAAACGAAGGTTCAAGCGTTTTACCAACAGTTAACTTAAATACTTTTTATAGTGCATTAGCACTAGGAGGTAACTTTAAATTACAGTCTGAAGAAACAATTACATCAAACTATGTATTTGTTAGAGTTCGAAACAACGAATTTAACTACTCTACAAATCCATCAATTATATCCGGTTCAGGAGAATTAAGATATAATATACTTGTTAACACTCCTCAAGCATATATGACAACAGTAGGTTTGTATAACGATAATAATGACCTTTTAGGAGTAGCTAAACTATCAAAACCATTATTAAAAGATTTTACAAAAGAAGCGTTAATAAGAATCAAGCTTGATTATTAATGAATGAGCACTTACAAAAAATTAAACAAACAAGATGCCTTTATAACTACCTATACTGCCTACAAACATTGGGTAGTATCAGGTAGTCAATTTAGTGATTATAATATTGAGGTAATCCCTGGAACTACAGGAGTTTACTCACACAGTATATCACAATTGTACTATCCTCAAAAAATATCAGGAAGTATAGTTTCACATTCATTTGACTACTATACAGATACAACACTAGATAACCCAGAGCTTAGAAACTATAATACAAGCTCTTTCGTTATTTCAATTCCAAGGTCAATGACGGGAGTTGAATTAAAACCAGGAGCTAACCTAAGTTTTTATGTAAACAACGTACAGCAGTCAAGGTATGTAGATGTAGGGTATTGGAATAGCGGATATACAAACGATCCGTCAATAGTTACAGGTGTAAGTATAATAGGATTAGTAGATGACGGAGAAGGAGGATTATACACCAGTGGTAGTAGCCCAAGAAATTATGTAGGAGATATTATCTACCCGCATGGTATGATAATTATTACAGATCAGAACTATATTGACTTATTAAACATTATGTGGGTTCCATCTGCGGTAGGTCCTAAAGATACAACTTTACAAAACCGTAAAAACTTAAAACTATCTTGGCAATCAAGTCAGCCAATATTTACACATAATTATCATTGTAGAATAAGAGAATCTGAATATAATTTTACATATAACCCTACAAATCTAAGTGGATCTATAGGGACAGTTTATGATAGTAATAAAGATATTTATAGCACTTCTGGAAGTATAATTAAAGGAGATAAAAATATAAACGTAACAGGAAGTGCTTTCCAACCATATATAACAACAGTAGGATTATATAACGATGCAAATCAACTAATAGCAGTAGGGAAAATGTCACAACCAGTTCCTAAACCAGCAAATACAGAAATGACAATAATAGTTAAAATAGATATATAATGGCAATTACATTAAGAACTGACTCAGGATCAGCATTAACCTATACACAAGTAGATACTAACTTTACATCGATGTTCTACTCATCATCACTTTCAGGAAGTACAATAACCCTGTACAGAACCGGAAGTACTGCATTAGGTATACCAAGCACAAGTGCATCATTTAATTTAACGGCAGATACACTTTGGACATCAAGTATAGACAGAATTAGTAGATTAGGGCAGGTAGACGTAACAGGTTCATTTATAAATGGATTCAAAATCTCAGCAACAGGTCTATACTCACATGCTGAAGGATCAGGATCAACATCATCAGGAACAGGATCACACGCTGAAGGATTCGGTACACAAGCTACTACAAAGTACTCACACGCAGAAGGGTATAATACAATAGCACAGGGCCCTTATTCTCATGCAGAAGGAAATGCTGCTATTGCGTCAGGTTGGTACTCACACGCAGAAGGAGGTGGAACAGCCAATGGAACAGGGTCACATGCAGAAGGAAGAGGAGGAATTGCATATGGAAGCTACTCACATGCTGAAGGAGATACTACCTCTGCATATGGATATGGATCACATGCAGAAGGAACACTTACATTAGCATCAGGATCTTACTCACATGCAGAAGGGCAATACACATCAGCATCAGGAGACTACTCACATGCAGAAGGTCAAGTAACGGTAGCTAGCGGTACTTATTCACATGCTGAAGGTACTACCACTAAAGCAGGAGGTTATAGCAGTCATGCTGAAGGAAGATATGCAACAGCATCAGGACAATACTCACATGCAGAAGGACATTATACACAAGCAGTAGGAAATTACTCACATGCTGAAGGATACTTTACAACAGCATCAGGTGATTGGTCACATGCTGAAGGATTATCTACAAATCCAACAGGTCAGGCCTCGCATGCAGAAGGTAGAGAGACTGTAGCACAAGGTAATCAAGCACATGCTGAAGGACTTAGAACATTAGCTTTAGCAGATTTTTCACATGCAGAAGGGTATTATACAACTGCATCAGGGCAATACTCACATGCAGAAGGAGCATTTACATTAGCATCAGGGCAATACTCACATGCAGAAGGGCAATATACAACAGCATCAGGAATGTTATCGCATGCGGAAGGTAGCACTACACACGCAAAAGGGTACATTTCGCATACTGAAGGAGCATTCACATTCGCAACAGGATCTTACTCACATGCTGAAGGGTATTATACAACAGCATCAGGAGACTACTCACACGCACAGGGCTACAGTACTGTAGCGTCAGGATCATATCAATCAGTAACAGGTCAATTTAACATATCATCATCTCAAGCAGGAGCTTTTATAATAGGAGGCGGTACATCAGATACTACTAGAAGAAATTTAGTATTTGCAGCCGGTACCTTATTCCAAGTATCGGGATCACTTTTAGTAACAGGTTCTAAAACTATTATAGGCGATAATATAATAACAGGATCACTTTTAGTAACAGGATCTACAACACTAAATAACTTATTAATACTACAACCAAGAACAACAACACCAACAGCAGGAACTGCAACCACAGGTAGTATAATGATATCAGGAAGTTCAGGAACAAGCTTAAACTTGTATGTATATACCGGAGGAGTTACAGCAGCAGGAAACGGTTGGGGTAAAATAACTATTACATAAAACAAAATAAAAAATGTGGTTATATCAAAATAAAGAAATAAGAGAATTAGAAGATATGCCCGAAGGAAGCTTCGGGTTTATCTATGAAGTAACACACCTACCAAGTGGTAGAAAATACTTAGGAAAGAAACAACTTATTTCTGTTACAAAAAAAGCTTTAGGTAAAAAAGAACTAGCTTTAATAACAGATAAAAGAGCTAGTAAATCTAAAATTGTTAAAAAAGAATCTGATTGGAAGACATATTATGGATCTCATTCAGAAATAAAACAATTACTAAAAGAAGGTAAACAGTCGGAATTTTCAAGAGAAATTCTTATATTTACTCCAAATAAAAAATTGCATACCTATTACGAGAATAAAATGCTATTTATAAAAGGAGTAATAGAACCAGATTCTAACTATATAAATGATAATATAGAAGGAAGATATTTTAGAAAAGATTTCATATGATTAAATTACAAGAGATAGTAGGATTACCAACCCTACAATACCATTTAGATAACGAACTGACATTATCAGAATGTGTCTATCGTTATTCTTCTGACTCCTTTGTACAATTATTTAATGAAGCAAGACAAGCATGGAGAGACGGTAAAATCGTATTATCTACTGAAGATGTACAACTACTAGAAAGTACAGATATTGGAGAGTATGGTTTGTTTGAAGGAGCAAAAGTTCCTTTAGATTTACCAATGTTAAATGAACAAGAACTTAATGAAGCAGAGTATCATGGTAAGAAAGTTAAATTAGGGAAACCTAAAAGAGGAGGACCTAAGAAGTTCTATGTTTATGTAAGAGATCCAAAAAGTAAAAAGATAAAAAAAGTTAACTTTGGAGGTACGACAGGACTATCAGTTAAGATAGATGATCCAAAAGCAAGACATTCTTTTGCAGCTAGACATAAATGTGCTACAGAAAAAAATAGATTATCACCAAATTATTGGGGATGTCATATTGGAAGATATTGGAAAACATTAGGAGGAGCTAAGAACTTCTCAGGATATTGGTAAAATAGAAAAATAAAATGGATATTACACAACAAATTTTAAAACCACAGACTCTTTCAGGAGATGTTATTAGCTTATTAAATGAAAGATTAGGAGATGAGTACACAGCTCACTACTTCTACAGAAATGCATCTAACTGGTGTGAGGAGAAAGGATACTTAAAAGCAGCAGCATTCTTTGCAACAGAAGCATCTACCGAATTAGAGCATGCTCAGAAAGTACAAAAATACCTAGTAGACTGGAATACAGTTCCAACTATTCCGGCTGTCAACATACAACCTGGCTTTAATTCATTAATTGACATTGTAAATAAAGCATACCAGTTAGAGTATAACCTATTCTTACAATACAACGCAAATTCAGCAGAGATATTTCCAGGAGATATGGCTACCTTTGATTTCTTACAAGAACTAAGACAAATTCAAAATGCATCTGTAGCAGAGTACGCAACTCTTTTAAATGGAGCAGAATTAGTAGATATCAATAATAAGTTAGATGTTCTTTATTACGAAAATCAATACTTCGGATAATGATTAAGTTAAAGGATCTACTAAGAGAAGAATATGGAGGAGGTACATATGAAGTACCAGAAAACCATAAAGCCGGGTTAAGAGTTCCTAAAGGAGGTTCTTGCTGTGCGACTTGTACGTATTGGAATAAGGAAGAGGAAATATGTACTAATACATACTACGAGACATGGGCCGGAACAAATAAAATTCCATTTGCAGCTAACGAATATTGTACAGACTGGTATGAACCAACAAAAGAATCCCTACAGTCAGAGGAGGGAGAATAACTTGGTAGTAAGAACATTCTCACAAGATATTGATGAGGATGAATTGGTTTGGCATAGAGATAAAAAAGACAGAGAGATAAAAGTATTAGAAGAAACAGATTGGATGTTTCAATTCGATAACGAATTACCTCAGATTATAAAAGATGTAATATTTATACCAAAGAACACATACCACAGAGTAATAAAAGGAACAAATAACTTAAACATAACCATCTTAGAATACTAATGGACGGAGGACCTACAGCTAGTTACTTATTAATACTATTACTGGTATTGGGTGTAGCTTTGATCTTAGTAGAATTAAAGAAAAAATAAATAATGAAAAAATCAAACATTACAAGTATTCTTAAACAAATAATATTAGAAGATGCTGATAAAGCAAGAGCGGAACACTTAGGTACTTTAAGAGGGTATTTAGAAGGTAATCTAATTCCTAAAATTAACATGGCAGTTAAAAGAGATGGAATCTCTCAAGCCTTTGCAAGTGAGTTAGTATCAGATATTCAAAAGAGACTTGATACGATTCAATCTAGTGATAGCCTTAATAAAGTAGGGCCTGGTATGAAAGAGTCTAGCCTATCACCAGCATATCTTACAAACATATACTCAAGCAGTGAAGCATTAGAAGCTACTATATATACGACTGGAGATGTATCTATTACACTAAGAAGCGGTGGTAAAAAACTTAAAATGACTGCTAGTATTCCTTTATCAGAATTAAATGCAGAGTATTTAAAAGGTATTATTGAAGAAACTGGATTTGAATTTGATGAGAGTTTTCAAAAAGAAGTTGATGATTTTCTTGTAAAAATAAAAAGTAATCCAAAAGTACAATCAATAGAGAATACTTAATGATTAGTCTTTACAGCATACTAAAAGAAGTTGTGCAGTCAACACCTGAATACGAACAACAAGTTGAAAAAATAAAACAACAAGGAGGTAAGTTTTTAGGATCAGGTGATTATGGTGCAGCTTTTTCTTTAGGAGGTAAGGTAGTAAAGATAACTACTGATTCAGAAGAATTAGAAGATGCTCAGAAAATAAAAGGAGTTAAGACTAAATACTTTGTATACATCTATGACGTAGAAGTTATAAGTGAAAAACTGGGAATTATTACAATGGAAGACCTAGAACAATATACAGCAGATCCAGACGAAATTCCAATTGAAGATATCCACGATGAAGCAGACAGTTTAGGTATTTATCCTGATTTAGAAGGCCCAGGAGGTTCAATCAAAATGGATAATGTAATGCAAGACAAAAACGGAAATGTTAAAATAATAGATGTATAATGGCAAGAGGAAAGCATAGTTCACCACAAAGAACTAAGACAGGAAAAAGCAGAAAATCAGCAGTAAAGACATTTAAGCTGATAAAGCAAAACGAATTAATATTAAATAAATTAAAATAAGGCTTGTTTTTTCAAGCCTTTTTTCTTATATTATAGTCTAAAATCAGTTATGTATGAATAATTCTATCCTTTTAGGTTATCTGGAAAACATATTGGGCAAGTCTAGCAAAAGAGCAAGAGAGAATTATGCATTTATATGTCCAAAATGTAACCATAGAAAACCGAAACTGGAAATAAATACCAGTACCAATGAGAAAGGAGAGAATCCTTTCGAATGCTGGGTATGTGGATTTAAGGGGCGTACAGTTAAGTCACTACTAAAACAGTTACAAATACCAGCTGAACAAGCATACGAAATACTAAAATACGTAAGAAAAGGTGATGAGATTGGTTATGCACCTACAACAGTAGTGGAATTACCAAAAGAGTTTCAAGCACTTTATACAGCATCAACTACATCTATTATAGCAAATAAAGTAAGGAAATACCTTTATAGAAGGGGTTTTACTGATAGAGATTTTCTAAAATACAATATAGGATACTGTACATCAGGAGAATACACAGGTAGGGTTATTATTCCATCATATAACGAGAATAATCAATTAAACTTCTTTGTAGGGAGAACATACGAAGATGCCTACCACAAATATAGAAATCCGGAGTGCTCTAAAGATATAATAGGGTTTGAAAACCTGATTAACTGGTCACAGCCTATAATACTTGTAGAAGGGGTATTTGATGCAATAGCAGTAAAGAGAAATGCAATTCCAATCTTAGGGAAAACATTAACTAAATCTCTACTAAGAAAGCTAGTAGACAGTAAGGTAGAAGATATTTACATAGCACTAGATAACGATGCTTTTAAGAAAGCATTAGAATATACAGAAAAATTCTTAAACATGGGTAAAAGGGTCTACCTAGTTGATATGGAAGATAAAGACCCAAGTGAGATGGGATTTGAGAATTTTACTCATCATATACAACAAGCAGAAGAGATGAACTTAGGTAAACTTCTTCGCTATAAACTATCATAAAATGGTAAATAAAGGAACAAACATTCTAGCAGAAAATGCTAAAAAGAGATTAAAATTCAATCCAGAATTAAAAAGGATAGACTTTGATGACCGAAGAGTATATCAAAGATCAGAAGGAGTATACTATCCATCAGTAACAACCGTTTTAGGTTATATGCCAAAGAATAAGTTCTTTGAAAGCTGGTTGAAAGATGTAGGACATAACGCTGACCTTATTATGAGAAAAGCCGGAGATGAAGGTACACAAGTTCATAATGCAATCGAAGAGTTACTAGAAGGTAAAGAAGTACAGTGGATGGATGATTACGGCAATGCCCGTTACAGTGAACTAGTATGGGGTATGATTTTAAAGTTTGTTGATTTTTGGGATCAAGCTAAACCAAAATTAATATATACAGAAGAGTTTATCTACTCAGATACACATCAATATGCAGGAACAACAGATGTTGTTGTAGAGATAGGTGGTGAGATTTGGTTAATTGACTTTAAAACGTCTAATTCTTTACACAAAACAATGGATTTGCAATTAGCAGCATATGTTAAAGCTATTGAAGAAGTAAGAGATATTAAGATAGCTAGGACTGGAATCTTGTGGTTCAAATCAGCTAAAAGAGGTCCTAGTAAGAAAGAAGGAGAATTTCAAGGAAAAGGGTGGGAATTGAAAGAGGTAGGAGAGGTAGACTATAACTTCGACTTATTTCAAACAATATATAAATTATATAGATTAGAGAATCCAGAAACAAAGCCAATTTATAGTTCATACCCAACAACAGTTTCGATATCAATATAAATCACTATTTATAATTAAATTATTGAAATTATATGAAAGAGTTAGATAAAGATATGCTAGGCATAGTAGACGGTATTCTTGCTGATGTATTTAGTACTGAAAAATTAACTGAACTAAAAGCTAGTGTAAAAAAAGCAGCTAAAGAAGTAGAAGAAAACGTATCAGGAGTACCGGTAAGTGCTCAATCAGCAATCTCTTCTAAAGATAGAGCAGATTTAGTAAACCTATATGACCAGTTAAGAAAGAGTGTAGATACTTCTCTTTTTAATATTGACTTTCAACAAGATAGAATCTACATTACTAGAATAATGGATTCTCAGAAAGGATTTGATTATACTCCATACCAGAAAGCAATATCAGAAGAAGTAGAATCTGAATTTGACTATAAACCATACCTTGAATCTATTATGAAATATATGGTAGATCAAGGTAAAAAGGTAGAACCTTTTCCGGAAATTGAATTAAAAGATGATCCTGAACAATCAAAAAATTTCTTCGGTAAAACAGCGTATTATAGTCCAGAGGAGAAGAAGGTAGTACTGTATATAAACGGAAGATTACCTAAAGACGTTTGTAGATCATTCTCTCATGAAATGATTCATCATATGCAAAATTTGGAAGGTAGAATAGGTGACGGCAGTATTACAACTACAAATACAAACGAAGACGATTACTTACAAAAAATTGAAAAAGAAGCCTACCTAGAAGGAAACATTACATTTAGAAACTGGGAAGATAGTGTAAAGTAATAGGTTTTAATTTATGAAAAAACCCGTAGTTACAAGAAAACAGGTTATAGCATATGTAGAAAAGTATATAGAGGTAGTAGAGAAGTATTACGGTGAATCAAAACATCAAAAAACTACTCCATATATTACTCTAAGTAGTATAATTGAAGATGATATAAAAGGAGAGTATTGTTATATCTTTAATGAAATCATCATATATTGGAAGAATATATGTAGTTTAGAAGAATTAATAAGAACCCTTATTCATGAATATCAACACTATTTGCAATCACCTTCTTGGATGACTAGGTACTATAGGATGGGATACAATTACAGTAATCATCCCTACGAAATAGCAGCAGATAAAGAAGAAGAAAATTGGAAAATTATATGGGAACAAGCATTGTAGAATTACTAGAGGCATATCCACAATATGAAATCTATTGCGATATGGATGGAGTATTGACTGACTTTGAAGGAAGGTTTATGGATATGTTAAAAGAGGAAGGACATAAGTACTATTCAAAAGCAGAACTAGAAGGAATACTAAGACCTAAACATTTTCAAAGAGAATTTGGAGAAGGTGAATTTTGGAAATTTGTAGATAGTTTTGGAGAAGAATTCTGGTCAGGAATGAACTGGATGCCAAATGGAGAAGCATTATGGAGTTTTATTTCACCTTATAACCCTAAAATACTATCATCTCCTTCTAAAGATAATTCTTCAAGATTAGGAAAAAGGATGTGGATAAGAGAACATCTTAACCCATCTCCTGCTGAAATAATATTTGCACTATCAGAAAATAAACAAGATTACGCAACTCCAAAATCAATCCTTATAGATGATAAGCCGTCAAATATAGAGCAATGGGAAGCACAAGGAGGTATTGCTATGAAAGTAAAAGACGGAGAAATCCAATCAGTTATTAAAAAATTAAAAGAACTAGGTTATAATGAACAATCCATTAAAGAAAGAATTTAAGTCAAGAGATGTTAACAGAGCTAGAAACCTAATAACAAAGGACTTCTCAGGAAAAACAGTAGAAGGAATAGGGTATCAAAAAGCACACATAGCTTATAAAGAAGGAGATGTGTGGGAGGAAAGCGGCCGTACCTGGACTATTAAAGATGGTATAAGGCAGAATATTACCAAGCTTGATAAAGCAAAAAAAGCATTACAAACACCGTTAGCCTGCCCAAAGTGCGGAGGAACTATGAATTACCATTTGCATGAGAAGATGTATAAGATTCATAAGATGTGCTTCGATTGTGTTATTGATTATGAAGGTAAGTTAAGAGTAACAGGATTGTACGATAGGTATGAAAAAGCTATGGTACACGGAGGATTAAGAGCATTTGCAAAAGACTTAGAACAGTATATATTAGATGAACTAAGCTCAAGTAATGTATACGTAACAGAACAGGGAGATGTAGAGGATTGGAACGGCAACGATAAAGCTAATCAACGAATGCTGCAAAATGTAAAAGAAATAGTAGAACATATTAGAGCAAATGTAGATTAATATATACTTCTACATATTTATTAAAAACAATTAACAGATATGGCAAAAGTAAAATCAGCTCCATCAGCAACTAAAGTAGAAAAAGCAAAAGTATCAAGACCAGGAGTTCACTCAAAAACAAAGACCTCTTCTTTAAAGAGTTCTAAAAACTATAGAAAGCTTTATAAAGGGCAGGGAAGATAGTATGAAACTAATAAAAGTACTTCACGAAAATGCAGATACAGAAGAACAAACTGTAGATATAAAGTATTACAAGGATGTAAACGCTATTATCGCCTCTGTAGGTGGTAAGAAGGTTGGAGCACTTAGAGTTAAACCTTACCAAGACGGCTACCAAGTAGATTCTGTTATAGTTAATCCTGATTATAGAAACTTCGGAATAGGAAAAGAGATGTATAGAACTGCATTTGAAAGTTTAAAAACATTATACTCAGACAAGTATCAAACACCGGATGCAAAAAGAGTTTGGGATAGTTTAATAAAGTCCGGTGAAGCTACTAGAGAAGGTCAACGATTCAAAATGATAAAGGCACTTGAAGAATCAATTAGCTTAACAGGTATATTAAAGGAATTAATAGACGATCCTGTTCAACCAGGTATATTAAAAGATAGACTAGGAAAATTAACCTGTATAAAGGTTAGAACAGCTCATTCAGCATTAGGTAACAAAGGTACCCATTACGGAAAAGCATTACAGAGATATCTTAATTACCATTGTCAATAAAAAAAACTACTATTTATTTATATAGCAAAAAGCAATTACCGTATTTATATCCTAATAAATGAAAAAATCAAAACAACTAGTAGAAACCACGCAAGGAGCAGTAGAACTTCCAGCTGGTACAAATACTAACGATATTAAGAAGATGACAGCTCAAGGGCTTAACGTAAAACTTGTAAAACCTGGACAGCAATTAGAAGAAGAAGAAGGAGTAACACCTTTTGAGTATTCAAAAACTGATTCTGAAGCTTTAGGGCAACAGGTTGAAAGAGCGTTAATAAATACTTTAAAAGCTCAAGGAGATGAAATACATAGAAAACCTGACGGAAAACCTGACGTTGATCTAAATGCAGGAATTAACCGGTTTTCAATTGAAGTAAACTACGGGGATAATGTAACTGCTAAGAATGATATTTTTAAATTTACAATTGATCCACAGACATCAAAATTGATGTTTAAGCTAGGTAAACATACAGTACCGCTTATCGGAATAGTTAGAACAACAGAAGGTAATAGTGAATCATTTAATACAGAATTACTAAAAAGAAATTTAGGAATAGTATTAAAAAAATTAAAAGCTATGCCGAAGGTTGATGATCAACAACCAGAACCAGAAGTAGCACCTGAAGCACCTCAAGACGATTCTCTAACAGAAGAAGTATTAGATGAAATCGAATTTACAATAAACGGTTTAGGGAAATATAGCAGTATTAGCAGTGATGCAGATACAATCACAGGAAGAGATCAAGGAGGAACAGTTAGAACTTTTTCTAAAAAGAAAGTAGAATTAGATAACCCGGGAATCTTTGATAAACAGCCAAGAGAAAGAAAGCCAAGAGAGAAAAAACCTCAAGGAGTTCGTCCTTATTCAGAAGCACAGTATAGAAAAGTTCTACAAGGAGCAATTGATGATGCTGGAAGTACAGAATTTGCATACGATATAGCAGAATCTATGATATTAGATCCTCAAATCTTAGCTAGACTTGCAAAAGACTACCCAGGAGATTCAGCTAAAAAACTACAACAAAGACTACAGTGGGATTTAGAAGCTTGTGATTCACCAGAAGATGATTACGATGATGATCACGAAGTAGCAGAAAATCTAGACTCAGTTGGACAAGGAGATGACGGTACTAACAACGATAGAGAAGATCTAGACATAGGACATCAAGATGATGAACCAGGAATGTTATTGTCAGATCTTTACGGTATTATGCAATCGGCAAAAAGCCTATATGAATTAGTATCACAATTTGAAGGACAAGGAGAAGTTGATTTTCCTCACTGGTGGCAAGCAAAAATAATAAATGCAAAAGCAAATCTATCTGCAGCAAGACAGTATTTAGATTTTGAAGTAAACAGACCACAACAAGTAAACATAGCTTCAGCAGCATTAGATGAGTTAGGAGTTATAGATCAGAAACCAGCAGCACCAGCTGCAAATCAAGCTAAAGTTCCATCTGATGTAGCAGCATTAAATAAAGCAGTAAGTACAACAGCAGTAGCAGCTAGACAAAAAAACATCAATACTACAACTGAACTTCCAGGAGCAGTTGATAACTTTTTTCAGGGAATAGGACTTCCACCAGATAAAATTAAAAAAGGAAGTATTCTGAATATTGTAAGTAAAGAATTGACTAAGTTAGGGTACAAATAATGCCACAGTTAGATATTACCGGTTAAAGAAAGTAAAATGAAAAAATCCCAATTAAGAGATATTATAGTTGAAGCATTTGTAGAAGTATTAAGAGAAGCAGAAGCTCCTGTACTAAAAACTTCTAGTCAAGAGATATTAGGAAAATTTCCCACTGTAAAAAAGACTTTAACGCGATTATTGTCTAGTGAGTACGATCAATTTGTAGAGGAGGTAAGATGGGTAGCACCAAAACCTTCGACGTTTCAAGTTGCATTAAAAAATGGACAGTCATTCTTTTTGAAGTGGACTGGAAAGGATTTTGAAGCACAAATTGAAGGTAAAAACTACTTCTTAGGAGGAGTATCAGAATACCAGCAAGCTTTAGATAAATTGAATGATCTTCTTAAATACGGACCAGTAACCCAAGGTGAAGAACCAGGAGCAGAAGAATTTGGAGCAGAAGCAGGAACACCACCTGCAGAACCAGGAGCAGCAGGAGCAGAAGATTTTGGAGCAGTACCTGAAACACCAGAAGCAGAAACAGGTACAGAAGAAGAAACACCAACATCGCTATAACTATGAAGCTTTTAGAAGTACTACAGACAGATCACTATAAAGAGAGAAAAGAAGATAGATCTCAAATAGTAGATATTCAGGTTGATTCTAAAGCATTTCAACCATATACAAGAGAAGAAGTTATTCCAAACCTAAAGCAACTTATAGAGGAGAGATTATTAAAAGTTTTAAGAGCTTTTGAAAACTCTTCAATAAAGCAAGCTGGGAGTATAGTAAAAGCATTACCAGTTCTTACACCATATTTACAGAATAACGGAAAACAGTACCCATTACAGCTAACAACTAAAACAAGAGATAAAGATAAAGAGAATGTAGGTAATACTTATGTTATCGTTAAAATTGGAGATAGCTTGGTAACAGTAATGGTAGTTCCAAAAGATGCTGATCTTATAACACAGACAAGAGAACACTTAGAGAAAAAAGTTGCTGAAAAAAAAGCAGATCCAAAAGTGCTAACCTATCCAATCGATATAGGCAGAACTATCAATTCAGATTATGTTATAGATATAAAAGAAGCAGCAAATGATGTTCAAGTAGGATTACAAAAAGCAGAAGTACCTCAAGAAGATCTTCCTTATAAAATAAGAACAGATTACAGAAAAGATGCTACATTTACTCACAATACCTACGGTACAGGTAAAATCGTAAACACATCCTCAGGAATAAAAGGAGATCCGGGCATATCAGGAAAATTAGACTGGGTAGATGTTGATTTTGGGAAACCATTTTTAAAAGCAGGAAAATTGACATCTATTAGAAGAATAGATAATGTGTACACAACTAGACATTTTGCAAATAGATCACAAGATTAGTATTTAGAAAAAGAAGTACTATTTATAATTAAATAATATACAAATGACAGATAATTTCAACTTAAAAAAATTCTTAACAGAGAATAGGTTGACTACTAATGCAAAGGCACAAGAAGTAGCAGAAGAAAAGTTCTATGCTCCTGATTATATAGCTCAAAAATACGGGAATAAAGCTAAAGAAATAGAGCAAAACATTCATGATGCTGAAGAAGCAGAGAACAATCCTAACTTGTGGGATCATTTTACTTCTTTAGAAACACCAGGAGAGGTAGATGATTTTATTCAAGGATTTATTGACGAAGGAGTAAATGAGAATACAGAAGTTGAAGAAGTAACTTTAGGAAATACTCGTTTTGCAGTAGAAGAGCCAGATCCAATAGATGATGGAACAATTTTATCAATATCTAAACATAAAAATGGGTACTTTATAATAGGTGAAGTACGGGACCAAGATGGAGATGTAAAAGAAGCATACGGATATGGAGTAGATTTTGACGGAAATGTAATTGAAGGTGTCTACGATGAAAAAGATCTTGATGGCGATACAGCAGTAAGTGAAGGAACAGAAACATCTTGGAAAGATTTATGGAATGCATTACAAGCAGCTTTAGATAAAAAAGATGATCAAGAATCAACTGCAGCTTTAAAAGTAATTGGAAGAGCGGTAAGTTCTAAACTAAAAGGACATGTTAAGCAAGGAGCAGATGCTCTAAAAACACATTTAGAGAAATAATATATAATAAACATGGCAGATAACTTTAATTTAAGATCATTCTTATCAGAGAATAAACTTACAAAAAACACACAACTTCTTAAAGAAGGAAGTTTCCTTAGACGGAAAACCAGTAGACATGGGTTCAATCGAAATCGATGGAATAGACATGAACGACTACCCAGACTTTGTAGATGCTTATATCGTAGCAGCAGAATTTGAAGATGGTACTCCATTAACAGATGACGAATTACAAGAACTTGAAGATCAAAATTACGGATTGACTAGTGAATTAATTCACGATAGACAGCTTTACCTAGAAGAAAAGAAAGAAACTTGGGAAGAAGGAGTAAAAGCAAAAGAAACAGTAAAAAGAAGCAGTAAACGAAAATAAAATGACAGATAGAGACAAGTACTTAACAAGATTAGTAGAGAATGCTTTAGGGATTCAAAGTGAAGATTTTCAAGAAGAAGGATACGGCGACGGTAACGCAAAATTTAAAGCAGAAAAAAGAGGATTACCACCAGTACAAGGTCCTCAATATTCAGAAGCAGCTAACGAAGAAATGGTAGAAAAAGAGCCACTTCCAAAATACGAAAACATCGAAAAATTGATGCAAGAAATCGAAGAGGGAACTAACAAAGCCATGTACGAATACAAAATCAAAAGAATGGAAGAAATTGCTGATATGCTAAAAGAGAAAGTAAGCTACCTAGAAGAAGGAGAGCATGCAGAATATACCGACAAAAAAGCTATTAGCCAACTATACAAAGACATTAAGAAGTTACAAGACGGAGCAGCAAAACTAAGAAAAGAATTTGATAAAAAATTCAATAAAAAAGGAAAAGCAGCAGCTCCAAAAGTAGAAACAGAAACAGAAAAACCAACTTTACAAGAAAACAAAAACACTATGAAAAATTTTGATTTAAAAAAGTTCTTAACAGAGAACAAATTAACTTCTAACTCTAGAATGTTATTAAAAGAAAACTCAGACATGGATGAGAAAATGCAATTCTTTATGGACTTCATGGAACAGTATGAAGCAGGAATGCCAGAAGCAGATATCTTAGAGATATTACAAGACTCATATGACATCCCAGAAGATGTAAACATGCAGATTTTAGAAAAAGCAACATCTGAATTAGATCTTGTAATTAACGACATCTATACAGCAATTTTTGAATCAGAAAATCTTTTCGAAAAAGCTGGAAAAGGAGTACTTACTCAAGCAAATAATATAAGTAAGAAAGCAGGTATGACAGAAATTATCGTAATCGTTGGCGGAGGTCAAGGAGGTATTGACGATGTAAGTACAGTAACTACACCATTAAGCTTTGAAAAATATTGTCAGAAAAAAGGAGTTACAGATTTTAATGAGAGCAGAACAATGGCTTCATCAGATATTGATGAAGAAACAAGCATAGCTTATGTAGATGCAAACAACATTGATCCACAGATTAAAGCAGTAATACTAGACGATAATTCAGATTCGAATGATGTTTATGCAGCTTTAGAAACAATATAAACTGAAAAAGTAAAAAAAAACAAGCCCACCCCATAAAGGTGGGTTTTTTTATATACACATATTTATAATATATAAGTATATAATATGTCACAACAAGATATAAAACAAATAGTTGCACAAGAGTACATAAAGTGCTCAAAAGACCCGGCTTACTTCATGAAGAAGTATTGCTATATTCAGCATCCAACAAGAGGTAGAATCTTATTTAACCTCTACCCATTTCAGGAAGGAGTACTCCATTTATTTAGAGATGAGAAGTTTATAGTAACTCTTAAATCAAGACAGTTAGGAATCTCCACATTAGCCTCAGCATATGCTCTATGGTTAATGATTTTTCATAAAGATAAAAACGTACTAGCATTAGCAATTACTCAAGCAACAGCTAGAAACCTTGTAACCAAAACGATTTTCATGTATGAGAATCTACCAAAATGGTTACAATTACCTTTCACAGAGAAGAATAAACTATCACTTAGACTTAAAAACGGTTCCAAAATAACAGCTAAATCATCTAATGCAGATGCTGCTCGTTCAGAAGCGGTATCATTACTATTAATAGATGAGGCTGCCTTCATTGATAATATTGAAGAAACATTTACTGCAGCACAACAAACACTTGCAACCGGAGGACAATGTATGGCTCTTTCTACTCCAAATGGTGTAGGAAACTGGTTCCATAAAACATGGGAAAAAGCTGAAGCAGGAGAGAATGGATTTGTACCTGTTAAATTAAAATGGGATGTACATCCGGAAAGAAAACAAGACTGGAGAGATGAACAAACAAGGCAGTTAGGAGAGAAGCAAGCAGCTCAAGAGTGTGATTGTGACTTCTTATCATCAGGAGATACTGTAATAGAGGTTGAGAATATGTCCTTCTATGAAGAAACCTATGTAAAAGATCCGATAGAAAAAAGAGGTGTAGATGGAAATCTATGGATATGGGAAGCACCTGACTATCAAAAATCTTATATGGTTGTTGCCGACGTCGCTAGAGGTGACTCTACCGACTACTCTGGCTTTCATGTCTTTGATATAGAATCAGCTACACAAGTTGCCGAATATAAAGGAAAGATATCTCCTAAAGAATACGGGAATGTATTGGTAGGAATAGCAACAGAATACTGCGATGCACTTCTAGTAATAGAGAATGCCAATATTGGATGGTCAACCATAGAACAAGTAATATCCAGAGAATATAAAAACCTATACTATTCATCAAGATCAGATACTGAAACAGTTGAATCATATATGGCCAAGTTCGAAAGAGATAAACTAGTACCTGGATTTACAATGTCTCTTAAGACAAGACCACTTGTAATAGCTAAAATGACCGAATACATACGGGAAAGATCGGTTATAGTACAGTCTAAGAGGTTATTAGCTGAAATGAGGGTATTCATATGGAAGAACGGAAAGGCACAGGCACAGACGGGATATAATGATGATTTAGTTATGGCCTTTGCTACAGCCCTATATGTTAGAGATACAGCCATTAGAATGAGACAACAAGGAATGGATCTTTCTAGAGCCACAATGTCTTCCTTTGTAAGCCTTAATCAAAGAACGCCTGGAATTTATAATGTTGCTCCTATGCAAAATAATCCGTATCTTATGGAAACGCCTGGTGGTCAGGAGGACTTAACCTGGCTATTAGGATAAAGTACTATTTATAAATAAAACATTTTAAAAAATGGCAGAAAAAAATCTATTCTCCAATTTACAAAGATTATTCTCAACAGACATCTTAGTTAGAAACGTAGGAGGAGATGAATTAAAGATTGCTGACGTAAATCAAATTCAAACAACTGGTAAATACCAGACCAATTCCTTATTAGACAGATTCTCTCGTCTATACATATACAACAATAAGAATATATTCAATCCAAATCTTAACTATCAAACGTTAAGAATACAATTATACTCTGATTATGAAGCAATGGATACAGATCCTTTAGTTGCTTCCACTTTAGATATTCTAGCAGATGAATCTTGCTTAAAAAACGATATGGGAGAGGTTCTTTCTATCAAATCATCTGATGAAAACATTCAAAGAGTTCTTTATAACCTTTATTACGATGTACTAAACATAGAGTTTAATCTTTGGTCATGGGTTAGGAATATGTGTAAGTATGGGGATTTCTTCTTAAAATTAGAGATCTCAGAGAAATTTGGAGTCTATAACGTACTTCCTTATACGGTCTATAATATGGTTCGATATGAAGGACAAGACCCAAAAGAACCAGCAAAAGTAGTCTTTACAATTGACCCGGACGGATTAGCTTCTTCAGCAGACCCAAATTACATCCCAAAAGCAAACAAAACAATTATTACCCTTCAGAATTACGAAGTAGCACACTTTAGGTTAATCTCAGATACAAACTACCTTCCTTATGGTAGATCTGCATTAGAACCAGCTAGAAAAATCTTTAAACAACTAACCTTAATGGAGGATGCGATGTTGATTCATAGAATCATGAGAGCTCCTGAGAAGAGAATGTTCTATATAAATGTAGGAGCTATTCCACCAAACGAAGTGGAGCAGTTCATGCAAAAGACTATTAACAGTATCAAGAAAACTCCATATGTAGATCCTCAAACAGGAGAGTATAATCTAAGATTCAATATGATGAATATGATGGAGGATTTTTATCTTCCAGTTCGTGGAGGTGATACTTCAACTCGTATTGATACAACTAAAGGATTAGACTATGATGGTATTCAGGACGTTGAATACCTAAGAGATAAAATGTTTGCTGCTTTAAGAATACCAAAAGCATATTTTGGATATGAAAAAGACCTAACAGGTAAAGCAACTCTTGCAGCAGAAGATATTCGTTTTGCTAGATCAGTAGAAAGAATTCAAAGAATTATAGAAAGTGAATTGACTAAAATTGGATTGGTGCATTTATATGCTCAAGGATTCACAGGAGAGTCTTTAACCAATTTTGAAATCAAATTAACAACTCCTTCTATTGTTTATGAGCAAGAAAAAGTAGCATTACTAAAAGAAAAAATTGACCTTGCTCGTCAAATGCAAGAAACAAAATTATTCTCTTCAGATTATATTTATGACCATATCTTCAACCTATCAGAAGACACTTATAATGAAATGAGAGATCTAGTAAGAGAAGATGCTAAACGTGACTTTAGACTTGCACAAATAGAGAATGAAGGAAACGATCCAGTTGTAACTGGGCAATCTTACGGAACTCCTCACGATTTAGCTTCAATATACGGAGATAGAGTGATGGGAGATGTACCTGCTGGATATAGTGAAAAAGAAGGTAATCCGGAAGGAAGACCTAGAGAGAAAATGTCAATGCTAGGAACACAAAAAGATCCACTAGGAGGAAGAGATAGATTAGGGGTACATGGAATGAAAGGTGGATATCCAAGCGATAATGAAAATGTAAAAGAAATTAGTAACACCACTCAAGTTGTTTACCTAAGAAATAAAGATTTATTTACTTCACCTGCAAAGAAGCTTATCTTTGAAAAAGTAGAGGAAGAAACCTCAGATTTGCTTAATGAAGATAATATAAGAGATTTAGATAATTAATAGATATTTATAACAAAGATAATACAACTGTGAAAATTAAACATTCCAAATACAAGAATACAGGCCTTATTTTTGAACTGCTAGTAAAACAAATAGCAGCAGATACTTTATCTAGAAAAGAATCACCAGCCGTAAAAATATTAAGAAAATTTTATGCAGGAAATACTACTCTTGTAAAAGAGTTTAAGCTATACGATTTCGTAATAAAAAATAAGGGAGTAGGTAGTAAGAAAGCAGAAACAATACTAGGTACTATTGTAGAGATTTCAAAAAAATTAGATTTGAATTCTCTTAGAAAACAAAAGTACGAATTAATAAAAGAGTTAAAAGCACATTATGACTTAGAAGAGTTTTTCTCTATTAAAGTCGAAGCTTATAAACCTCTTGCAGCTTTATACTGCTTAATAGAAGCACAAAATACACCGGACTTAGTAGATCCTAGCGTGTTTGTAGATAATAAAACTACTATTCTTGAGCACTTAACTCAATCAAAACAATCTGAAGGAAAGGTAACTGATACTTTAATGGAAGAATATTCAAAATTTGATAAAGATTTACGATTATTATCATATAAAATATTGCTAGAAAAATTCAATAACCAATATAAAGATTTACTTCCAGAGCAAAAGAACATATTAAAAGAGTTTATTGTATCTGCTAATTCATCTACAAGATTGAGAACAGTAGTAAATGAAGAAGTAACTAGACTAAGAGTTGTTATTTCTGAATTAAAAGAAAAAATAACAGATAGTGTTGTAAAAATTAAACTAGAAGAGGTTTATAAAGCAATAATACCTTTAAAAAATACACAAAAGGTCGATGACAATCATTTAGTTTCTTTAATGCAATACTATGAACTAGTAAATGAATTAAAAAATCTATGAAAAGATCGGTACTAGAAAGAATAATAAGAGAAGTATTATCGGAAGATGGGAGTACAACAGGTACCGGAGCATCATTCTCACCAGGACAAGGAGAGCAGTATGCAACCCCTTTTGCTTTTGCTAAACCAGGACAGAAAAAAGGTGCTGGTATAATGGCAAAGGATGGTTATAAGGAAGTTAAAAGACCAAAACATCCTTCACATTCAGACTTAGTTGATTATTTAGATGAAATGCATACTCAAACACCTCATGCTTTTGTATCGGAAGAGGAAATGATGAACAGTGAAGCAGTTAAACATACGGAAGAAATGGGTTATGAATTAGCAAACAAAACTAAAAAAGCATCAGATAAAAAGAAAAAATAGCATGAGAACATTACAAGAAAAATATAACGCAATTCAAGAGGGAAAATTCTCTAAGGATCATTTCTTAGCTGAAGCTAGAATGCAACAACCACAGCTAGTAACTCGTTTCAACGGATACGACGATGCAGTTCAGATCCTTAAAAATAAAGGAATGATTGTAGAGGCTATATCAACAGATGCAGCTTATGTTCATCAAATTACAGGATGTGGTCAAGATGCTGCACAAAACTTTATTGACGATAATACCATAGACAGTAAAAAACTAGCTGATTATGTTAAGCAGCATAAAGATTCGAAAGAAAAATATGATGTGCGAGATATCATTGCTGGTACAGGAGTAGGAGAGAATAAAGGCTTTAAAGCTAGATTTATTAAACAGTTGAAAGAAACTGTAACAGAAGGTAAGGATGTGACTAAACTTGCAATAGAATACATACTAGGGAAAGATATTGCAAAATACCATGACGAAGCAAATAACTATGCATATCAACTTCCAGGATCAACAACATGGAAAACTATAAGCAAAAAAGAAGTAGATAAAACAGTTGCTGACCATAAAGATAGTTTACTTAAAGAAGCAAAACTTACTAAAAAGAGTTTAACAGATTACAGATACAAGCCAACTAACGATATGGACAAATATCCATACGAACAAATACTAAGAGGATTAAGAGTTGAATTGGAAAGTATGAAAGTAACAGATACTCCAACTGCAGAAGAATATCAAAAAGCAATAGCAAAAGTTGCTAAGAATCTAGAAAAAGATTCAATCTTCTATACAAATCAATTAGCTGGATTTAATCCAAATAAGAAACGTACAGATGTAATGACTCCTGTAGATCAGAAAAAGATATTTAAAACAAACGGTACTAAAGGAGAAAAAGCTACAGATAATAAAGATGTTGATAACGGTATGAAAAAATTACCTGTTACAACTAATTTTACTATTGTAAAAGAAGGTATAAAAAAAGTAATTAAGTCTATACTAAAGGAAGATGAGGATTGGGACAAATCTGGTAGACATATCGAGTACGGAGTACCGGAACATGGTGATGAAGATGATTTATATGACTTATACGGAAATGATGAAGAAAACCTAGAAGAAGGTCCAGCTCAAAACAATCCAAAGATCCAAAAATTAGTAGATGGTATTAATGATTTAATTCGTCAAGCAAAGGATTCTGACGGAGATCCAATCGGAGTTGTCGAACCAGGTGGAACTTGGGAAGAACCGGAAATGTATTCTCCAATTGAATATACAAACGGAGCTTTAAAGATAACTAAAATGAGTCCTTACAAAGGTATTCCTTCGACAGATGTTATCAAAGCAGGAAATATGGAATTCGATGGACTTCCTACTCTAAGACTTATTATGAGAATGTATAAGAAAGCTGTTAAAAAAGCAGGTCAAGATGCATATCCAGATGAAAACTTAGATGAAGCATCTTATGAAGAAGAAGCAGTTGATCCATTAAGAGACTATAAACAAGCAACAGAACAAGTAACAGAGGGTAAAACTCGTGTAAATGATCTTTTTGCAGCATTAGATGCTAAAGGGTTTAGCCCAGAACAAATACAAGATACAGCTTTTTTAGCAAAAAAGATAGATAATATAATGTGGACTCTTAATGATGTAGCTGATAATCCAGAAGAATTAGCTAAAAGATATCAAGATAGAGTAAGTAATATGAATGAAGACTCAGATGGAGATTACGAACACGATAAAGACGTAGCTGGAGAAGCAGAAAGACTTTATGATGCAGGATATGCTTTTTTCTTAAAAGGAAGAGGTAAAGAAGCAGAAGCATTACGTCAAGCAGCCCTTAAAAAAGCATCTTGGTTAAGCTGGGGAGAAGATGATCTTCCTCCATATACAAAAGATGGAGAAGAAGTGGCAGATGATATTTCACATCCAAGAGGATATGAAGAAGCTAGTGATGCAGAGACTGAAGAAGATCTTTACAAAGAAGGAAAATCAGAAAAAGAATTAAGAGCAGAATGGGAAAAACACCAAGCAACATGTCATCCAGAAGATAAAATGTCTTATATGGAATGGAGAAGTGAAATGGGAATTAATGACGAAGAAGATCTTTACGAAACTAGAAAAGCAAAATCGTTATCTGAATTATTAAACTAAGAAAATGAACAATCCATTACTAATAAATGTAACTCCTTTCAAAGGACTTCTTACTGAACGAAAAGATACACCAGGTGTTTTTGAAGTAACAGGTATCATGCAAAGAGCAGGAGCTAAGAATCAAAACGGAAGAATTTACGAAAAAGATATTCTTCAAAGAGAGGTTCAAAATTATATAGAAAATTTTGTAAAGGTAGGAAATGCATACGGTGAATTAGATCATCCAGAATCAGCAATAGTATCTTTAAAAAATGCATCCCATGTCGTAAAAGAATTATGGTGGGAGGGAGAAGATTTAATGGGTAAGGTAGAACTACTAAACACACCTTCAGGAAATATTGTAAAAGAAATACTAAGAGGAGGACATACAATTGGAATCTCTTCTAGAGGAACAGGATCAGTAACACAAACAAATGAAGGAACTTTAATGGTTCAACCAGACTTTGAATTAGTATGCTGGGATTTCGTTTCTAATCCTTCTACACAAGGAGCTTTTATGAATCCAATTTCATTAAACGAAGGAAAACAAATAGAAGGAAAATACGATAGATTAGACTCTATTATAAACAATATACTAAGAGCATAATGGAAAGAGATTTTGATATACATAATTGGCAAGCAAAGTTCTTAAAAGAAAGTCAAAGAAGATTAGTAAAAGAAGATTTACAAAGTGACCTACTATTAGCAAATGATGGACCTTTAAGTACATTTGGAGTAATACAAAGAGCTATAGAAATGGCAGAAAGTAATAGAGTATCAACAATAGCACTATCAAATGCACTATACGAAGCATTAAAAGAAATAGGGGCACTCAAAGATATAGATATTCCTTCAAACGAATTCAGATAAAAATGAAAGATTTCGACATACATGAGTGGCAAGCAAAGTATTTAAGAGAATCAGTAGAGTTTAAATCTATACAAGATCCTAATATGCAAGATGATGTACCGTCTATAACAATGCAGATAATAGATGATCATGAATCGGATTCACCTAAACTATTCCTTCAGATAGAGGGAATGCTAGGACACGATGGAAGTAATGGGAAGATTGCAATACTAAAAGATCACCCAGAACTACAACAAGAGGTATTACAGAAAATGCAAGTAGAGATTCAAAAAACTTTTAGAAGAGTAATACATTCTGTACTAGGACAACCATTTGGATTAGACGAAGAAAATAAATAGAAAATAATACACCCACCCCATAAAGGTGGGTTTTTTATGTTTTGAAAATATATGTATATTTATTTAAGAATATATCACGATCCTTATGTGATATCTACTAAAAAGTAAAACGATATTATGCCTCCATACTACAATAGGCATACGACAAACAAAAACAAATTAAAATGTCAAACAAAGATTTATTAAAGCAAGCAATTGCCGAAGCTAAAACTATTCGTGAAGCTGCAATCGCCAACGCTAAAGAAGCTTTAGAAGAATCACTTACTCCTCATTTAAAGGAAATGCTTGCTCAAAAATTGCAAGAATTAGACGAAGTAGATGAAGAAGTAATGGATGAAACTCCTAAAAAGCCAGAACGTAAAAACGGTACAGACTCTTTAGACGGAACCACAGGCGGTGACGGAGGTAATAGAGTTATGGGCGAAGAAGACGAAGAAGCAGACGAGCCAGAAGAAGCAGAATTAGACGGTGAAGAAGAAAGTGAAGAAGGTGACGATAAAGAAATTGATCCAAACTCTCCAGACTTTACAAAAGAATTAAAAGAGTTAATTCTTCAAATTGTTCATGAAGAAGGTGAACACGAAGAAGAAGAAACACCAGGCGATGAAGCTGCTGAAGGAGAACATCAAGATGGAGAAGATAACGGAGATAGTATCGACATCGAAGAATTATTAGCAGAATTAGAAGGAATGAATGAGGATGACGGATACAAAAAACCAGGAGTAGATCCAGGAGTAAATGATCCTTATGAAAAATCAGTTAAAACAAAAACTAGAACTGGAGGAAGATTTGAACGCGGTGAAGGACACAAACCAGGAAAACATAGCTTCTCACATTCAGCTGTAGACAAATCAGAGTTAGAAGAAGAACTTGCAGAAGCAATGAGCACTATTCAAACTCTAAGAGGACAACTTCAAGAGGTTAACTTATTGAATGCAAAATTACTTTATGTAAATAAAGTTTTTAAATCAAGTAATCTTACAGAAGGTCAAAAAGTAAACGTTATCGCAGCTTTTGATAAAGCAGAAACAGTTAAAGAAGTAAAATTAGTTTTCGAAACAGTTTCTAAAAACGTAGTACCAAAACCAGCTACAGTAAAAGAGCATAGATCTTTCGCTTCAAAACCAGCAGGAAGTACTGCTAAACCAGAAATAATTTCTGAGGTTTCTGAAACAGTTAGAAGAATGCAAAAGTTAGCAGGAATTATTTAAAAAAACAAACTAAAACCCAATTCAATTAAAAAATGGAATTAAATCAATTATTAGAAAGTTCAAATAACTATAAGACATTACAAGCTGATGCAGCTCGTCTTTCAGGTAAATGGGCTAAGTCAGGATTACTAGAGGGGATCTCTGGTGAAATCGACAGAAACAACATGTCTATGATTCTTGAGAATCAAGCAAAACAATTAGTATCAGAAACATCTGCAACAGGTACAGGAGCATCTTTTGCTGCTGGACAAGGTGAGCAATGGGCTGGAGTAGCTTTACCGTTAGTACGTAAAGTATTCGCTCAAATTGCAACTAAAGATTTCCTTTCTGTTCAACCAATGAACTTACCGTCAGGTCTTATTTTTTACTTAGACTTTAAATACGGTTCAAACTCAGCAGGATTTACTGCAGACAGTAACATGTATGGTAACGTATCTACAGCTAACTCAAAAATTGGAGTTAACGTTGATGCAGCAGGAGGTTTATACGGAGCTGGTAGATTTGGATACTCTATGAATGACTTTACTTCATCAGCTTTATCTAACATAGGTACTGGTGTTTATACAGCTTTATCAACATCTCAATTTGCTTCATCTTCTGTTGCTACAGATGCAGTTTTCAAATCAGCATTAAACTATGATACAGTAGTTTCTGCTTCATTAGCGTCTACAGGTACAACTGTTGCTACTTTAGTAAGAGTTTTTGTTTCTTCAAGTGCTATAGGTGCATCTCAATTTGCATCTAAATCAGTTAGATCATTTGCAATCTCTGGATCAAATATCAATACTTACTATCCACAATTTACAACTACTACAGATGCAGGTTTAGTTACATTCCTTGTATCAGGATCTGGAACAATCAGTGGTGTAGTTGTTACCTACGACGTTCAACCAAATGATAACTCAAGAGGTGATTTTGAAGATTTACAACCTAAAGTTGGATCTGCAACTACAATTTCAATCCCAGAAATTAACGTTCAATTAGCTTCTGAAGCAATTGTTGCTAAAACAAGAAAATTAAAAGCACAATGGACTCCAGAGTTCGCACAAGACTTAAATGCTTACCATTCAATCGATGCTGAAGCTGAATTAACTTCTTTATTATCAGAGTATATCTCTATGGAGATTGACTTAGAGTTATTAGATATGTTAATTCAAGATGCTAGAACAGTTGAATATTGGTCAGCACTTAATAACCAAGTATATAGTTCAGGAGCTGGAGCTTTTGCTGCTAATACTTCTAATTTCTATAATACTCAAGGACAATGGTTCCAAACTTTAGGAACTAAAGTACAAAAAGTATCTAACTTAATTCACCAAAAAACTTTAAGAGGTGGAGCTAACTTCTTAGTATGTTCTCCAACTGTAGCTACAATCCTTGAATCAATTCCTGGATATGCAGCAGATACAAACGGTGATAAAATGGATTTTGCAATGGGTGTTCAAAAAGTTGGACAGTTAAACTCTCGTTTTAGAGTTTACAAAAACCCATACATGGTTGAAAACACAATTTTATTAGGATATAGAGGTTCTCAATTCTTGGAAACAGGTGCAGTTTATGCTCCATATATTCCATTAATCATGACTCCTCTAGTATACGATCCAGCTACCTTCACTCCAAGAAAAGGTATAATGACTCGTTATGCTAAGAAAATGATCAGACCAGAATTCTATGGTAAAATATTAGTATCAGACTTAAACACTCTGTAATTAATATAAACCATTAAAAATTAAAGAGGACTTCGGTCCTCTTTTTTTTTGTTTACTAAGCAAATATTTCGTATATTTATTAGAAACAAATACAGTTTATATCTATGGCTTCAAACCATCACACCGATGAAGTCTTCACTCCAAAGAGAAGACCGAAAAACCCAATTAAGTTCCAACTCCAACTTAATGAAGAACAAAAACAAGCAAAAGCACTTATTGTAGAAAATCCAGTAGTCGTTTTAAAAGGAATGGCAGGTTCAGGAAAGACTTTAGTAGCCGTACAAGCAGCATTAGATATGCTATTCTGTAAAGAGGTAGAAAAGATTGTTATAACAAGGCCCACTGTAGCTAAAGAAGAATTAGGATTCTTACCAGGCGATCTTAAGGAAAAAATGGATCCTTGGTTAGCACCAATATATCATAACTTATACATGCTTTATGGTAAGGAAAAGGTAGATAAAGAATTAGAATTAGGACATATTGAAATAGTACCATTTGCTTTTATGAGAGGAAGAACGTTTGTTAATTCTTTTGTAATAGTAGATGAGGCACAGAATGTTACTCAAGATCAAATGGAAACAGTACTGGGAAGATTAGGAAAGGGATCTAAAATGGTAATCTGTGGAGATTTAGCTCAAATTGATTTAAAAGTAAAGAAAGAAACAGGATTTTCGTTTCTTACTAGAATTGAAGAGCAAGTAAAAGGTTTTAGAGTATTTGCATTAAAAGCCAATCATAGACATGAAATTGTATCTCCTATACTAAAAGTATACCAAGACTTTAGAGATTAAACAATCTTGCTATTTATAAATAAAATATATTTATGTCTGCAGGAATATACAATTTTACAATAGAACAAGGTACTACAGTAGATTTTGAAATACAGTACACCGATGCTAGTGCCTCACCTATAGATCTAACAAACTACCATGGTAGAATGCAAATAAAATCTGGTTTTGCAAATGACAAACCGGTTACTTATGCATCTTTATCAAGTAGTTTAGCAACTGACGGAACAGGATTAAACTTTAACGGCAGCTCAGGAAACAACCCACCTACAAGCGGTTCCATAGGAATCTACATTTCAGCAATATCGTCGTCTGCGTTTACTTTTGCAAAAGCAAAATACGATTTAGAACTAGTATCAGGAAGTACAGTAACAAGGGTACTAGAAGGAGTAATTACTTTAAGTAAAGAAGTAACAACAATACCGTAACACATGGCTGTAAATATAACTACCGATACAAATACCGTAAAGGTAACCTCTACTTCAACAAATACTGTTAAGATAGTAGATAGTGGAAACAATACTACGGTAAGTGTTTCACAACCTACTACAAGAGTTATTACAGTTGCAACTGTAGGACCACAGGGACCAGTTGGACCAGCAGGATTTCCATACACAGGCTCAGCACAAATAACAGGATCTTTAGGAGTAACAGGATCTGTAGCCATACTAAACACATCAAATGACTCGGCATTAAGTATATACAACCATGACCAAGGACCTTGGTCATTTCAAATGTTTAATAATGCTTACTCTACAAGTAGTGTATTTGAAGGAGGTAGCTTTGACTCAGGAGAATTTTTAATGGGTAATTCAACAAATAAACCTATTGAAATTTATAACAACTCCGACTATGAACATCCAACCCTAATAATATCAAGTTCAGGCGTTACAGTAACAAAATCTGCTAAAATTAATGTAGACTATTTAGGAACTTCAAGTATTGCTTTAGAAGTTAATAATAATACATTACTAGATAATATACCTGGAAATGAATATATTGGAACAGGTATACAGGGTACTGGAGCGTACGGAGTTAGAGGAATTACTGATGAAGGAGTAGGTGTTTACGGGTATAGTTCTGGTCAAGGCAATGGTGTTAGAGGGTATAGTACTGATGGAGGAAATGGAGTACGTGCCGAGAGTCCTAACGGTGTAGGACTGTACGCAATAGGAGATCCTGCTATTTACGCAGCAGGAGATACTGTACTAAATGGCAATTTAAGAAATATAGCATCATCCACAAACGGAGGTTATACACATGCAGAAGGTAATAATACACAAGCAAATGGAGACTATTCACACGCAGAAGGAAACTTAGCAATAGCACAAGGAGATTATTCACATGCAGAAGGTAATAATACAAGAGCAGTCGGACTCTATTCACATGCAGAAGGAGTAGATACAGTAGCATATGGAGATGCTTCACATGCCGAAGGTACAGTGTTTGAAGGAGATGTGGGTAACTTACTTACAACAGCATATGGATACGGATCACATGCAGAAGGATTAGGTACAGTAGCATCGGGATCTTACTCACATGCTGAAGGAGCAAGCAGTGGAGATGCAGACTACAACTACATACTAACAGCAAAAGGAGTTGGCTCACATGCAGAAGGAATATCTACAACTTCAATAGGAGAATACTCACACGCAGAAGGAAACTTTACAATAGCACAAGGAGATTATTCACATGCAGAAGGGAGGCGTGCACAGACAGTAGGGACTGGATCACATGCTGAAGGACAGTATACAATAGCATATGGAAATTTTTCACATGCAGAAGGAAATGGTACAATCGCATCAGGTTCTTACCAACACGTACAAGGTCAGTATAACATTACATCATCAGCACAAGGTGCTTTTATTCACGGAAATGGTACAGCCGATAATGCTAGATCAAATTTAATATTTGCATCAGGTTCTGAAGTGCAGATAACAGGATCTTTAAAAGTATCAGGAAGTATAACAGGTTCATTATTTGGAACTTCATCTTTTGCACAAACAGCATCCTATGCTCCATCATACCTTCCTCTAACAGGAGGAACTATTGCTGGAAATCTAGCAGTAGCAGGAACAGCTTCAATCGCATACCTAAACGTAACTTTTGAATCAGCTTCAGTAGTATACTCCTCAGGTTCAAATATATTTGGAGATGCAACCAACGATATACAGACATTAAATGGTACAGTAATTGTTTCGGGTTCACAACAGATAACAGGTTCTTTGACAGTATCATCTTCAAATAACACTCAACTTTTAGTAGGAACTAATTCATTATTTATTTCATCAAGTGGTAATATTGGTATAGGAACAACAAGTCCGAGCACAACTTTACAAGTTTCATCAGCTACAAATCAAGGTGTTGCTATTGGTGTGGCGTCATACCCTAGTTGGATGGGTACAAATGGACTTTACGTAGATGGTGCATTTCGTGCAAATAGTTATCTTGTAGGCAGTGGCGGCGGTATAAATTGGGGTGCAAGTCAAGCAAAAATTATAGGGTATAACCCAAGTACTGGAGCCGACACCTATCTTTCTTTCTTTACTGGTGGGATTTCTGCTAATGGTGAGCGTATCCGTATTATTGATAACGGTAACGTAGGAATAGGAACAACAACACCAACTGGAAAACTATCTGTACTGGATACAACACTAGCTTCTGGTTCTGCAAATACAGGAAGTTTATTAGATTTACAACAAACTTGGAATACAACAGGAACTCCAACTGCCATTAAGTTGAATGTTACTAATACCAATTCTAATTCTAATTCAAGACTTATAGATTTACAAATTGGTGGTGCCTCACAATTTTACGTTACCAGCTTTTCAGTATACGCAAATAGATTTTCAGCACCAGAATTTAGAGCAGCAACAGATGCCACAATGCTTTTTGGAACTGCAAACATATCTACTCAAACAAAATATGTTGATATAGCAACAGGTACTTTATCACAACCTTCAGGAATAAACTCCGCTGTAAGTATATCTCCAATTTACAATCAAGTAACAAGTACAGCAGCCAATACAGATTTAAAAGTTAATAGAACAGAAACATCTGTGGGCTCAGGAACTCAATTGTTAATGGATTTACAAGTTGGAGGAGTAAGTAAGTTTGCAGTATCTTCTTCAGGATTAACTACAGTAGCAGGAAACATATTACCTGATACAGACAATACTCGTTCAATAGGAACAGGAACACAGGGATTAAATTTAATATGGACTAGAACAGTTAGGTCAAATAACACATTAGGTTTTTATCCAAATGGAGTATTAGCTGCTACATTTGCAACAGGAGGTAATCTACTTTTAGGAACAGCAACAGACAACGGATACAGACTACAAGTATCAGGTTCTGGAGCAGCTTCAGGTTCTCTATACACAGACGGATTTGTAAACCATACAGGAACAATATCCTCATCTGTAGCACCAGCCAACAACCCTTCAGCATCCTTAATGGTGATAGGAGGAACAACTATACAAAGTGCTTCAGCGGGTCTAAACAGTTCAGCAGTACAAATTAATACAATAATGTCTGCTTCTGCTAACAGTCAAACATTGGTAGGGTTGGATATTAACCCTACTTTTGTAGGAGGAGTAGGTGCTTTTAATAACGCATTTGTTATATCTGGAGGTACAGGATATGTAGCAGGAACTTATGCTTCAGTTCCTTTAACAGGAGGAAGTGGAACAGGTGCTCAGGCTACAATAGTAGTAAATGCAAGTGGAGCAGTATCATCTGTTACTATTACAACAGCAGGTTCTAACTATAATATAGGTGATGTTTTAAGTGCTTCTTCTGCTAATATAGGAGGAACAGGAAGTGGATTTACTTATTCAGTTACTTTATTAGCAAATAGTGTTACTTCAAATGCTTTAAGAGTAAAAGGAGATATATTACCACAAGCGGACTCTTTATACAATTTAGGAAGTTCCTCAAAAAGATTTCAACAAATATCTGCAAGACAGATTGCTAGTCAATATTATTATGGTCAATCTGGTATAGAGAGTTATTTTGGTTCAGGAGGAAATACTGCAATTAATTTTGTAATTAACAATAGTGTATATGGTAAATTCGCGGCAACTACAGGAAACTTCCTACTAGGAACAACAACAGATTCAGGATTCAAATTAGACGTAAACGGTACATCAAGACATACTGGAGATACAACTATTACAGGTAGTTTAAATGTAACAGGTTCAATCACATCATCAGGAAATATTGTACCATCTGCAAATGCAACTTATGATTTAGGAACACCATTACTTAATTTTACAAGAGTTAGAGCTCAAAATGTTGTTAGTAATGGCTCTCTAAGTTTATACTCGGGAGGAAGTTTAGGACTTACTGTTGCTTCCTCTGCAAATATTTTAATAGGAACAACAACTGATGATGGAGTAAACAGACTACAAGTATCTGGTTCAGCTAGAATAACAAATGGATTAACAGTAACCGGATCTGTAAATATAACAGGTTCCTTAATAATGTCACCTAGTAGTTCTTTTATATTACCACTATCAGCATCAGCTACCCCAGCAATAGGAAGTGCTTATTGGTCAGGATCATTACTATTTGTATACAATGGAACAAGATATATGAGTGCTAGTTTCTTCTAGGACTTATTGCTATTTATAAATAAAATAAAGTATGGCTAATATTTCTATATGGAACGGAAGTTCTACCTTTGCAGCCGGACAAACCCCTTTTGGTTTTTATGATGCAGATACAACCTTTGTCGCAGAAGCAGATAAGGTAGCAAAATTCTGTGCTATCCGTTTAGGGTATCCTCTAATGGATGTAGAGCTAAACTCAGGATCTTTTTATGCTTGTTTTGAAGAAGCTGTTACCACTTATGGAAACGAAGTTTATCAAGCACTAGCTGCACAAAATTACCTATCACTTGAAGGAGGTTCAACTTCTACAACTTTAAATGAAGCGGTATTATCTCCATCTTTACAAAATGTAATAAGAATAGCAGACGGATACGGCACAGAGGCAGGAGTAGGAGGAACAGTAACTCAATATAGCGGATCTTTATCACTTAACCCAGGGCAACAAACATATGACTTAAATGACTGGGCTGTTCAACAAGGTATTCAAGGTAGAATAGAAATTACAAAAGTATTTTACGAAGCACCACCTGCAATTTTAAGATACTTTGATCCATATGCAGGAACAGGTACAGGTATTCAATCTCTTATGGATGCATTCGATTTTGGATCATATTCACCAGGGGTAAACTTCCTATTAATGCCAACATCGTTTGATGTATCAAAAGTGCAGGCAATTGAGTTTAATGATCAAATAAGAAAATCGGCATACTCTTTTGCAATAGTAAATAATCATCTTAAATTATTTCCAATACCTACAAGAGCGGGAAGACTTTGGTTTGAATACTATCAGATAAATGAAAAACAATACCTAGACGATTCAGCAAATACACCAGGAGGAGTAGGAGGATCTATTTCTAATATATCAAATGTACCTTATGAAAATCCTAGTTACGGAGCTATAAACTCTATAGGAAGACAGTGGGTTTATAGATATGCTTTAGCTTTAGCAAAAGAATTACTAGCTTATGTAAGAGGAAAATATACAACAGTACCAGTTCCAGGTTCAGAAGCTACATTAAATCAACAGGATTTATTAGCAGATGCTAGAGCTGAAAAAGAAGCATTACTAACACATTTAAGAGAAATCTTAGAGTCAACATCAAAAGTATCACAACTGGAAAGAAAGTCTCAAGAGGCTGGATTTTTACAAGATACATTAAAACAGGTTCCAATGGTAATATTTGTAGGATAATGAAAGTAAACAATACACTAAAAGAAGATAGAACGTTTAACATGTACCAGGGATTGGTACGAGTAGGTCATAAAGATCAAATAACAGCTTCCGAAGTAGCCGATTTTGTTAGAGCTATGCCGGGAGTAACTCGTGTTACTGCTATAGATTCTAATGAAGATATTCATACAGTAGTATTAAAAGTAAAAATACTATCTACAAAACCAGGTCCGGTAGTGTTTGATAAATTAAAAAAAGATACTTTTAGACTTGTACCTAATATTAGAAAGGTAGAAGTTTCAATGAAATCAATTGAAAAAATAGAATAATGATATTTGGTAGCCAAAGAGATTTTAGACTACTTGTAGGTATTAATAGAGAATTAGTATCGGATGTAGTGGAGCAAGAAATTCTCTACTATAAAATATCTTTAGAACAAACTCAAGCAAATATCTACGGAGAAGCTCCAGAAAAAGTTTATTGGAATCCTGTAAAGTTAAACTGTTTAATTGATAGAGGAGATCAACAGACAACATCTGACGATTTTGGAGCAGATTCAATAAGAGATGTAAAATTTGCATTTATAAGACAGGATCTTAAAGATGTAAATACCTTCCCTGAGGTAGGAGATATTATACAGTGGCAAGAAGATTACTACGAAGTAGATAACACAACAGAGAACCAGTTATTACTAGGGAAAGACGAGAATTACGCATTGACCAACTATGGACCAGATTACGGAGGAACACTTTCTATTATATGTATCTGTCACTTAACAAGAGCAGATAAAGTTGGAATAGCTTCAAGATACGAAATAACAGTAACAGACCCAGCTTCAATAGCAGCAGCATCTTTAATAAAAGGTGGAGGACTTAATCCACCACCAGCAGGAATAGTAGGAACAAATGCTGGAAATACTACAACAACACCGAGTCCGGGATACAATATAGGTGGTGTACAGTATACACCGGTTAAGGTATCAACGTTGAGTTGGGAACCCCACCATAGGGTACCTCAATATATGAAGGGCTTGAATCCAGTTATTATTGCATTTTACTGGGAAGATATTTATTGGAAGTTTATGAATTTAACTTTCTATAGAGAAGCATCAGCTAATTATCAACCAGAAATATTATATAATATAGTTGAAATAGATGGAGTACCTACTTTAAATCCATACGGACCACCACCAGACGGTAATTATATAATAAATTGGAATAATTTTAGTTTATCTCCAAACAGAGGGTCAGGGTACAGCACTGTTGATAATCCAGCAATTATGGTTCTCGTAGACTCAGTACCAGTTGCTATAAATTTATTTGATAACGGTCACGGAACAATGAGTAGTGGAAATCCAATAATAACAACCCCTACCTCAGGAGGTACTACTGACGGCGGATTATATACTAAAACTTTTTTTGCAACTAACGTGTATTACAATAGTAATTCATCTCTTCCAAGTTATAATTTTAGTAGCCTATCAGCAATGTCAAATCATGATATTAAAGCTCAAGTGCTTTCAACTTTAACCGTTCCCAATGCTAATAATCAATTTGCAAACTGGCAAGCATTTCACATATACGTAAATGGGCCTATACAAGTAGGAACTAAGGTAAGAATGGATGAATATGGAATAGGCGGTTTTAATTTTGCAGGTAGTTTGAATGATGCTGTATACCTAACGATAACTGAAGATCCTAATGAACCTCAACATAATTTATATTTAGATAAACTTGAATTAAACGGCTTTGGCAGTGTGTATTGGAACCCTTACCACAATCCATCATTCCAATTAGTAAGAGCTATAAGTGGATCTATAACAGAAGTAGTAGCATTTAACGACATAACCTAACCATGGACCCAATAAGAAAACCTATACCAAAATCACAAGTAGAGCTTTCTCAAGAGCTTATTATACCTTATCTAGGCCAAGGTAAAGTTGATACCCCTGATCTTAAAAAGAGAGAACATCAAAAATCTGTTAAAGAGGATGATGTAAAACTCTTTGCAGTAGGTCTTCAAGATTTTGACCAAGCAATTATTTACTACTTTAACAATGTTATACGTCCATCAGTGATTCAAAACGGAACAAGAATTAACGTTCCTTTCATTTACGGATCACCAGAAAAGTGGGCTTCTGTTCAAAGAGATGGATACTATAGAGATAATAACGGTAAGATTCAAACACCTCTTATTATGTTTAAGAGAGATTCTCTTGAAAAAAATAGAAACTTGGGTAATAAATTAGATGCAAATCTACCAAGCAATTTTGGTATTTTTGAGAAAAAATATTCAAGAAAAAATCAATATGATCAATTCTCAGTACTAACAAATAGAATTCCTGTTAAAGAATACTTTGGAGTAATTATTCCAGATTATGTAAACATAGTCTATTCGTGTACTATTTTTACAGAGTATGTAGAACAAATGAATAAGATAGTTGAATCAATTAATTTTGCTTCTGATTCATATTGGGGAGATCCTGAGAGATTCAAATTTAGAGCTGATATTGATTCATATACAAATATAGTAGAACAAACTCAAGGAGAGGATCGTGTTGTTAAAACATCCTTCCAAATAAAATTAGCAGGACATATAGTTTCTGAAGCAATAAATACAGCAATTGCCAGACCAAGTAAATTTTTTGCTAAAGCATCAATAAATTTCGGAATAGAAACAGTAGCTCCAGCTGAAGTATTAAATACAGCATTAGGTGCATCGTTAGTAGCTCCATTAAAAGTTAAAAAAGGAGCAAACTTCTATTAAAAAGTTATATATAAGAATAAATAATGGCTCAAATACTATTAAAAAATATTGCAGATCCGGGGAGTATTCCAACCAATTTAGCACAAGGAGAAGTAGCTATTAATACAGCTGATGGTATACTTTTTTACAGTGATAATGCTGTTGATAATATAAAACAAATAAAAGGAAACCCTTTCCCATATACAGGATCAGTTATAATAACAGGATCGTTAACAGTAACAGGGTCTACTAAAATTAATGTAGATTATTTAGGAACTTCAAGCATTGCTTTAGAAGTTAATAACACTACACTAGTAGACAATATACCTGGAAATGAATATATTGGAACAGGTATACAGGGTACTGGACAGTACGGAGTTAGAGGAATTACTGATGAAGGAGTAGGTGTTTACGGAGAAGCTACTGATTCTGGTTATGGAGTACAAGCATTAGGTAATAATAGTGCAGGACTTTATGCTAATGGTAATCCTGCTATTCAAGCAGCAGGAGATGTAAGAGTAGTAGGATCTTTATCACAGGGTATACAAGTCACTACATCAGGAAACTACTCACATGCAGAAGGGTATTATACAACAGCATCAGGAGACTACTCACACGCAGAAGGAGTACAGACACATGCATTTGGTAATTACTCACATGCTGAAGGATACTTTACAACAGCATCAGGATCTTACTCACATGCTGAAGGAGCTAGTACAGTAGCATCAGGTGATTGGGCACATGCTGAAGGAGCTAATACAGTAGCACAGGGAAACTATCAACACGTTCAAGGTCAATTTAACCTGTCTTCATCAGTTCAATCAGCATTTATACACGGAAATGGAACATCCGATGCTAATAGATCAAATCTTATCTACGCAGCAGGAACAGCAGTTGAAATAACAGGATCACTAAAAGTAACAGGTTCTTACTATTTAAACAATAATAAATTATTTAATTACGGACAATTTTCAAGTGCAGAAACACAATCAGGTTCAGCTAATACTGCGTATGCAATGAAACTTGGCACGACTGATATCACATCAGGGGTAACTGTAACAAGCAACGGAACTTTCCCAACAAGAATAACAGTAGCAAATACAGGAATATACAATTTACAATTTTCTTCTCAACTAGGAAATACTGCAAACAGTACTATTGATTTTGATATATGGTTTGCATATACTGGAAGTAATGTAGCAAATTCAAATACACAAATGACTATAAATAAAGTAGCAGGTTCAGTAGGTAGACTAGTGGCAGCTTGGAACTTTATGACACCAATTCAAGCAAATGATTATATAGAGATTATGTGGAACTGTACTGCAGCAACAGGTCAGCTACAAGCAGCTGGAACTCAAACAACACCAACTCGACCAGCAATACCATCAGTAATAGCAACACTAACACAAATAGCATAGAACTGTATCTTTCCAATATTTATATTAAACCATCCTTGGTTTGATCCAAAGAAACAATTCACTATATTAATAAGTAAATGATTAAAACACCTTTTACATGGAATAGTGCAAATTTTGCTTGGGATTCAAATCCGTTTGGTACCTCGCAAAGTACAAATCCATTTATATGGGATGATGTAGCTCTAATACAAGGAGCAGCAGCAGCATTAGCAGGAGGTAAATCTCATGTAGATAAATATTTTAAAGATGAAGAAAAAAGAAAGAAATTTCGAAAAATCATCTGCATGGTACAGGGAACAGAGTACAAAGAAACAAGAGAAATAATTGACAGAAAGATAACAATCTCAGAAGTCAAACTAGTAATAAAAGAAGCCACTAGCACAGTTAAATTGATATTATAATGTATAAACTATTTACAGACAAAACCGAAATATTCGAATGTAATGTCCAAATTGAAGGAGCATCTTTAGAAAAAAGTATAGCTAGAATTGTAGTTGAATCAGAAGAATTAAATCTAATGTTCAACGGAACAATTGACAAGAATGGAAAATGTCAAATTCCAATTAAAAAATTAAGAGGAATTTTAGGAGAGAATATTAAAGGAAATCTTAAATTAGAAGTAATAGCTGAAGATGCTTATTTTGTACCTTGGTCATCTGCTTTTACAGTAGAGGCTGCAAAAAAGGTTACTGTTGAAGTAAAATCTCAAAATGCAAATGCTATAGTAGAAAGTGCTCCAAGGGTGGCAGTAACAGGTATTCCTGTTAAGAACCAACCTAAACAGTCAGTAGCAATTCCAATTCAAGAACATATTGCAAAATTGGTATCAATTTTAATCAAAGAAGACTTTGATTTATACAATTTAAAAATTAAAAAAGATAAATTGAATAACATTATTGGAACATATTTTCAAAAAAATTCAATAAAAGAAAATCAAAAACCTGAATTAATTCAAGGAATAATTAATAAGTTACCAAAATAATAAGTTATGGCATTACCTGATTTAACAGGCCTCAATATACAAGACTCCTATCAAAGAGTTGTTCACACAGATGGTACCAATTATTACAATGGAACTGGATCTTTATTAAATATAGGAGGTGGAGGATCAACTTTTCCATACACCGGTGACGCAGTTATAACTGGGTCTCTTCTTGTATCAAGTTCTCTTATGGTAACAGGTTCACTAGATGTATCGGGATCTATAACTGCTGTAACTGGATACTTACTAGGAGTTAGTGGTGCAGGAATTTTTCCTACTAGTAGCATTAGTAGTCCTAGTAGTGTTAATAATCCTGGAATATATATCCGTAGTAGCACTCTTCCAACCGCTTACTCTTCTTTGATTAGTGACTGTACAATAGCCCCTCTACTACCTGCAGCAAATTCGCAATTAACAAGAGTAACTTTAAACCTTCCAAGTGGATTTGCACCAGCAAATGGAACTGGGCAATGGCGAGCAATACAACTTCAACATACTATTAATCAGGCAGGTGGAGCTAGTGGAGTAACACACGGTATATTTATTAATCCGACTCTAACATCGGCATATGATTATAGAGCACTAGGGCTAAATAACTCATCAGGTACAGGAATTTACCAATTCTTCTCAGGTGTAAAAAACTTTTTTGGAGGAAATGTTGGTATAGGTACAGGAAAAGCTTCACCATTAGTGTCTTTAGATATAAATGGTGATGCACTGATAACAGGATCTTTAACTGTAACAAATGGAATAACAGGTTCTTTATTTGGAACTGCTTCTTTTGCAGTATCCTCTTCAAGAGCAGTATCAAGCTCATTCGCAACTACAGCATCATATGCAGTAAACGGTGGTGTAACTAAAATAATAGCAGGTACAAATGTTACAATTTCTCCAACAAACGGATTAGGAATTGTTACAATTAATTCATCTGGGGGTGGGGGTGGATCAACTTTTCCATACACAGGTTCAGCTTTAATAACAGGATCTTTAGGAATAACAGGTTCACTATCAACACTAGACTTCGATGCTATAATAAACGGAGTAACTGTTGGTAGAGGGCAAGGTAATATAGTAAATAATACAGCAGTAGGTAATAGTGCACTTATATCAAATACAGCAGGAAGAGGTAATGTAGCTTTAGGAACGGATACTTTAAGGCACAACAGTATAGGAGAGAATAATATAGCAGTTGGGTTTTCCGCTGGATTAGAAATTACTGAAGGATCTAATAACCTACTTATAGGAACTAGTGCCGGAAACAGCATTACTATCGGAACTAAGAATATACTAATAGGAGATGATAATAGTACTTATCCGGACCTTAGTACAGCATTTGACGGTCAAAGTACTTTAAGCATATCTAAAAGTGATACCGATTTAGGAACAGGACTACCCCACATATGGGCACCAGATACCTTTAGAATTGATTCAAACACCGGGGAATCATTACTTACAGTAAGTTCTGCCAATTATAGTTCAATGTTTGTTGAATATACTATTGAAGATACAAATGGAAGTTTACGAGCAGGGTATATAAAAGGTGTTTGGAATAGAGATCTTTCTAAAATAAAATGGACAGAAGATGCGACAGACAGTATTGGGGATACTTCAAAGTACGTATTTGATATAATTACTCCTGGAAGTAACATTGTATTAAGATTATCAAACACTGATAACTACTCAGTGTATTGTAACGTAACATCAAGATTGTTAGCAAGACCTTATAATCCTGCTTAATAACCCTTAACAATTTAAAAATATAAAATATGCCAACAAGTCCTAATACACCATGGAAAGCAACTCCAAATAAAACAGACCATTTAACAAAAGGGTTTACAAGTAAAGTGATATACAACTTCCAATATCAAACAGGAGTGCATGTTGGAGACACCGAGGATGTTTTCGGTGCTTTACACGGTTTTAGTAACAATATAAAAGGTGACTATCACCTTCCAGACAGCTATTTTGCAGGAGATGATGGTCAAGGACTTAAAATAACTATGTATTTTTTAAAACTAGTAGATGCTAACAATATGTCACTCGATCAGTCACTTTGGGATAGGCTAGGGAGTAGTGAAGTTCTAATAGCATCACCAATTTATACAACCTCAATAGGAGGAGCTGGGGGAGAAACATTAGCCAAATACGAATGCTACCTTACTAAATTTACGGTACCGGGAGATGCGACATACATACAAGCTACAGGAAATATTATATATTCTGAAAAAGGAAATGGACAAAATGTAGCTATGACCCCTTTCAACAACTATGCAGCTATAGTTCCAAACAGAGGATATGATTTGTATATAAAAAATGGATGTGCAGATCTAATTACAGTACTAAGTTTAATGGTAGAAGAAATAAGTTAACAATGGAAACAAAACAGTTATCACAACAAGAGTTACAACAAGTAAAAACAATTCAACAAAACAACCAAGCAATCACCATTGAATTTGGACAAATTGAATTAGCAAAAATAGATCTAGAAGATCGAATACAAAATGCAAAAACATTTCTAACAGATCTAAAAGAGGAAGAAAAAACACTATCTCAATTTTTAGAACAAAAATACGGAAAAGGAACTCTAAATATAGAAACAGGGCAGTTTACTCCGCTACAATAATTAAAAGGTGTTTTGACTCTTTATTCCTATTTATTTAAGAATAGAGAACCTTCCTGTACTGTGAATGGTTTTATCAAAAGAAAAAAGCATTTAAACAAATTAAAAATTAATTTAAACACATGGCAGAATCAATTATCTCTCCAGGAGTATACACAAGAGAAAATGATACCTCTTACATTACACCAGCACCTATTGCAGCCGGAGCAGCCTTTATTGGACCAACAGTAAAAGGACCAGATAACCAGCCTCTTATCGTTACATCTTATAGTGACTATGTAAGAAAGTTTGGTGAAACAGTAATTTCAGGATCTAAACAATACGAATTTCTTACCTCAGTAGCAGTTAAAAACTACTTTCAAAATGGTGGACAAACAGCGTTAGTAACAAGAGTTGTATCTGGATCATATACTAGAGCAACTAACACTAACCTATTTGGAACGACAGGTGTAAATAAAGCAGTAGGTTCAGGAACAATAGTAGCTACAGCAATAGATGGACAAAGATACGATATAGTATACGGATCAAATACCTACGCTTTTATTGCAAGCTCAACCCCAATACCAGTAGATATACCAGGTGCTAAAGTATTTTTCTTTTCAACAGGTTCTTCTGCAGCTATGACAGTACAGAACTTAGTTCAAGAAATTAATACGCAAACTGCATATGTACCATTTAGTGCATCATATAATGGAGCAGTCTTTGCACTATCAGGATCTACAGCAGGAACAACCTACAACGGAGTTACTTTTTTAACAGGATCTATTTTAGGAGAAGCACCAGCTTCACTACTATTTACTTTAGCTGGAGGTACAACAGGTCCATCAGCAACATCTCCATTCGCAATTCAAACACTAGGAAAAGGTGTAATATATAACAACTCTACAGGGTCAGGTGATGCAGGAGTTCAAAACTCAGATGGTTCACTAGTATCAGGTTCAATGGATAACATTAGATGGGAAATTTCAAATGTTAATAGTTCATTAGGTACTTTTACTTTAGTTATCAGACAAGGTGATGATAGTACTAATAATAAGACAATATTAGAAACATTTAATAACCTATCATTAGATCCAAACTCAGATAATTATATTGAGCAAGTAATTGGTAATCAATATATAGCAGTAGGTACAGATGGATCAACATCTTTTAACTACCCAGTAGGTGAATTTCCAAACGGATCAAATTATATAAGAGTATCTGCAGTAAACACTCCGACACTAAATTATTTAGCAAACGACGGTATAACAGTTAATACAGACAGTGCGGGAGTATCTTTTACAACATACCTACCTACAGCATCATCTGGTTCATTTTATGGAGCAGCTGGTTCAGTAGGAGCACCTGCAACGTTTTTTGGAGCTATTACAACAACAACAACAACTGCACAAGGAATACTGGCATCTAATTATACAACAGCAATATCATTACTTTCAAATAGAGACGATTACCAATTCAATATTATATCAGCACCAGGTTTAATCTACAAAAATAGTAACTTTACTTCTACAGTAAGTTCTCTTATCTCTTTAGCAGAACAAAGAGGAGATTGTATTGCAGTAGTAGATTTAGTAGCACAGGGAGATACAGTAACAAGTGTAACAGCACAAGCAACTACGTTGAATAGTTCATACGCAGCAACTTACTGGCCTTGGTTACAAATTAAATCAGCTACAGGTAGAAACGAATGGACTCCAGCAGGAGCAGTAATTCCAGGAGTTTATGCATTTACAGATGCATCTTCAGCACCATGGTTTGCACCAGCAGGTTTAATAAGAGGTGGAATTGGTGGAGTAATTCAAGCAGAAAGAAAATTAACTAAAGGTGACAGAGATACTCTTTATGCAGCTAAAGTTAATCCAATTGCTACATTCCCAGGTTCAGGTATTTCAATTATGGGACAAAAGACATTACAATCAAAAGCATCAGCTTTAGATAGAGTAAATGTAAGAAGACTACTAATTGCACTTAAGAAATTTATTGGTGATCAAGCTAGAAATTTAGTATTCGAACAAAATACTGGAACAACTAGAACTAAGTTCTTATCAATAGTAACTCCATACTTAGAGTCAGTAGTACAAAGACAAGGTCTTTATGCTTTTAAAGTAGTAATGGACGATACTAACAACACAGCAGACGTAATTGACAGAAATCAATTAGTAGGTCAAATTCTTATTCAACCAACTAAAACAGTTGAGTATGTAGTATTAGACTTTACAATTGAACCAACTGGAGCAACATTTGCATAATTTATTAACAAGGTATATTTATAATAAAGTAAATAAAATAAGATGGCAATATTAGATCCAATAGAAATGCTCCAAACCGCATTTGAACCAATGGTTCAACATAGGTTTAAGATGAAAATAGATGGAATCCCAGCATTCATGGTTAAGAATGTAAAAGCTCCTAACTTTACAGATAGTATGATTAAACTTGATCATATTAACTCATATAGAAAAATTAGAGGTAAAAGAGAATGGCAAGATATGGACATGGTTCTATATTCTCCAATCACACCTTCAGGTGCTCAAGCAGTAATGGAATGGGCACGTTTAGAGTATGAGTCAGTAACAGGTAGAGCTGGTTACTCCGATTTCTACAAAAAAGACCTTTACTTAGAGGTTTTAGGACCAGTAGGGGACGTTGTAGGAGAGTGGATTATCAAAGGAGCATTCTTAGTAAAAGGAGACTTTGGACAGTTCGACTGGACTTCAAATGACGGATTAGTAGATATAGCAATTACAGTTGCAATGGATTATTGCATCTTGAATTACTAATACAATTCAAATAAAATTAACAAGCCTGGCAGTCGTCAGGCTTTGTTGTTTTAAAAAGTTTTTTTTCGTATATTTATATATAGAAAATGTTACTAACAAATAAAATTTATGGAATCAAAATTTAGTTTACCTACCGAAATGGTAGAACTTCCTTCAAAAGGATTACTTTATCCAAAAGACTCGCCTTTATCATCAGGAAAAATTGAAATGAAGTATATGACTGCCAAAGAGGAAGATATACTTACAAACATTAACTTCATTAAAAACGGAACAGTTATTGATAAATTGCTTCAGTCTTTAATTATTACTCCAATTGACTATAACGAATTATTAGTAGGAGATAAGAACGCTATAATGGTAGCTGCTCGTATTCTTGCTTATGGAAAAGATTACCAAATAGAGTATAGAGGAGAGCCTGTAACGATTGACTTATCTGCTTTAGAGAATAAAGAAATAGATGAGACTAACTACACTAAAGGCAAAAATGAATTTACATTTCAATTACCAAATACCGATAACGTAGTTACGTTTAAAGTACTTACTCACGGAGATGAAAAATTAATAGATCAAGAAGTAAAAGGATTACAAAGAATTCATAAAGATAACCTAGCTGAAGTAACAACCAGATTAAAGAGAATGATCACATCAGTAAATGGGTTAGCAGATACAAAAGATATCAGAGAGTTTATTGATAAGTATTTACTGTCAAAAGATGCAAGAGCATTAAGAGAGGAGTATAGTAAAGTAAGCCCAGATGTAGACCTTAAGTTCATATATACAGACGGAAATGGCGATGAGGAGGTAGCCGACCTGCCTATAGGCATTAGCTTTTTTTGGCCTGACTCCAAGTAGTAAGGTAGGTATTTATACACAACTACATGAAATTTGTTTTCATGGAAGAGGTGGTTATAGTTGGTGGGATGTTTACCATATGCCGATTGGTATTAGAAATTTTGTATTTAATAGAATAAGAGAATTTCATCAAGAAAAAGAACCAACCGATGTAAAACAAAGCCCTATCATAAATCGACCAGATATACCAACTACTTATACAACAAGAGCCTCTAGAAAGTAGAGGCTTTTACTATTTATAATTATATAATACATACATGGCAACTAATAATTTTGAAGGGTTAGGAGACGAAACGTTACATAGTGCACAAAGCATTAAAAGAACTATGGACGAAATTCGTGATAGTGTAACTAGAACGAATAGAGCATTACAGGGATTAGGAGACTCTACAGGGAAATACTCTGATGAAATAAAAGCTGTAGCTAATTCTGCAAAAAAAGTTGCAGATATACAAGAAAGTGCATTAAAGACAAGCAAAGCAACTGCTAAAGCTTTAGAAGAACAGTCAAAGCAAGGTAGTGTAATTCGTACACTAACCCGTGAAATTGACGAACTTTATGCTAGATCATCGAGACAGACCGGAGAACTTCGAGAGAGGTTAAAGCAACAAGCTCAACACTTATCAAATGCTAGAGATAATGCAAGAGAACTATCTAGCCTATATGGAAGCATTGCAAGAGATGCATCAAAACTAAACAGTCAAACTAAATTTTTTAGTAAACTATCAGAAATTGCAAAATCAATACCCGCTTTAAATAAGTTTGCTACTCCTTTTGAAAAAGCAGCAGAAGCAGCTAAAAAAGTAGCATTAAATAATGCTAAAGTAGTTGAACAGCAAAGGCTCCTAGATAAGTTAGGAAAAAACTCAATAAAGACTGGAAAAGGTTTAACCAAAGAAAAACTAGAAGCAGCAGGAGTAACACACATTACAGGAGATTTAACAGGAACAGCCGCTGCACAAAGGTTACGAGAACATCAAGAAGATTTAAAACAGCAAAAGAAAAGTCCTTTTATGGAAGGAGCAAAGGTTGCAGGAGGTGAAATGGTCGGCACCCTAACAAGTATGGCAAGTATAACAGGAATTATATCTGCTATACTTAAATTTATTTTAGATATATTCTTAGGAGTAAACCGTCAAGTTGTACAAATTGCTCAAAACTTAAACATATCGACACAGTACGCAGAACAAATGCGTGATCACTATGCATATATAGCAACACATGGTAACAGTATCTTAATGGATACTCAGTCGCTTATTGATGCTCAAATTGCCTTAGTAGATTCATTAGGAGTTTATAGCAAACTGCAAGATTCAACATTAAGAAACCAGGTATTTTTTACTAAGAATCTAAATATGTCTGCAGAAGCAGCAGCTGGCTTAAATTTAATGCTTGATGCTCAAGGTCAAAATGCAGAAACAGTAACAAACCAAATAGTAAATACTAATAACAAAGCTTCTAAGACAACCGGAATACTTCTTCCTACAAATAAACTAATGTCTCAAATTGGTAAAACAAGTAAAGAGATTGCAGGATATTTTGGATTTAATGCCAAAGCAATGGCCGAAGGAGTTCGTCAAGTTGCAAAATTTGGATTAGAATTAGAAAATGCAAAAAGTGTGGCTAGTGCACTGTTAGATTTTGAATCATCTATAGGCAATGAGTTACAGTTAGAGTTACTTACAGGTAAGGAGCTTAGTATGGAAAAAGCTAGAGTAATGTCAGTAACTGGAGACATTGCAGGGGCTACCGAAGAGGTTATGAAGCAAATGCAAAACATAACTGAAGAGCAGAGAAAAAATCCATTAATCATGGAAGCTATGGCTGCTTCATCAGGTCTTACAGCAGATCAGATAAATAGAGCATATTTAGTAAATAAAAAGCTTAATAAAGAACAGAAAGATTATGTAAAGCAGCTACAAGATGCAGGTAGAGAAAAAGAAGCTAACGCAGCAACAGATGCTGCATTACATGGACAGTCTGTAGAACAAATTAAAGCTACAGTAACTGCCGAAGACGCTTTTGCAGCAGCTTTAACCAAGGTAAAAGATAAGTTAGCAACAATGGTAGATAACGGGGTATTAGATAAATTTACTCAGATTATAGAAGCATTTGTAAATACCGTTTCTAAATCAGGAATAATGGGACTCTTTAACGGAGACTTTTCTGATGAGTTAGTTAGAGTTAAGACAGCTGAAATTACACAAGGGCATGTTACAGCATCAAGAGGAATGACCACATCAGCACAAAAAGGTAAGCTTGCTGAAATTGAGGATCGTGCATCTGGAGCACATGAAGGTAATGTCTTCGGAGGCGATAGGTATCATTATGGAGCACAGGCATTTAACACAGGTAAAACTGTAACTGATGTTGCACAAGAAGATCAAGAAAGAAATACCCGATTATTAAATTCTATTAAATCAGGAGAAATTAAGGTAGATAAAAATGGAAATTTACAATCAGAGATGTGGGATAAATTAATGAGTATACAACAGCAGCATTTAGACCTTGCAAAAGGTCAACAGCATACTAGTATTTATATAGGAGCAAATTCTTTAGCAGAATCATTAGGAGTCTATTCAAACAAGGTAGGAAGTAAATAAACCGAACAATACAGATATTTATTATAAATTAAAACATAAACACTATGGGACTTTTAGATTTATTAACATCACAGGGATCACCGATGAGCTACAATGGAGCAATACCGCCACCAAGCCCTTTCAATAGCCCACAATCAACCCTACACTACCAGTACTCTATTACAGGTAATCCATCAAATGTTAACGTACCACCACCATCTCACTTGGACTTAGATGCAACAATACCTCCAATTTCAACAAATCCAGGATCTGCACAATTGCTACCTTATACAGCACACCAACCAGGATAAAAAGTAAAAGGACATGGGACTAATTGATCTCCAAACAAACTTAAAAAGTCTTACGTATGGAGGGAACGGACCCTACGTAACTAAGAACATAAATAATCCACCCTCTGACAATCGTTTTGTACATGAGGCAACTAGTCGTATAGACGATGTTAGTCGAATTGCTCAAATGCTAGTTGATAAGCCGGGGATAAAATACTTATTTCATAACACTATTCTTAGAGCAGCTACGTTGCAGTATAAGATAGATGATCAAAAAAATAAAGTAAGCCCTAAGCCAGTATCAATTTTACAGGAAGCAAAACGTGCTGGTATAGATACTATAGCAACAGTAGCCAGTACACTAGCACAAGTAGCTATTGACGGAACTGGAGTACATTTTGTAAAAGGATTTGGTAGAGGAATAAAACCCTATATACCAAGTACAGACTTAAATGGATTATCCCTTGCAGGAACTAATCTTGTAATTAATGTAAGAACACAACCATCAGAACTAGTAGACATCGCTCCAGATGGAACTATATCAATTGCTAGAAAATCAGATAGTGCAGTTGAAGATGATGAAAATTTTTACAGAGCAGGGCAGTATAAAATTCGAGTAAATAACGACTATAATGATCAGTACGAATACCAGTATACTCAAAGAATAAGTCCTACAAAAAATGGAAGCATTAGAAAAGAGACTCGTGTTAGGTTAGGAGATCAAGGAGCTAGAGTAGATAGTTTTAAAACAGCTAATATTTACTGGTCAGGATCAATAGGGATAGACGGAAAACCAACCTACGATGAAGTAGATAAAATAAATGTACTCCCAGCACAGACAGGAAAAGTAGAGGCCGGTACAGGTACCTATGAACAAAAAGTATTACTTGGAGGTCAAACTATAGGAAGAGATTTTGCAAAATTTAGGTTTCATATAATAACACCAGAAGAAGAAAAGGTATTATATTTTAGAGCATTTATAGAGTCATTTACGGACAACTATGCTGGAGCTTGGAATGATGTTAAGTACTTAGGTAGGGGTGAAGCTTTTTACGTGTATAGTGGCTTTAGTAGAAAAATTTCCGTATCTTTTAAAATAGCAGCTGCAACAAGAACAGAGCTTTTACCACTTTATCAAAAAATGATATATTTAGCTTCTTCAACAGCTCCTACATATGGAAGTGCAGGGCAGTTTATGAGAGGTACTATAGCAAAAATGACAATCGGAGATTATGTATATGAATTACCGGGAATAATAAATAGTGTGACCTATGCATGGTCTACGGAATATCCATGGGAGATAGCTGTTGATGAACCAGAAGGTGGTGGAGATAAGCTTATGCAGGAATTACCTGTAGTATTAGATTGTAATATAGAGTTTACTCCAATTCATAACTTTACTCCAACAGCAGGATATAATAAGTATATAACAACAGGAATAAATGATGCACAAGCTACAGCATTCTTTGATAACGATATACAGACAACAAAAACAGCAGCAAATCCAGCAGATGATATTATAACTCCATCACCAAATACAATGAAAGGAACAAATGATGTTACAATTCTTGGAGGAACAGCAGGTAAAGCAGCAAATAGTTTTGGAAGATATTTAGAAAGACCGGTATAGTAAATGAATAGATATAGTAACATAAAGACAACTAAAACATTAAATGGAGCTGACTACTTAATGTCAACTACCTATCCAAATATTCCTAGAAGTGAAAATGATTATTATGTTATCACAGCTGCAGGAGATAGGTATGATAAATTAGCACAACAGTTCTATCAAGATAGTACTCTTTGGTGGGTTATAGCTTGTGCTAATAACGCACAACAAGCTTCTTTAGTAGTACAGACTGGAATTCAATTAAGAATACCAGGAAGTATAAATACTATTTTAGAGAATTTTAAAGCAGTCAATAAATAAGATGGCAGAAAAAGTTATAGGAGGACCTATTAATGCAGCAGTAAGATCTCAGTTAGCTGTAAGAAGTAAGATTATGTCCAAGGGAGAAAGAACCAACGAAGACCTAATGTACCTTACTTCAAAAACAGGTTGGGCTAAACTCTCATCAGGTGTAAATGTAAAGGGCAGTAATAAACTTGCAAAACAGTATGTACTAATTGCAGGACAGAAAGGAAAACATGGATCAAATAGTTATAGTAACTATACAGATGTTATGGGATTCAGACCAATGCCAGGTATAACAGGTGTTGAAGTTAGGTCAATAAATAGGTTCGGGGTATTAAAAGAAGCAACAATTACCTTTAATTGCTGGAGTGTACAGCAGTTAACAGATCTGGAAATGCTATACATGAGACCAGGATTTACATTACTATTGGAATGGGGACATAGCATATACTCAAAGGATGGAAAAGTACCATATGACCATAAAGTAGAAACATTCCCAGACTTTTTTGATAAAAAAGACTTATCTAAAAAAACAGTTTACGCTGAAATTGAAAGATTAAAAACACAGAGTCATTATAATTACGATGCAATTCTAGGTTTTTGTAAAAACTTTACATGGAGTTTTAGAGCTGACGGAGGTTACGATTGTACAACAACTGTAATATCTATTGGCGAAATTGTAGAATCTCTACAAGTACTTCTAGATTCAGCCTCTCATAACCCTTCATCTCCAACAGCAGGAGGAACAACAACCGGTACTACTAAAGATGAAGATGCTCAAGCAACAGTACTTCAGGGGGTATTAACCTTCATTAAAAGTTGGGCAACAAAAGATGCTTGGGAACAGACAAAATTAAAATACCCTGATTTTGCAAAACACTATGAAGAGAGAAATGGAATAACTGGCTATGAAATGTCCCAGGTAGGAACTGTTACTATAGTAGACGGCAAAGATAAAACAAATAGTAACTTTGTATATATACCTTTTTCAACTTTCTGTAAAATAATAAACGGATTAACGATAGTAGATCAGACAAATGAACCTCTTGCTAGAATTAATACAAGTCATACATTAACCAGCGAAATTAATACTTTTAAGTTTCACGAATCAATAGATCCATCTACATGTCTAATAGTATCCCCTAATGCTAGTTATTTATATACTTATGCACCGGATTTATATGATATATTAAAATCAGGTATTACAGAAGGTTCAACAACTGATGCTTTAAATATATTGTTAAATATAGATATGTTACTAAGCATTATGGAAGAGATGCTTCAAAAACCAGTTGAAGATAGAAGCTTATTTGATATATTTGATACAATTTTTGCAAAAGTAAACTCTGCACTAGGAGGTATAAATGAGCTAGCGCTACACTACGATGAAGCTACATCTACATATTATGTTGTAGATAGACAAATTCAAGTTGAAAAAAGTGATTTACATGTATTAAATATTACAGGATTAAAATCTACAGTAACTAAATTCGACTTTACCACAAAACTATCACCTGCACTTACTACTATGATTGCCATTTCTGCACAGGGAGGCGGATCAGATGTAGGGGTAGATGCTTCAGCACTACTTAGGTGGAATGAAGGATTATCGGATAGAATTATGACAACTAAAGGTCAAGATAAAGATCCAACAAATACTGAAACTGCAGCAGATAGAATAAAAAATCAACAACAGCAAAGATTAACTGTATATGAATCTTTTTTAAGTGCTTTTTATAAAAGCAAACAATTTGATTTGCAAAAATTAGATGAAGCAAAAGCAAATTATTCACAATATGCTAAGACTTATAAAAATAATTACGACGAATCAGCAGGAAAAGCTGGCCCAGCAGGTATTGTACCTTTTGAAGTAGGTATTGAAATGGACGGTATTTCTGGACTTAAGATTGGTGAAGCTTTCATAATAAACGAAGCTATTATGCCTGATAAGTATAATGGAGTAATCGGATTTATTATAACAGGATTAAGTCATAAAATAACAGGTAATAAGTGGACAACAATACTAAAAGCTCAAACAATAACACTTTCGGGAGGTTTATCTAAAAAACAATCATCAGGAAATAGAGAAAGAGTTAATAATGGATTTACCCCAACTGGTGATGCACCAGCAACAAATTTTATTGCAACTACTAGTGATGCTAAAACCGCAGCAGAGAAGTACTTAGGAAGGGCTATGACAGATACTGAATGGAGTCAATTAGTAGCAGCAACATTTGCAGAAGCTGGACATAGTCAAATAGAAAGAGCATATATTATGGGAGTAATGTTAAATAGAGTTAGATCTGGTAAATGGGGAGGTACAGTTACAAGTGTACTTACTGCTAAATCTCAATTTCAATCAGTAACAGGTACTAAAGCTAATGGACATGCACCTAGTGCAAATTATAGAAATGGACCTAATGGAGCAAATAGAGAAAGTATTTACGGAGCAGCAACAAACTTTTTGCAACAAGTTCCTAAAAATTATATATACTTTACCTCTAACATAACAGCAGCTTATGGAAAAGGTACAAATATTGGATTTAGAGATCAGTTAAGAAAATCAGGTACTATAATAGGAGACTCAGTATTTTCAGCATAATTTATAAAATATTTATAAACATGAGTAGTGGATACATAGCAGAAGGATCATATAAAAAACCAAAATTTACCCCAGGACTTACCTATGTGGTAATGGATACTCGTAAACGTTATATAGGATTTTACATAGAAGATTCAAGAGGCAGATTTTACTCAGGTAAAGCACCTGGTGATAAAAGTGTACGATTGGAAAAGGTAGAATTAAAGGTACCAGAAGGATTAAAAGCAGGATTAAAAAAAGCAGCAATGGCACTTGCAGCTGGATTAGCTGCTAAGGTTATTAGCAATCTTGAAAGACAAAAAGGAAAAACTAAGAGGTATTTTGTACAAAATAAAACTACACAAAAAATTTCGGAAACAGATAAAGCTACGTATGAACAAGCAAAAACTGATTTACCGGACAGTACTTTTATGGAAGTAGATTGGGAATTAACAGGACCGGCAGAAGATCAAATGTTTGGAGATTATAAATATGTTGGAGCAGCAACTAAAAATAAAGCAACTATAAAAGCAGCAGAGTCACAGATGAAAGGAATTTCTACTTTTATAACTGACTATTCTTATTTAGTTGAAGATCCTGCAGATACTCAAAAACCGCAAGTAGATTCAAATACCGTAGTAACTATGGATCCGGAATTAGAACTAGAAGAAAGTAGAAAAGCAAGATTTGATAAAAGAAATGATATAATATTTGCAAGTGCTAGTATTTGGGCAAAAGAGGCACAAGTAGCACCTTTATTAATTCAAGAAGGATTAATAAGTTATTTCGATGCATCAAACCCTTACTGGTTCTCACAAGAAAGTCCTGCATATTGGTGGAACCTGATACCAGGAAGTGGAGGTGGTACCTTTCCGGCAGACTCGGGTGTATTTAACACAGCTAACGGAGGAAATTTCTTAATTACTCCGCAATTCGGTTTAAGCTATGGGAACCTAACCCTGGAAAATGGATTTACACCAGGCTTTCCAGCTGATATGTTTTCAATCTCATATGCAATTAAAATAGCAGAGATACCAACACCAGGTATATACGAGATAGATCATGATGTAAATTTATTTACACAAATAAACACAAATACTGATAACTTTGAAATAAAGTTTAATAGAACATCACCTAGTGCAACAGCAACTTTCTCTATGCCTTTTAATAGGAGTGAAATTTTAAATAACATAATAAACATAGTATGGACATTTAACGGGACAGTAGTAACTGGATACTTAAACGGCATACCAAAAATCATACAGGTAGTGCCATTTACTGTAACTTTATCTCATGCTACTTTGAATGATCAGTTTGCATTTACAACATTTCAGTTTAACGGAAACGTGTACGACCTACTAAGATACAGCAGACCACTCTCACCAGCAGAAGTATTACAAAACTGGGAGGCAATAAAACTCAAATGTCTTATAGAATAAAAAAAGCAACTATGCTTGCCTATAAGTAATTTTTTTCTTATATTATAAAAAAGGTTATAAGAAATGTTTTATATAATAGAGACAGAGGAGCAAATACAGCTTCTAAAAAATTTAGGAAGGAAAGGAGGGTATATAGAAGTCATTTCTTCAAATGATAATTATCATCCATTACTCACATCTACAGTAGCAGTCTACCTAAGACCTTTAAATCACCCAGAAGGATATATTATTCCAATAAGCCATGATGAAGGATTAAATTTATCAAAAGACTGTGTCTCCGGTATCTTAAAAGAATATACAGCACTTTATACATTTGACAAGAAAGAGTTAATGTACCACTTTGTATTACCGTCAGTTATAGATCTCTCTTTACTTTATTCAATGACTTCTTATAATAGGCTTGAATTACCAAGATCTAACTCAACTTGCAATTGGTATTATAACCGCTTTCATGATTTTAAGGAAATAAATGCTATTATTCCAATATCAAAGTTATTTGAAAAATGTGAAGAGAATTATAAAGCTTTAGATTGCATATTGCAATACGCAATACCAAATGGATTTGATTTCTATAATAAAACAGCTACCTCAGTATTCTTTATGATTGAGAGAGCTGGATTGAGAATAACTTATCAATCTTTCTTAGAATTATTCAAACCAAGTAATCCTATTTACAGTATTGATAATAATATTATTTATACTTCGTATAATCTCTATAATACAACCTCTCGACCAACAAATGCTTTTAATTCAGTAAATTTTGCTGCTATTCCAAAAGCACCTGAATTTAGAAAAGCTATTATTCCTCAGAACGATGTATTTGTAGAGATGGACTTTGATGGATATCATTTAAGACTATTATGCGAGCAAATTGGATATGAATTAACAGATGAATCTGCACACGCTCAATTAGCAAGACTTTACTTCGGTAAAGATGAAATAGCAGAAGATGAATATGTAAAAGCAAAGCAAATTAATTTTCATGCCATTTATGGAAAGATTCCACCTGAGTATGCATTTCTTAAAGTATTTATCAAAATAGATGAATACATAAAAATGCTTTGGAAACAATTCAATGAACTTGGATATGTAGAAGATCCGATATCAGGTAAAAGATTCACACAAGATCTTCCAGATATGCATCCGCAGAAGCTAATGAATTATATGATGCAGAGCTTGGAAACCTCAAGAAATATTCTTATCTTAAAAGATGTGCTTATGTTTCTTCAAGATAAGAAAAGTAAGTTAGCACTTTACACCTACGATGCTTTTGTATTTGATTTTGATAAATCAGACGGAAAAGAAACATTAGAGTCTTTAGAAAAAATAATGAATCAGGGAGGAAAATATCCTATAAAATTCAAATATAGTAGTAACCTAGTTTTGTAAAATAAAAACATATTTATAAATGATACAAATTAATGTAGCGCCAACAGTGTTCGATTATGACATCGAATATAATTTTAATGCAGCCGACATGAGCAACAAGTTATTTTGTACATTCTCCTCAGAACAACAACTAGACGAGATTTTAAGTACAATTCAGACTAAATACAAGATCATTTATAATAAAATTTTCGTTCTTTATTCAAAGAGTCAAGATGAATATATCTGTACATATAATGTAGAATTTGGAAACGTTTCTAATTTTTTAGAGAATACTATTTTAGTTCATAGAAAAAAAGAATCAAATACACTATACACAATCAATTCACTAAACCGTCTAATCGAATCCTTAAACGGAGGAGTATTAGATATAAACTTCAGAGTGGAATGGAATGACTATCAAAACTGTATATTATTAACAAAAGGAGCAGAATTAAAGAGAGTCAATACAAAATTATTTAGAATAATAGAATTATAGTTGGAATATTAAACTATTTTTCTTATCTTATATAAATAAAAGTTTTAATTAAAAATCAGTTACATTATGGATTTAAACGCTATCAAGAATAAGCTAGCAGCTTTAAACAGCACCGGAAATCAAGACCGTGAAAAAGTAGACTTTGATAAGATCTACTGGAAACCAGCAAACGGAAAATCAACAATTCGTATCGTTCCTTCAGCATTCAATGCTGCAGATCCTTTCACAGAATTGAAACTACACTACAACATCGGGAAGTTCCCTATGATGTCATTGTCGAATTACGGCAAACAAGATCCAATTGAAGAATTCGTAAAAGAATTAAGAAAGACTTCTGACAAAGACAATTGGTCTTTATCTGGAAAGTTATCACCTAAATCTAGATTCTTTGCTCCTGTTATTGTAAGAGGAGAGGAAGAAAAAGGAGTTCGTCTTTGGTCATTCGGAGTTAATATTTACAAAGCATTACTTGCTTTAGCAGAAGATGAAGACATTGGAGATTTTACAGACGTAATGAGTGGATGGGATATGGTTGTAGAAAATACACCAGCTGCAGGACCAGGTCAATTTCCAACTACAACGGTTCGTATCAAACCAAAACAAACAGTATTATCAGATGATGATAGTAAAGTAAACTCTTGGTTAAAAGATCAACCAAACGCACTAGAAGTACAAACTCAGTACGACTATGAATATATCAAGAAAAAACTACAAGAGTATTTAAACCCAGGAGAAGAAGTAGCAACAGCAGCTCCAGTAGCAGCAGAATCAATTGCACCAGTATCTGCTCCAACAGCAGTAGCTGAACCAACTGATTTAACAGCAGCTTTAGGAAGCCATAAAACAGACTTTACTTTAGAAACTGCAGTTGAGGGTAACAAAAGTACAGTAAATAAATTCGACGATTTATTTAGCTAAGAAATGGCAGGTAAAAAAACAACCCCTAGAACCGCTAGCGAAATAATCAAAGGCGGTTTTAGTCTTGATAACTTTAAGAAAAATAAAGGATTTAGTAATTCTTCTGTAAAATTTAAAGAACAAGACTGGATTAAAGTCTCAGATGCTTTTACCGAAGTAACATCTCTCAAAGGAATTCCTATGGGACATATTACTCTCTTAAGAGGACATTCCGATACAGGTAAAACAACACTACTACTAGAGGCAGCAGTTGAAGCTCAGAAAAGACAAGTATTACCAGTATTCATTATTACTGAGATGAAATGGTCATGGCCACATGCTCAAATGATGGGTCTTGAAGTTGAAGAAGTAATAGATGAGGATACAGGAGAAATAACTGACTATAGAGGATTTTTCTTATATGCAGATAGAGGAACTCTAAACACGATAGAAGACGTAGCAGTTTATATCCTAGACTTAATTGACGAGCAGAAAAAAGGAAATCTTCCTTACGACTTATGCTTCTTCTGGGATTCAGTTGGATCAGTACCAAGTGATTTATCTGTAAGATCAAATAAGAATAATAACGAATGGAATGCTGGAGCAATGTCTACTCAATTTGGAAATAACGTAAATCAAAAAATTATGTTATCAAGAAAAGAAGCAAGCAAGTACACAAATACTTTAGTAGCTATTAATAAAGTTTGGACTGCAAAACCTGAACATCCAATGGGGCAACCTAGATTGGAAAATAAGGGAGGAAAAACTATGTGGTATGATGCTACAGTTATTATTACTTTTGGGAATATAACAAACTCAGGAACTAGTAAAATTAAAGCAATTGCAAAAGGTAAAGAGTTTGAATTTGCTAAAAGAACTAAAGTTCAGATAGAGAAAAACCATATCGATGGAATTCAATCAAGAGGAGCAATTATTATGACTAGTCATGGATTTATTGCAGATGATAAAAAAGCAATCGATACATACAAAGATACTCACAAAGGATCTTGGGCAAACACTTTAGGGTCAACAGACTTTACAGTAACAATAGAAGCCGAAGTAGGAGAAGATGTAAGAACTGATATGGAAATGCTCGATGAATAATTATTTAGACATACTAAATAAAATCGAGCAAAAACCAGACAGAAAATTAAACGACCATGTTTTAATTGTAGATAGCATGAATACCTTTATAAGGTCTTTTGCAATGCTACAATCAATGAATCCCCAAGGCCATCACACCGGTGGTCTTGTTGGTTTCTTGAGATCGTTGGGATTCTTGATGAGAACAATTGATCCTACTAGAATTATTTGTGTGTTTGACGGACAAGCTTCTTCCTCAAGTAGGAAGAATATTGATCCTGAATACAAAGCAAATAGAAATATTAAGAGGATTACCAATTGGGAAATATTCGATGATAAAGATGATGAATTCCAAAGCATGACAATGCAAATGGGACGATTGGTTGAGTACCTACAGTGCTTACCTCTAACTCTAATCTCTATTGATAAGATAGAAGCAGATGATACCATATCTTACCTAGCTCAGAAATTTGGAGCTAATAATAAGAAAGTAACAATTGTTTCTTCTGATAAAGATTTTCTTCAGATAGTAGATGAAAACATTGAAGTTTATTCCCCTATCAAGAAAAAAACCTATGGAAAAAAAGAGGTACAGGAAGAGATAGGGTTACTTCCTGAGAATTATTTAGTTATGAAAGCATTACTAGGTGATAACTCAGACAACCTTACAGGGATAAAAGGATTAGGACCTAAAACACTTT